CAAGGGAAACCAAGGGAAACCAAGGGAAACCAAGGGAAACCAAGGGAAACCAAGGGAAACCAAGGAAAAACCAAGGGAAACAAAGAAAACCAAGGAAAAACCAAGGGAAACCAAGGAAAAAACAAGGGAAACCAAGGGAACCCAAGGAAAACCCAAGGGAACCCAAGGAAACAAAGAAAACCCCTTCAATCAACAAAAGAAATACCTTCCAATCAATGGGAGTATCTTCAATCAATAGGATTCCTTTCTAAACAGGGGTAATACTTTACCGTTAAGTGGAAACGCAAAGCGGTTGCGAGCGATGGTTGGTAGGGTGTTATTGGTGGTAGATATTGTCTGTTGGTGTGGGAGTGATGCGGAGGGAACCAAGGGAAACGGGCGGCGGCGATGGCGTGGGGTCGGCCCCGCTGGTCGTCCGTCTCTTGTTCCCCTTTGGCGTTAGTGTAATATTAAAAATCTGATAGTGATATGACGAAAGAAGAAGCAAGGAACGTATTTGGCGGTAGTATAGTAAATAATCTGCTGTCGCTAGGGGCTGAGCCTACCAACGTAGTAAGGCAAGACGGGTTGATAGAATGGAAAAGTGATGGATATATAGAGGTAGGAGGCGTACAGGTATGGGCCTACTATTACTTTGAGGATGGCGAGGACGTTGATAGATGTGATTGGGCGGATCATATGGAGATAGAGATAGAGGAATGTTGGATTTAAAATCGGTTGATATGAGATTCATGTATTTAATGGAGCTTAGCGGAAAGGATATATACGTAGGCGACAAGAAGTGCAAGAGAGTAAAAATATATGTAGGCAGGCCATTGGAAGATACGCCTAAAACCTATAAACGAATAGGTGGATTTGTAGCAAAAGAACTATCCAACGCTTATAACAGCGGTTGTGTTTCCATCTATGAAGCAAAGGATAAAACGCTCAGATATTCGGTTTATCGAGACGGTTGTTTTTATCCTTATTACGGGAAATTAGAGGTGGTAGAATAATACCAATGGGAACGGGCGGCGGTGTCACGGCGTGGTAGGCTGCGGGTGTCGGCTGCCGTTCTTTCCTTTGGCGTGGTAATATAAAATACTAAGGTGATTATATACCATTTTACACCAAAAAAAATGAGAAATGATATGCATTTGTACGAAACATCATACTGGGTATCACCAATACCCTCTACCGGTTGCTCAAGAGTGAGATCGCCGGATTCTTTTACTAAACAAAACGTTTTTGATTTTACTTACCCAACGAATATTTTTTTTGGGGTAAAACCTTATATCAAAGACCTCTTTTGCTCAACCGTCTTGTCCGAGACAGGGGACTATATGATTCGATTGAGTGAGACAAAATTAGAAAAGAAGAATGTGAAATTAAATAACATGTGTATGTTTTACAACATATATGGTGTAAAATAGTATATAATAACCAATACTAATAACATGGACGAGATTATAAAATTACAAGATGAGATACTGTCTTATCTTCGTAATAATATTACAAAGGACGAGGCGTATTATATCCTTACGACTGATAAGGATATGATAGAGGTTCTTATATCAGATAAGAAGGACGGAAGCAAACGTATCAAGATCCTTGATATGGAATATACTATCGAGAAGGATGATATGTTATTGCTATTCGATACTGATGGGGTAATAGACGAATGTCTTTTGGTTGCCAGCTATATAGGGGTAAATATGTATTTTCGCAGGCAAGATGTCAACGCTATTTTGTATAACATCAATAGAGAGAAAGTTATGAAATATCCTTACATAGCTATTCAGTTAGATAATATACAGACTATAGAAAAGCGTAGGGTTGTTTTTGAGATCACCGGGCATAGGATGGATGATAACAAAGAGAGAATAGATTTTATGTTTATTTATTTTATGGCAAGATTATGCGTATAAGAAGAACTGTAAAGGAAAGGGATATTATGAAGGTATGGGTATTCGGGTATGATCGGAAACTTATAAAATCGGCAACGGATTCTGGGTTTAGAAGCATGTCGGCGGTATTATCTTACGCCAATTGTATGGCAGGAGATAAGCCTGTAGATCATATTAGGGTCTCGAATGAGAATCGTGGCTGGTGTGGATCGTATACTATATATGGTAGGGAGATAGATTAGTTTGATAGTGAACAACAAAGGAGGTGCGTATGAATAATGTTATAACAAACGCCAATGGCGTGAAAGTAAAAGTAAGGGTGTATGATTTTGGTGATAAAACGGCTGATAGATATACTATCGTGTGTGTAAGCGGTAAGAGTAATAATCATAATAATATCCCGTATTACCCGATATTTAGTTGTAGCTCGAACCCGTTCCATCCTCAAGGAATAGCGATGTATGTAGGGGATTATTATCCGTGGAAGAGAAAGACATACGATTTCGGTAAAAGAGTTAAGGATCTAGCATCCTTACCAGAAGAGGTGATTAAGTACATAAAAATAATAACGACATGAACGAAATAGTTTACAACAATTACGATTTAGTGGCTTTTGAACAAGATGGAGAAGTGGTAGTGGCCGTAACATTTTACAGATATTACAAGAAGAAAGCTAAGGGCGAGGTTAATTATAGATGGAGAACCAGATGCCCGGAGTTGGTGGATAAGATTGTAAGACACCGTACCAAGGTGTTTACCGGCCAGCTTATTCAGTTAGCGAAGGCGTATGGGGAGAAAAGGGTCATTAAATATCAAAAACAGGAGGAAGAGGTATGTCAAAATACGACAGGGACGCTATAGAAATATATATACTAGATCATATAGATACTGATAATTACAAAAAGCAGTTTAGATATGATAGGGAGTATCTGGCTTTTATGCTTAACGTGTTTAAGGATGAGTATAAAGAACATATCAAAAGGGATGGGATTAAGAAAGCTTTCGAGGACTACATAATGAGCGTTCCGTCTATATTCAGGATTCATATAGCGGATTGCGATATCAGGTATTTATTACGTTCATGGGAAGTGGAGTTCGATGATGATGATGATGATGAGATATACATCTTGTATAAAAAGATCATAAGGGAGGTCTTCTTTAAGATGTGTAATGATATGAACATTAGATTTTAGTTTGTTAATATTGTGACCATGACCTTGGCGGGGTGGAAGGATATATCATAATCGTACGTGTGCGGATATGATCCGGGGTCAGTTCCCGGCACCTTGGCATAACTTAAATGTAAGTAGTATGGAAGATAATATTTTAAAAAGAGCGGCAGCGGAATTAAAAGAAGCCGGTTGCAGGGTTTTCGCATGGCATGATGATACTTATAATAGAGGTTGGGGTAAGGGTGATTATATAATGTTGTATTACGCCTTCCCTGATTCACCCAACATCGGGTATCTGAGTCATGGAGAATATGGAATGAGTGTAGCATATAGTAGAGCCTATATACCGAGTCGTGGAAGTGGATCGGGATGTGGTATCAAGGAGGAAGCTACGTTCGACCTTGCGACGGCACTGGACGTGCTAAACGAGCCATTACCTAGGTGGTGCAAGTCTTATGGGGTTTATCCAGAACAATATAAGGATATTGATAGATGGTACAATAGCGATAATTATAACAAAAAAATATTTAAGGAAATTTGATATGGAAGTAAAAGATTGGGAAAATTTGGTTTTGAATACAGAAGTAGGATCACATTGTTTTGTTACGCTGATTGATGATAAGGACATCAGTAGAGGTTATGCGCAAATCAGACGTGCGGAGCATTTCGGGTATAACATCTGTTTTACAAGGTTATACGGGAATAAGTTCTATTTCGAAAAGATAGAGGAAGGACGTACGCAACAATATATCAATAGGAGGAAATAAAATGGTAATAGAGTTTGATTTCGAGATATACAAAAACGGAGATTACGATAAGGTATATCTACGTAACGGAAAAGAGGCAAGAGTATTATGTGATAATGGGAAGGGTAATAGTCCTATGGTCGTGATGATTGAGGATGATAAAGCGGATGATTATATTATTCTTCGTTATAACGAAACTGGCAGGAGGAATATCAATGGTCAATCGGATCTCGATCTTATGTTATCGGTAAAAGAACGGGAACCAGAATTATGGGTTGTTGTCATATCTTATATGGATAATAAGGATAAGAGACAAAAGATGGTCTTGCCTAATTTTTTCTCAAGGGATATAAGAGGATATATATATCTTCAAGGAAGCTCTAAATCGAATGTATCATATTATGTTGGCAGGTTAGAAAAAGATGGGTGCTTCGATGAGCTATGCGAGAAGATAAGGGTAAAGAGAGATCGCATTTATAACATGGAAATAATATCACTATCAGATGACGAGACGGCAGTTTAACCAGTTGATAAATGATCTGGACGGTAAAAACCCGTTTATCGTGTTGCATAGGGATGCCGTTGCGCCTAAATACGTGGGCGTGGAGGTCTCGAAAGAAGGAGTGGTATATAACTACTCGGTTATAAGCATAAATGACGAATATAAGCCTAAAAAGGCTCTTATTTCGAAGATATTGGGTATAGCTGATAATCTTAATGGCGATAGCGGCTTGAAAAAGGAATGATTGAGTGTATTTATGACCATAATAATAAAAGTTGTGTACTGATACGAATGATATTGGACGGAGGATAAATATGGCAGTATGGTAATAGACAGGTTTATGTCTTAATATCATAATATTCTGCTATTATATCCTCTTTTTGGGTAAGGAGTATAATAAATAATATAAATATCTTGGATATGGGGAGAATTAACATAGGTGATAAGATCGTGAATAATAATTTTGATATGGATAAGATATGACAAGATACTTGCTTATGATGGCTATGGTGGTACTGACACCACCAAAAGGAAACGGCGGCTTGCCCCACGCCCCAAGGCCTGCCGTGGTAGAGGCACGGGTATGGGATAAGCTGGCGGCCGCCCTGTCTTTCGTGGAGTCAAGGGATGATGATCGAGCGTATAACGCCTCATCCGGGGCTTTAGGGAGGTGGCAAATGAAAAGGATATACGTTGATGAGGTTAATAGGATATTGCGCCTTAAACGAGAGAAAAAGCGGTACAGGTATCGTGACAGGACGAATCCTGTCAAGGCTAGGGAAATGTTCGAGATATATCAATCTCATCATAATCCTAAAAAGGATATAGATCGGGCTATAAGATTGCATAGGGGATTGCATTCTCCTATGTATGTTAAAGAGGTTAAACGTAAATTAAGGGAATAATATGAATCGTGAGGTATTAATAAGTATCATTAATAGAGGTAGAATAAGGTTTATCCCAGTAAGAAAATGTTCGTTATGTGATGAATATGTAGGATATAAATTCGTTAGGATGTGTGATGGAAGTATGATACCGGTATTTTCTAGTGGATGTAGGTGTTGTGGCATAAATAATGGGACGCTATCAGAAAGGACTTGGGATGAGGTGCTTGATCTTGTCGAAACGGTACAAAATAAGCCTATGAATGAGAGAACGGAGGAAGATGAATTTATATTAAATAGTTTAATATAAGGAGGTATTGTATATGAAATGGGTGATAATAAAAGGCGTAAGGTATCCTATGTCCGTGGTGTCGGCATTCGCCGCATATTACGGGAACAATCCGTTTCTGAAGATAAGGATAAGGAACAAATATCACATAATTTCTTTTGATAATTTCGATTATTTGAATATCCAGATAAGGTATTTGATCAACAACTATCCTGACTTCGTGCAGATAGGGAATTGGTATATATCCAAGAAGCAGGTGATGTCGTGGGGGCCCAAGGGGCAGGCCGTGGACGGATCGGGCTGGGTTATATCCTTCACCCTGTCCTTTGGTTTGGAGAACAGTACTCAAATTAAGTTCGACAAGGAAGAGGAGTATCAAAGAGCTTTAGATAGTTTAAATGAGAAGTTCAATGTAATATTATGAGTTGTATCATGAAAACCATGATACTTAGAGGAGTATTGAGACTGATAGCGATCAAGGCAAATGATGTTGTTTAATTAAAAAATAAATTGTTATGGAAATAAGAGAGCATTTATCGGTTTATCTAGAGAGTGGATATCTTTTTGACAATATGTCAGGAAAATTAAAGTGGTTTGAGATTGATAAGATCTTGATCAGTTTTACATATGGAGTAGTTAGATATGTAGGAACATGGGGAGGATGTAGGACTGAGAAGACATTAGATGGGAAATTATTTTATTCGTCCGAAGAATGTTTTAAAAAGGGTAAGAGCATCCCTAAGACAAAACTATCAATATATGATGTTTTTGAGTCATTATATGGATTCGCTCCAATAGGTGATGTGTGGAAATACAAAAACGGAAGAGCTGTCAAGGGTGAGTTGGAATATTTTGATGTTGAAATAGATAATAAAGGAAAAATTTATTGTAAGGAAACATATTACAGAACATGTGAAGATGTGTATAAATTCAATGACTTGACTGTAGTTGACAAGAATGGAGACATGAGATTAGTAAAATCTTCAAAAAGTAAATTAATGCTTACTGATGATCAATTAGATGTTGTGGAGAGAATGAAAGGCGTCATTGATGACATGGTTAGGTTAAAGATGATTATGTATATTGATCAAGACTATAATCTTTGTTTTCTGCCGGGAGATAAAATAGAAGATTTGACAATGGATGAGACAGATGGATTTGTGGATACCACCGGTATAGTGACATCTATAAAATCTAAGGATGTAGTGGAGTTTTATGTAGAAAACCCATTCGTAAAGATAAAGGATGAATGATATCTGAATCTGGATTGTGGTGGTTCGTGAGAATAGCCACAATCATATCTCTAAACGTGAACATAAGGAGGTACGTATGTCATTCGATTGACATTAGGGATCTAGTTATATTAAAAGAGGAGGAATTATGAAAGAGATTGTATTAAAAGTGTATAAGTTTGATGAACTGTCAAAAGATTCACAAGAAAGGATCATAGAGCGTGAGCGCTGGAATGTAATGGAGCAATGTATGGATGCTTATAGTATAGACTATCAAGAGTCGATGAAAGCCTTTGAGGATATGACAGATACTAGGGTTTATGGTTGGGAAGTTGGATACGAGAGATATGATTTTAGTTATGAGTTTAAATACAAGGATCCTATTTATGAACATCCTACAGATTATCATCGTGATATATTCCCTGAGAATCTATGCGGTAAATTATTGTTCAGGTATATCAATAACAACATTATGCCACATATCACGAAAGGTAAATATTATTCTATAGGTAAATATATAGATGGGAAATATACTTACAAGTGCAGACGCAGTCGGGTAATATTGGGATACGAAGACAATTGTCCATTAACAGGGATGTGTTATGATTATTATCTTCTTAAACCAATAATTGATTATTACGATACTTGGTGTACTTACCCGGAGGATTTCTCTTTAGAGGATTTAATAGAAAAATGTTATAATAATTTTTTCAAGGCTTGGCATGAGGAATATGAACATTGGGCTGACGATGAAGATGCGATACGTGAGGAGCTTCATCATAATCAGTATGAAGATCGACTTTATTATGAAGATGGAGATGTTTATGTTGGACCATTAAATGAAATAGCATGAAAACACAAGAAGAATATGCCCGTGAGATTGACGAGATTGTTCGCCGTGATGTAGAGAGTTGCCAGATTGACTGGTTTAAGATTGATAAGGAAATATTCATGCTTCCGGAAAACAAGAACAAGACATTTATTCTCGGAACACGAAAGACAGGATGTGATTTGTTGATGCTAGGAGGCACTAATTGTGATGAAAGTTATTTGGATGGTGTTTTTGGGTGTCTTGGTAATGAGAAATTCTATGTTTGCCAGCCAATATCTCTTTATGAGACAACACGAAATATCCAGGAAAGACCTGCCTTGTACGCTTTTTAAAATAGCGACCGAGTATTTCAGGGCGCATGGAATGGTTCCCGTATTTGAAAATTCACATTGTAAATTGATGAGATTATGAATATAGAGGTAATAAGATACAGGCTTCCGATTTATTGGGCTTGCCCGTTAATCAATGATGATTACACTGGATTAACGGATGAAGAATGTAAGGAAATTAAACGCTTCTTGGAAGCAGCAGAAGGTTATCCGGTAGATGTAGATTTGGAAACACAAGGATTCTACCAGTATAATGACGCAGGAACACTCCCCGGAGAATGTGCGGATTTTATTTTTCACAAGTATAATGATTAAACTAAAATGATATGGAAACTGCAAACAAGCTAATTTATAAGCAAACAAATTATCTTAAAGAAGACGGAGAAGAATATAGAATAATAGTCACTATATCTTTAGATGATGATTGTCATAACAATATGTGCGACTGGAGCATAACTGCCGATATCAGACAAAAAAACAAATATGGACGATATGAGGAGTATATGGGAGGTTGCTGTCACGATGAAATTGCGGAGTATGTTCCAGAATTGGCAAAATTCATACCATTACATTGCTGTAACCATTATGGTGCTCCTATGTATCCGGTGGAAAATGGCACGTATCACATAAAGAATAGCGATAAGTCTTTAGCTATTGAATATTTACGTATATCAGACAAGGAATATTCCAAGTTGTCCGAGGCGGTGGATGATAAAATGTATTTCAAGTATCTGCTTTTCAATCTTGGGATCGTGGATAGATGGAAAAGAGAATCAGACAAGCTTCTTGTTGAACTTGAAGACCTGTGTAGCAAGAAATGGGTAAATCCATATACGCCAGAAAAGGAAAGATTTACTTTGATATTAACGGACGAGGAGCGTTTGCTTATTGAAGAGCACATTAAAACCGGGTATTATTCCGCAGAAAATATCGAAAAACGTAGGGAGGAGGCTCATAAGGCAAAGATGTTGAAAAAGCGTACTGAAATTTGTGAGCAATACGATAAGATAATCAGGAAAGCGGAAACAGATAAAAAGATAATGCTCTGTGTACTTGATTATGGATTGTTAACCGATAATGTGATATATTACCCTCACTCAAACACTTTATCTTTCAACTGGAATGATTATGAAAAGAAAATCACACAGGAAGAGTTTGATGATTTCGTAAATAACGTAGATCGCTCCCGACTTCCGGAAGGAATTAAATTTGAGATCATAAAATGAACAAAATTATAGAAGATTACAAAAAGATAGTTGCCGGCAACGAAGTCGGCAAAAACATCTGCTTTATGTCAAGAGGAGAATACGCTGATCCGAAAATAGCGTACAAAGGTATCCTCATGAATTACTGGGATGTGTATGATTGTATGGATGAGGTAGAAGAACCGACAGATGATGATTGGTTAAACGCAGTAAGTAATTTGTTTGACTCATATACATATGATGTTGAGAATACGGATGTTGATAAATTCAAGATGTCGGATGTAATGAACGTATATCGTATTATTAATCTGTAGTTGTATAACAAAAAATATTGATATGAACAACTCTATGGTCGCTCACTTATGGGCAAATGAAAAGAAAGAATCCGGGAAAGGTAGTAATCTTTTCTTTGAAGGTAGAAGTATTTATTCTTATGGTTATCATTTTGAGGTTGGAAGAATCGTAAGAAATAAGTGTGGTGAAAAGGCGTATTTGCTTAACGATGAGTATTATTCTTCTTCTACCTGTAAACATCAACGTTGTGTTCGTAGTGCAATACCAACTGGTTCAAAGGTATTTTCTGTTGGATATAATATGTCTGATGATGGTAGCATGGCTTTTATCACCAGTCGATTGGAGCTTATCAAAGAGGTTATCGAGAAATACAAGAAGGTCAGAACAAGCCTGTCTTATAGGGATGTTTGGGGAGTATTTAGAAGTCTAATGGATTATATTGAGTTCTTTAATATGGGTACCCCCGAGAGCCTTCTTAAAAAGAGCGCAAACAACTGGATTGGAACTAAACATGCGTTATCTTATGAATCGGATAAGATTAAAAGTGAATATGTCCATGAGTTAAAGCGTGTGTTTGAGGTATTGCTAAATCATCAAGCGTTAGAAACTTTAGGGACGACCAATGTGATAGTAGATGAGATTTGTGGTGAAGGAACGTGGGCTAAGTATGTGGCCAGATGTCAGAGATGGAAAGATAGTCAGGCGAAAAAAGAGGCTTTAATTTTTGAAAAAAGAAGAAAAGAAAAAGAAGATCGCAAGAAAAAATTTGAAGAACAGATCGAGATGTGGAAGTCTGGCAAGATTCTGGAATTATATCTACATTATTATTTGGAGGATGACCAGCCTAACGTATGGCTTCGCATCAAGAATGGCATAATTGAGACTAGCAAGAATATCAAGATAGGACGAGCTGAGGCTGAGAGACTTTGGAAATTGATAAAGTTCTTCCATAATGGCAGTAAATTCCAACACGATATGGTATTGGATACAACCGGTCACAAATGGAAGATCAATAGCTATAAGAATGATATATTGGTTGCTGGATGTCACAGGATCGCATATAGCGAGATGGAGGGTGTTGCGAGACAATTAGGATGGGATTAAACAGATATCAACTAACATTTGAGAGCTATGGCAATCACTATCAGATTTACGGGAGAGACATCCAAGATGTCATGGGTAGCGTTACCGGTGGAGCCGGCGTATATGGGTAGGCGGTCGGGGAAGACAAGGCGCAGCCCTTGCCCGTTGGCTTGGTTGAGTAATAAAATAACATATAAATACGTAAGAAAATATGAGTATTAAAGAAGGAGATATGGTATCTATAAGACAGGATTTTATCAATCGATATAAAGATGTACAAGAATCCATCGTAAAGGCAATGGATAAGGCATTGGAACGGGCAATAGGGAACAAGGTAATAGATTTCGAAAAGTGTGAAGGCAATTATTTGGACGTCTATCCTCTTATCGGGGCGGTCTTACAGAGGGAGCTAAGGAGTGTACTTGGCGAAAATGTGAATAAGAATATATCCCGGAATATGAAAATAAAGGCGACCAAGTACAGAAATGATTACAGGGTATGGTTAGACTATGCAGGGGATTACAGAAACGAAAATATAGAATAACATGAAATATCAAAATTTTATGTGCCCTTATGAGCTTGCGCTAAAGTTGCATGAGTTGGGCGTAAATTCGGAGTCGGAATTTTATTTTGTGAAAGAGATGAAAGGAGGGGGAACCCAGATAGATTCAGTCGTGCAAAATACAATGAGGTATTCATATAGAAAAGAAGGCGACCTCATACCGGCTTATATGAGTCATGAACTTGGAGAGATACTACCAAGTATGATAAATATCAGTAAATCAAAAATATGGGATGACTGGTTGCAATTGACACAATATTTCCCGAATAAGGATAGCGAATACTACGAAGCTGCCTATGTTCGTTACAATGCCTACGATTCGCCAACAGAAGTATATAGCGGATTTGGGGAAACAGAGGTGGAGTCAAGGGCGATGCTTCTCTTTGATTTGTTGGAAAAGAAGATATTGACACCTGATGGTTTGAATTTAAAGTAAGTGGATAGGAGAAAGGAATATGAGAACGAATTTGAATAGTACAAGTATGAGAAACACATGTCCAGAATTCCCGCTTTTCGGTGCGAATTATCCAGACGCGACTTGCATAGATGGCATATTGTATGATCTGGATAATGTAGGTGATGATGGTGTTCTAATCAAGCCATTGGAAGAGATCCCATGCCCATTCTGCCGAACAGAGGAGTTTATCAGATACGATCCATTCAATAAAGAGTATAGCATGGATAGTGAAGAGGATATAAGAGATTGGTATATGAGCTATATTAATGAAATGAGAAATAAGTATGGGGGAAAATAAGAAGAAACAAACACCATGCCGGAACTTGAAAGATTGGCATACGAACAAATGAAGGAGGTAAACGATGGAGACAGTAAGATTATCAGATTACTCTTCTTATGATAAAAACAAGGGAGGAATACAAAAATTGCGTCACAAATTCAGGAATCAAATACTTGAATATTGGGGAGAAGATATTGGTATTCTGATTGGCATCACTCCGATATATAAGAGACGTTTGTGGAGCGAAGAAGTAAATGTTATAAATGATAAACAATAAATATGGAAACAAGAATATACGAAGGAATACGGCATGGTGACTGGGTAAGATGTACTCAATGTGGAGCGCAAATGCTTCTTCCATGTGGAGCCGATCAGTGCCCAGAATGTTATGGATACGACACGTTGGTGTGGGTAGACGAAGATAGGCAAGAAATGAATGTTGAACATCTGGATTGTCTTGTCCAAATACGAAAATTGGAATTACAAGACTATTTGTCCCCAGATGTTTTGGAGATAGAGAATAATGAATATTATAAATAAGGTAATTATATACCCTTGAATATTGGGGAGAAGATACCGGGATTTTGATAGGAATAACCATGGTATATGAAAGACATTTGTGAAACGAGGAAGTTAAAGTAATATGATTATGGACGATGATAGGATAATGAAAGCAGCTCAATTGATAGCCAACTCCTCAGCAGCCTTGATAGAGGCTATGGGGATGATGAGTGAGAATATAGAGAGGGCTAACAGAGGGGAATCTCTGGCTTATACCGAAGATCAGTTTATGAGACTAATTCAAGATAACGGAATAACGTATAACGATGTAATACAAAGGGGTTAGAGATTATGAAGGACGTAGAAAGAGTAAATGCATTAAATAAAATGCTGTTAAATGCGAACGTAGTAGCTTATGGGGCTATGGTTGATTTGATCAAGAGAACAGGGAGACTTGATCTTGATATGGATAGCGGAACCCATGTAGATGATTTTCCGGCTGAAATAAGGATCTTTACCGATAACGGGTTGATTTGTTTATCTATAACATCCGTGTATTTATCGGGGGAAGATAATTTGATGGTTGATGGATATGATGAAAACAATGATAAAGTTGATGGGGTGAATGTTTATTACGACCAGATAGACGAGGTAGTATATCTGGTTAAAATCATATTAGAAGAAATGGAGGGAAAAGATCATGGGGAAAGCAGTTAAAACAGATATAGAATATAAGGAAATATTAGAAAAATCACTATCAGCAATCCAATATCTAAGAATACATGGATTCTCGACGTACATGGAATCGGAGGGAATTGTTAATAGGATAATGATGTTTAAGGATAAGAATGAGATGAGGAATCGAAAGATTAAATCAATTCTGTAATGGTTGATCATAATGGTAGAGAGATATAAGTACAAGTGTATTGATGCTTATGAGGAGCCGGAGAATCCAATGGAATGGTTGCCGTGTCCACGATGCGGCCTCCGGCCTCTGGTCTGGAAGTTCGATAACGGGAGAGCCACGGCGTGCGGATGCGGGACAGACTGTTATAGTCATTGGAGCGTGCAAGCGGAAAGTATTATGTCGGTCATAAAAAGATCTGATAACGGTAAGTCGGCTGAGGCGTATGATATTGATGAACTTAAAAATAACTGGAATCATTGGGTGAGGACAGGGGAGATACTGTTTACGCCGGGAAATGGGAGATGGTAATATAATTAACAATTTAAGACATGGATCATTATTTGGCTACAATTCAAACAATATTAGATAGATGTGATGATAACAACACATCTCCTAGTATTGATGACATGGAGATAATAAAAATAAACCTATGCAGAATAATTCAAACTCGTTACGGATTAACTCAGTTATGGTTCATTCCGTTGATAGAGAGAATACAGAATGCTTGTTGTAAACATCACAATGACGTTGACATGTCATGGGAAGATTTTGTTAAAAAATGAGTGAATAGGAGGGATAAATATGGATGAGAACGAAAGAAAGAAGGGTATGAACCAAGGAATATGGCTGGTGGTTCAGGAGCTAGTCTATGCCGGGCGCTGGACGCAGGCCGCAGAGGAACTGGTGTCTTTTTGTGGATTGACCGAGGATGAATGTAGGAAGCTGCAAGAAGAAAGCGAATCATTCAATGATGAGATGATTAAGTTTATTGACAATATGTTTGGACGTGAGAATATGATAAGTGAAGGCAGTACTATAAGTGAAAACGATACTATATGTATAAATATTAAGTATCATAAAATAGGGGAAGTCTTTAACTATAAAGTTGGTATGTCTGAAATGACATTAAGAGTAGATAAGTGTGATAGATGTTCGGGATGCGCTTTTGAAAATTATATATATGATTGCGTAAAATCAGGTTGCTTGGGATGCGAAAGGGAAGATGGGGAGAGTGTTAGATATACAATAGTTAATACATAATTTACAAAGCATCATGAATGGAGAAAATATAATACCCAAGATAACGGATAAGCGTGGGATGTCATGGAATCAACCTCATAGGAGGTACATAGAAATCGATGAAGAGTATGCCTTAATGACCAAACAAACCTTTGAGGGTCTTAGGGAATATTCATTGACAATCCCATCAGGGAAATATGAAGGGAAGATGTGGAAGGCTAATAGAGGAGGTACATGGTATCTATATTGGTATGATCATGACGATAATCCGAAGATGATCAAAATAGAACGAAGAGAAATATTGTTACTTAATTAATACAAAATAATATGAGAGATAGAGTGCAAGAGGCTAAGGAAGAAGGCATAAGACAAGGAATATGGTTATGCATACAAAGATTGGTACATATGGAGCAATACGATATGGCAAAATATTTTATAAAGTTATTCGGATTTGATAGAAATGAGTGTGAGATGCTATTGGACAAGAATGGTTCGGATGATAAAATGGAATCATTTATTATTCAGATGGTATTTAATAAAGACGATAAGATAATCTTGGATGATATAGGATATCATAAGATAGGATCTATATTTAAATACAATATCGATTCGAAAGAAGTAGAACTGGAGGTGGTTGAATCCAGTGACGCTAGTTGTGAAGGATGCGCATTTAATAATAGTAAGAATTATTACTGTAAGGATACCCATTGTATTGATGTAGATAGGAAAGATGATATAGACGTTATATATAAAAAGGTAAAAAGATCATGAGTTTAATAGATAAATTAGAGGATTTGGTGGTTAAGGTAGACACCGAATACCAAGAGAAGATGGAGGCGGTGATCCGGGAGATAGTCCCGGGGATGCCGGAAGGGAATGTACGTCATGCCGCCGAGCTGATGTGCACGGACAGGATGGGGAATATGATGGACATAGATGTTTATATATTAAGGGAAGAAGATAGGCCTTATGAATGCCATTATCTAAAGGATCTATTGGAAGATAGGGTAGCTAGAATAGATAAGATGCATGAGGATAAAAGTTACACATACAATATAGATGATAATTATTGGTGCGCTACATGTGGTTCCCATTCTCATAAAAAGGATTCTGAGACAGGGTATTGCTGGCATTGCGATACGGTTAATTGGGTTAAAGAAGATGGAGCAGATGTTAGGGTATAATTACCAAAGAATAAATATGAATGATAGGAGAAAGGATAGTATTAACTATTAATAATGTTTATTTAATTTAATTCAAAAACAAAATGTCTACTTTTGTAGACACATAAAAATTATATATATGGAAAAGAGTGAGTTTGTAAAGAAATTGGAGAAGATCATCGATATGGTTAAGACCGAAGATGATGGTTTCGAGTATGGTGGCAAAGTCATTTTCTATAAAGAAGATGATAGTAACTATGAAGTCTCGGTAATGAACATTGAGATGAATTTGGAAGTAGAAGCCAATGTTATGGCTGGTATGGATGATATGGATTTTACCTGCCTTATGAGTGAGGTTTATAAACAAAAGGCGGCAAAGGCTATAATGATGGAGAAGGATGACGATGAAGACAATTAATAAGATGACCGATCAGGAGATATATGATCTTACTGACGAGCAGATAGATAGATTGATCATAACAAGATGCGCTAAGGAGGGTGTTAGGTTTGTGGACGAACCTCCAGTTATGAAGACATACGACTACAAACCTATTTCTCCATCTAATTTCTTCTACCTTTTAGAAGGATTGAGCATAGCTGTTTTTAATCAGGATGATGCTATTAAAATAGCTAAGTTCTTAAGTAAGTTTGATTTATACAAGACTACATACGATTTCACTATATCCAATGATAAGATATATAATAAGTTGGATATAATCAATATCAAACATATTCCAATGTTTGATACGAAAGATGAGGAATCCTACAAATCTATAAAGGACAAGAATAATAAGATTGAGGAGGAGTATAAAGATCAGGTAGATAAATACAAGAAGGGTATAAAAAGAATGAGTGAAATCCATGCCGAGATCTGGTCGAAGGTAATCGATGTAAGAAATAAGATTGATCATATGAATCATCTTAGATTCCTTTTTGTAAAGGAATATCTTCCGTTGGTGGATCATGATACGAATACGGCTATGACGTTTTTTAAGAAAGCTTATGACGTGGATGATGATACGGAAAGATATATTCGTGAAGGGATAAGGGATTACCCATTGTTTAACAACAACATAGATTAATAAGATGCACAATTGGTTTAAATGTACGGTTTCTTATGAGACCGATGCCGAGAATGGCATGAAGAAGAAGGTTAAGGAAGAATATTTAGTAGATGCTCTTTCTTATACCGAGTGTGAAGCTAGAATCATAGAGGAGATGAAACCGTTTATCTCCGGTGAGTTTAGTGTTGATATCAAACGATTCCGGATAGCGGAATTATTCGCCATGGATGGAGACCGGTTCTATAAGGTCACGGCTGATTATATTACGATAGACGAGAAATCGGGCAATGAGAAACGCAAGGCGTTTAACTACATCGTTCGGGCCAATGACCTTGATCATGCCAAAAAGAATTTCGAGGAAGGCATGAAAGGAACCATATCAGATTTCGTTGTCACTTGTATCAAGGAAGAGAAGAAACTGATGGACTTCTATGAGTTTGATGGTAAGATCAGGAATCCGGAGAAACATGAGAATAGTAAGCAATAAAGCTAGCTATGAGACCACATCATCCGTCGCCGAGAAGTTGATGGAGATAAGCAAGATGGAGGGTACGATTTATCGTATCCTCACATTGTCTAACAAAACTTATCTAGCTTCTAAATTAGGATATAGCAGATCGGGGTTCTATAAGAAGATACAAAACAGGAGTTTTAATATCCGGGAACTAGCTCAGATATTCGATACGATCATCAACTTCAAGGATCAAGATTGGACTGAGGGTAAGATTAATAGGCTTAAGAGGTATAGGGCTATGAGCCTTATGGAGTTCAACAAAAGTTATAAAAAGAAAAAGGCATGAGAGGTAGGATGTTACCGTGTGAGAGATGCGGAAGGATGGTAACCATAAGGAGCAAGGGGTTGTGCCCTGCGTGCCGGGCTAGGGAACTACCGCCAAAGGGAAGGGCGGCGATACGGGTGAAGGCCAAGCCGAAGGGACGAAGCCTCAGCATCTTTTTTGGCGCTCATGTGGCAAGATTAAGTATGGTAAGAAGATCCCTTACGGGGATGTATATACCATGCCCCGGAGTAGGCAATATATGCCACTTATATCCTAAACGAAGATATAAGTCTGTCGCTGAGGATAATGATAATGTTATTTATTTGACGATAGACGAACACACGAGGTTTGACTATCTGCTAGACACGATGGATTTTGGCCGGCTTTTAGAGGAGTTCGGTGACACATGGCTTTTAGTGGCCAAAAAGATGAGGGATCTCGCACCTAAAGTCGAGGAGGATGGTAAATTAAAAACCAGATTATTATTATGGATAGAAGAAAACAAAGATTACTTCTAGCTCTCGGATACGAGGCTATAAGTGACACGATATATAATAACGGAACGATTATGGAAGTCATAAGCGATCAGGAATCGTTTGATGACATGAAAATCCGTTTATCTAAAAGGCATCATATGGTCATCACGGATGATGGAGTGGTAATAAAGGCGAGTTTTGATAAAGAAATGAATGAGCATGCGCCATCATATTACTGGCGATCATCACTTCCAATATTAAGGGCATATCATACAGATCCTAAATTTACCGCATTCTTTGGCATATTAGACGTTTTATCAACGGTTCCAAAGAAAGATATGGTCGAGGAGGAAAAGCCTGTTGAAGAGCCTAAAAACGAGCCTAACGAGGAGATGGAGGTTGAGTATGATCTGGAGACTGAGCAACAGTATTATGCCGCTGAGTGGATCAAGGATATCCCGACACCAGTCTTATACAGAATGACCGTGGCTGGCAAGCGTGTTTATTATGAGATGGGGGCTGATGGGTATCCTATCATATATGACGGAGCTACCAATAATATAGCTAATGGGTATTGTGATACGTCTGGCGCTTTGGAGAAGTGGAAGAATGAGATGAGGCTCAAGGGTAAGGATCCTGATGAGTACGCTAACTACAGGGCTGATCTGGGTACTATCATGCATTATCTATTTGGGTTGTATCTGACCGGGGTTAACATAAGGCTGATCCCGACATGGATCAGGAAGGTGGTCAAGGAAGCCAAGCTAAGAATAGACAAGTATAGGATGGAGCGGATATTAGTGGATAACATTGATGAGCTGATAGAGGATCTGATATCATTCGCTATATTCTGCAAGGAAAGACATGTTAAACCGGTATTGATCGAAAAGATGCTGAGGTCAAGCAGATTGAAGGTGGCTTCTTCGGTGGACGCCGTGGTGGAGATGGATAGCGAGCCGGAGATGGTGGAGATAGAGGTCGAGACAGGAGAGTTTTATAAGGTGGGAGCCAAGAAAGGTCAGCCTAAGACGGAGAAAAAGAAGATAAAGAGATGCAGGAGGATATTCGCTATATTGGACTTCAAATCAAACAGGAAAGGCAATTTCTATGACGAGTACGCTTTCCAGCTTGAGCTATATAGAAGAATGATACTGGAGAATTACGGAAAGATATTGGAGATAGAGGAGATATATAACTTCGCTCCGGGTGATCCTACCGCTAAGACAAGTCAATATAAGTTGAAGAGACAGACTGACAACCCTATATTGAATATGGCTACCGTAGTATATCTTCAAGGTAAGTATAAGTTTGAGAAAACCAATTATACGGTTACGTCAAGGATCGGGTCTTTAGATATAGAGGGTGATTTCGAGTTGAATGGTTTGATAAGAAAAGAGTCGCTGAGAGATTATATATATAGAGTGATGAGTGAGAGGAGAGGATGATGGAATTTAGGGAGTTCAATAAGAGCGTTCATCGGTATGAGCTGGATCATAGCAAACCAAGGAGGAAGCTGACGTGCCCGCAATGCGGCAAGGATAAGTGTTTTACGCCGTACGTGGACGTAACCACCGGTCAGATCGTTGGAGAGCAGTTTGGGGTGTGTGATCATAAAAATAAATGTGGTTACTTTAAATATCCAACAGGGAGCGAACTTGGGAACAATGATCTTTTTACCGATTCAAACAAAGTATTAAGGAGGTACAGATCTCCCGTGGATCCGGATATAGCCAACTGCATTCCGGTAAGCAAGATGTTTGAGACGCTTAATCCTTTCGAGACATCCGATCTTCAGGATTATCTATCCAATATCTTCGGATCGTATCATACCAATAGGGCATTTAGCTTGTATAAGGTGGGGATGATGAGATTCGGGGACTGGGGTAAGTGCTGTGTGTTCTGGCAACTGGATAAGAATTGGGTAGTGCGGACCGGAAAGATAATGGACTACGGGCCTGACGGGAAGAGGGTAAAGGTTCCCATGGATCACGTATGTTGGGTGCATATACTGGACGGTCAGGATTACCTGCTTAGGCAATGCCTGTTCGGGGAGTTTCTTATCAACTTCTATCCCAATGACGCTCCGGTGTATATAGTAGAGTCAGAGAAGACGGCTGTTATCTGCAACATTGTGTACCCTAGTAGGTTGTTTATGGCCTGTGGCGGTATCCATATGTTGAAGAGGGAGATGATAGAGACATTGGGTAGGAGGCGGATAGTCCTGTACCCGGATAAGGGCGACGCTTTCAACGAATGGAGAAAGAAGGTAGACAAGGATATGAGGGGGATGAATATAGAGATAAGTAATTTTCTAGAATCAAAACCCAATATAAATGAGGGAATGGATATAGCGGATTATTTTATTATTAAACAAATTTACAATGGCAAAGGTAGTTAACAATTACAAGAAATTCAAGGTGCTTGAAATAACAAGACAGGAGATGATGGATAAGCTCACCAGATATGGGTGCTTAGGTATTTGCGATATGTGTAACAGACCTACGTCCGTGGGCTATTATGTAGCGGTAATCAATCAATGGATGTGCGAGGACTGTTATAATGATTTCATCAAATCGGTTGACAGGTATGAGGAGGATATGAGAATAGAGAACAGAAATTTTGATAGATTCTGCAATCTATTTAATGTTGAGATAGAAGAAAAGGTATGAAAGAACTGTCTTTAGCCCAGAAAGCTATGTTAAACGGATCCGTATGTCCATATTGCAAGATCCCATCCACTATGATAAATACGGTGGAGGGGAAGCAAGTTGGGTGCGAGAAGTGTAGGGCTTGGATGAGATCCGATCCTTTTGGGAAACCGATGGGGAGGCTGGCTAAGCCGGATCTTCTTAGGAGTATGGATATGGTAATGACTGAGATTAATATATTTGCGTATAGGACAAAACGGGATGTACAGGATATTTACAAAAGCCTATCTGGTGAATTGGATATACCAATAGAACATGTATCCCCATATAAGATGTCTTTGCCATCACTACTTAATACCATGAGATATATTGAAAAGTATGGCGATAATCATATACGGATATATGATAGAACCATGGTAAAGAAGGCTTGCCCTAGGCACGGAGCGGTGGCGATCGGGAGCAACGCCTGCCACGGGTGCCCGGAGTTCCTGTTCCATGTGGTAAACAACACGACCGATACGGTGGTGTGTGATATGGATATGAGCTATGGCGACTGTATAAAGAAGAGAAATAATAAATTTGGTAGATAATATTAATTATATAAAAGATGAAGGTAATTTTTATTCATAAGCCTACTGGATATTATGTAGGAGGGTCGATGTTCGACAAGTCTTATTGCAAGGATAAGATGATAGAGAAAGGAATAAGTAAGGATCGAGCCGAGAAGTTAAGTGATATAATAGGCCCATACGCATGCATATGGGAGGTGGAGAACGGAGATGACCCTTATGAGAGTATGAGATCTAGGCTAAAGGATAAAGCTTCATATCTGGATGGAGAGGATCTTATCATGGAGAATTATGATGATGAGGAGGACGAAGAGGATGGGGAGATCGACTGAATATTACAGAACACATCCGGAAGCCAGAAAGAAGAAGGCTGAGACGGATAAGAAGATCAACGCCAGACCTGAGCAGAAAGCCAAGAGACGGGAGTTGGGTCGTAAGAACTACAAGACCGATAAGTTGAAGGGAAAGGCTTATCGGAAGGGGAAGGACCTATGCCATACAGCTAAGGGGTTAAGATATAAATCAAGATCAGCTAACAGAGGATCTAAATCCGATACGGCTGGCGATAGAAACGCAAGAGGATGAGTGAGGATAGGATATGGAGGTCATCCAAGGAGATTATCATGGATGCCTATGAGAGAATAAGAAAGTATCAGTTGGGAGAGCTTCTCCCGGCTCGTACTGGATACGCTTATCTTGACAAGGCGTTGCTGGGAGGGTTCTACCCACAACATGCGGTGGCTATCGGCGCCAGGCCCGGAGTCGGCAAGTCTTATTTGGCGCAGAAGATCATGAGCAATGTGATGAATGTCAATATCAATCCACAGGCAGATGATTATGTATGGTTAAGATGTGAGTTTGAGATGAACCCAGAAGATTTGATGTTGCGTTCACTATCAAAAAAAATGGGAAAGGATATACAAGATATTCTCCTTAACGAGATGTCTGATGAAGAGATAAAGGAAATGCAGAAATGTCTTAAGGAGGAAAACTCCAGCAGAATAACATACATCCCTAAACCATCAACCGTAGATGAGCTTCAAAACTTTCTGTGGAATGAGTATATGCCAATAAACAAAGATAAAAAAATGGTATTCGTGTCTATAGATCATACGGCCCTGATACAAGGTTCAGGAGATGCCAAAAGGAATATCGACTCGTTGATAACCATGTGCAATATAGCTAAAAGGACTTTTCCTAATATTTTCTTTCTTATAATATCCCAACTCAATCGTGATATCGAAGGACGACGGGATCCAAAAGATCATATGCCAAAGCAATCTGATTTTTATCAATCAGATACATTGGGACAGTTATGTACGGCTATGGTAGCGTTAAATATCCCGAAGAGATACGGGTACTCCTCATACATGCAATTTCCGCAAGGATGGTATCCTAATCTGGAACGTTTTAAAAGTGAATCAAGACGATCCTTCCGTGTGGATGGATTATTATTCCATCATATCGTAAAGGTCCGTCAACGGTCATTAGAGGAGATTGATGCGATACATGTAGATATCATGAAAGGATATGAGCGATATTATCCTGATGGAGGGGTGGTGCGCCAAGAAAGACCGGGAGGCTCGGATGCCCCCGTGGGTAGCGGCAAGCCGGACACGACCGTGGTGACGCTGCCGCCCCCGCCTCCCAGTATCCCGTTGGAGCAACAATATATACCGCCTAGTGATGATTTCAATATAGTACATGACGAAACACCTTATTGACATGAGATTGAGACATAATTACTTGCTTGTAGTGATAAAGGTGCTGGAAATGTTCTTGAAGACCGTATTGTCGGTTGAGGATAAGATGGGGATAAAGGAAATTATATCCTCGTTAAAGGAAATGGCTAAATACAGCATCAGATATATCATAAACCGGGAACGGGAAAAGGAGATCATGAGTATCTGTGATGAGGTATCCAATAAAGTACAGGAGTATAAAAGGATAAATGACAACTCAATGATATTGGAATTGGAGAACCTAAAAAGGGAAGTTGTGGCGGTGGAGGATCTTCTTAGCTCATACAAGGGGGTTCTTGACGCCGAACTGGTGATAGCCGAGGATGATATCAGAATCATACGGGACAAGATCGCTATAAGCCTGAGGGAGGACGGAACATGTAAGAGCATGACTGATGCTGATAAAAGGGCTAGGGTGGACGTAAGATACGAGAGGGCGTTAGAGGACTATCGAATCCTTCTAAGATGCGCTAATACGGTTAGGGCTAAGATGTCGGTTGTAGGGCATCTTAACCAATCTATAAATCAATCTATATCAGTTGGTAGAGTTGGTATGGCTAATGAATCTTATACGGTAAAACAGTATGAAAAAGGGAAAGAGATTATCGAAAGCAGACGCCCTTAGGGTGTTGAGAAGAGCTTACGATCTAATAAAGAATGATAATTATACATTTATGTGCAGAGCAATAGAAAAGGCAGCGGTTGAATTATCACTTGCTGAAAGATCATGTGTGGCGTGTTATCTTATACCAGAACTGAAGATGTTCAAACCTGTAAACAGAAAAAATGGAGATTTTTGGTTTCATTCATCAAAGAAAAACATAAGGTTACATATAATAGATACGCTAATAGATATATATAACGGAAATGATCATCCCGATATAGTCGAGAGGGTAGCCAGAAAGATCAGGTCAATATTTTAACTCATTAGCTTATGTATATAAATTTTGAACAGATGATGACATCAGGATTAACGATGTCTGATGTCGGGTATCTTTTGATGATCCGGCAGAAAGAGGAGATGGCTAGCGTCATTCCAAAGGAGAAAATAGATAGTTATAAAGCATCTGGTTATATCGAGCTTCAGAAGAATGGGAAGTGGAAGATAACGCCAAGGGGAGGGTCGCTGCTGATGCTGATAGAGACGCCCGGCCTGACACCGGAGGTCGAGGGGATCCGGGACCGTATCGTTGGGGTATATAACGATATGGGTAAGGATACAGGAGCTGTCAAGGAGGTAGAGAAAAGGCTCGTATGGTTCGTGGCTAACACCAACTTCAAAGAAGAACCTATAGTAAGGGCCGTAATATCCCATATAGACCTTAAACGTGAATATACGATGAGGTTGGATAACTTGATATGGAAGCCGTCAAATGTCTATAGCGTACATATGAGCTTATCGGAATCAACGTTATTCGATACGATCATAAAGATGTATGGCATGACATCCGATCTGTATCTTAGGGAGAATAAGAACAAGGAGCTGGCATGGTTGTTCGCCGTAAGCCGACTCCCGGATCCTCCTAAGAAGATGGATAAGGAATATACTATTACTGGAGATGTTAAGATGGACATCGAAAGAATATCAGATATAAAAAAAGAATTAGGTAGAAGATTAAAAATATCGATTTAAGAGTTATGAAAAGAAATCAAGTATTAGGAGTAGTGATAGACGCAATATTTGCGAAAACATCTGAGTTTGATGATATTGAAGACATAAAGGAAGATAGTAACCTATCGTCCGATATGGCTATGGATTCATTGGATCTTGTTGAATTGATAATGGATATAGAAAAGATGACAGGTGAATACATACCAGATGAGGTGTTTCGCAATACCCCTTGCGATGAAATAACGGTAGGAAGTTTAACTGATATGTTGTATGTTTATTTTAAGGACAAATAATGGATTTCGGATATGATGATTGGGAAGAGGGGCTAGAGACCCCTCTTGTCGATGATTGCGATGACGATCACAATGAGGAGGACGAGTATGATTTCGGCTAAAGAACTAAGGATAGGGGATCTTGTAAAAGACAAGGCTGGCAATATATGGAGAGTAGGGTGCGTTACTGGTATGCGTAATGAAAGTAAGTCATTGATCCTTGAATGTGAGGTTGATGATGGGATAATGAAATGGTATTCCGGGGAAGATGATGTCATACCTATTGAGATAGATGATAATATACTTGATACTATCTATTTCAAGCGTGATAAGGGGCGGGATGTATATCGAGGCTATGGAATATCTATAGAGATTTTTGATGATAGGTATTATCTTGGGCTTAGGGATCTGGAAGACGATCTAAGCGATCCTATTCAGATTAAGAATCTTCACCATCTACAAAACCTGTTAATGGACCTATACGGACATGACATAAAAATAGATAAGCTTTATGGTAATACCGGAGAATAACTTATTATGTAAGGTTATAAACGGAGAGAAGGTTCTCGCCGCCTCTTACTCGCAGATAGACACGTTCATCCAGTGCCCATATAAATGGTATAAGACTTACGTGGAGGGTCACAGATCCACGGAAAAGCACGAAGCTACGTCATATGGTACGGTTATCCACCAGACAATGGAGTATTTCTTCAAGAACGGATGCAGACCTTCTTATGAGGATATGAGTAAGGCTTTCAATTACTACGCCGATATAGAACAGATCCCTTTTGATAGCGTAAAATCCCAGATCGAGTCTATGCAACATGCGGCTAGGCTAATAAGATGGATTGTGGGGTTGTTTGAGAAGGATGCTGCTGGCAATTATAAGAAGGCATGGTCTGATCTTACGCCAATGGAGAAGGTGGTCCGGGGGTCGAGACCGGCCGGCGTGGAGGAGAGCTTCGTCCTGCCCTATAAGCTACCCAAGCCCCTTACCTTGGATGGCGTGACGTACGATAAGGTACATATCATAGGATCGGTGGACTGGCGTGGAGAGTATAAGACAAAGGACAGGATAGCCATGTATACGATAGACTGGAAGTCCGGGAGAAAGTTATTCGATGAAGATAAGCTGCTTCATAATCTCCAACATCCGATATACGCCTTTTACATACTCAGAAAATATAAGGTATTGCCGGATATGTGCAGCTATTTCTTTACCCGCATGCTGGACAATCAGAACGTGAAGGTAGATAAGGAGAAAGTAGAGAGATCGGTCAAGGAACTTAACGATATTCTCCTTGACATGTATGATTTCGAGACAAATAAAATAGATAGCTATCAAGCTCACGTTTGGGACGATGCCAAACAAGGGTATAAGTACGAGAAGCGCTACCTCATGGGACGCCAGCCGGCCTGCCTTGAACCCCGCCCCAAGCCCTTGTGTTTTTGGTGCGATTTCTCAATCCACAAACAAAACACATGTAGGTATTCATCGGATTGGGATGAGTCAAAAAGAAAGAATAAAAAAGATTAACTTTATTAAAAAGCCTAGGTAAATATCTAGGCTTTAATTATATTTATATCACTAAAAGAGCTAATTATGTACAAAAGTGAAAAAGAAAAACAGATATTAGATCTTCTGATGTCTAGAAAGGATATCAGGAAATTGGTAGAGAAATCAAATGAATGTTATTCTAAAATGGATTTCGTTGGAGCCATGAGATACCGGCAAGAGATAAAGGATATCGTAGATCGAGAATCTAAAATCATGTTGACAAAAAGTGAGTCTTTGATAGGCTTGATGAATAATGCTGATAATGAATATAAATTCAATATGCTGGTATGGCTACATTCCATGATGTGTATGGCGGATGTATTTAACGGGATATTGGAGGATTTCAAGGATGGGGTAAGAAAAGCCAATGGTAACTCCAAGTTCGTTAAGTTCGATAATCTGGATCGGTTAATGGCAGAATGTAAGAAGGAGATTGATTACCTGATGAAAGGCACAAGTAAATCATTCCAGATATCTTTTGCCGTAAGAAGCGATGAGCTAAGGGAGATGATAGAGAATATGGTTGGCGACAATATCCGGGAAGGGTATGATATGTTTAAGGAAGAGGCTAAGATGACCAAGGAGACAGACAGGAGCAAGATAGAGGAATTTAATAAAAAGCTTGACCATGATCAAATGTAATATAAAGCTAGGCGATATAGTCCATACCCAGATAGGAGTAGGAGAGGTGATAGCCATAAGCAAGACCAAAGAGACTTTGATGGTGAAAATGGACGATGACCGGGAGTGTGCGATAAGATTAGAGTACGTAAAAGACGTTTTTGATAACTACAGATCCAAATGATATACAAGTTAAGACCATATCAAGAGGAGTGTGTTAAAAGTATCTCCGATTACATAAACTCTGATAGGAGCGATCCGGTATTAATCGTAGGGCCGGTAGGTTGCGGTAAGTCACTGCTGATAGCAGAGGCGGCTAGATTGATGGGAGATAAGACGCTGATTTTACAACCATCAAAAGAATTGCTGCAACAGAACCACGACAAGATAACGTCGTATGGCATACCGGCTACCATCTACTCCGCTTCCTGTGGTAAGAAAGAGCTGTCTAACATGATATACGCCACGTTAGGGTCTATCAAGAAGGTTGTTGATAAGCTTAAGGAGATGGGGATCAGAAATGTATTGATAGATGAGGCTCATGCTGGTTATAGCCCGGAGGATGGTAGCGAGTTTATGACATTCATGAATGAACTGAAACCGAAAAAGGTGATAGGGTTTACAGCCACGCCATGTAGACTTAAAAACATGTCGATAGGACAGACATCATATTCCCAACTTAATTTCATCACTCGTATGAGACCGGTATATTTCAAGAACCTGATTCACGTGATACAGGTAGAGGAGATGATAAGGCAAGGATTTTGGACACCTCTTAAATATGAGACATGGGATTTCAATGGGGATGCCCTTAAACTTAATTCTAACGGCTCCGAATATACGGCTGAGTCTATTAGTGAGGCGGTGAGAAAAAACGGCTTAAACAACCTTATTTTACGTCGGTTGATGGTATTAAAAGACGTATGCAGATCTATACTGGTATTTATGGATTCTGTTGAGAGCTGTAATACTGCCGCCGAATGGATGAACGCAAAGATATGCGCTGGCATGGCGGAGGTAGTTCACGGAGGCACGCCAAAGAAGCAGCGGGAGGCTATAGTCGAGAGATTCAAGTCAGGTGGGACGAGGGTAGTGTTCAACTATTCCGCCCTCGGTACGGGATTCGATCATCCGGGTCTGGATTGCGTGATAGTAGGGAGACCGACATTCTCATTCTCATCGTTTTATCAGTGGCTTGGAAGGGCAGTCCGTATAAAAGACGGAAAGGATAGTGCTTTGGTCGTTGATTGTTGTAACAACTCGTCAAGGTTCGGTGATATAAGGAAACTTAGTATAGAGAACTACAAAGGATATGGATGGGGGATGTTTATCGGCGATAAGCTAATAACTAATATCCCGATGGGGGATAAGGTAACGAAAACAGATCTGGATATCAAAGCAGCCAAGAAAGATCGTAGGAGGGGGCTGGCGCAGGGCGTAACCGCCGCCCCTGTTCCCGGGAGACCGGATCATCCCCTTGGCTCTACGGTAATGACATTCGGGAGATATTGTGGGTGGATGTTGCATTCGATCCCAGTATCGTACTTCAAATTCATAAACGAGACATTTGACTGGGATAATGATAGGAACAAGGATATAAAAGAATACATAGATTTTTTAATCAAAAACAATAGATTATGACAGGATGTATATATCATGAGGCTGATCTTGACGGAGTAATGTCAGCGGCTATAGTAAAAAAGTATTTCAAAGGGGACATTGATCTTCTTCCTTACAATTACGGCAAGGAAATACCTGACGTGAATAAATATGATAAGGTGTTTGCAGTTGACGTGTCATTTGGAAACAGAACAAGATTCCTTTTCGATGAGTGGAAAGAGAAAGGTATAGATGTCGTATGGATAGACCATCATAAGACCGCCATAGACGATATGAGGGATTACGAGGTAAAGGGCAAGAGACGTATCGGAACGGCGGCTTGTGAGCTTACGTGGGAATATCTTTTCGATGATATCGAAACCCCTGACGTGGTAAAATTATTGAGCGCTTATGATGTATGGGATCATGATCGCTTCGAATGGAGTGATGTCATGGCGTTCCAATACGGGATGAGAGGATATTGTGGTCTTGACGTGGATATGGCGGCAAGGGCCATGGATGGCGATCATGACTTCATATATGACATGATAAGGAACGGGGAGGCGATACTGGAGTATATCGTTGAGAAAAACAGGGGCGAGATAAATATATTCTCATTCGAGGCTGATGTATTTGGGTACAAGGCTATATGTATGAATACCACGGAGTTTAACTCTACTACATTTGAATCTATGTATAACCCTAAAAGACATGATCTGATGATGCCATTTTGCTGGAACGGAAGATTCTTTAGATGCTCGTTCTATACCACCAAAGAGGAGGTGGATGTCTCGGTGCTGGCACGCAAGGCCAATCCCGGTGGAGGCGGTCATAAGGCGGCTGCCGGCTTCCAACTTAGCGTGGAGGATATGATGGGATTCTTGAAAGAGAGGAGGATGTGATATGGTAGGATTGATATCTATTATTATAATAATAGTAATCTCCTTTGTCATGATGATGGAGGGATGGGAAAAATATGATTCACAAAAGTTTTACACAGGGCTGCTTGTGATAGGTATAAGTATCATAATGATATTTCCAGTAATGCAATATAATATGGAGAATATGAAAAACGTATGCAAATTCAAGAAACTTAACGAAATGAAGCTAGATGATTACGGCTTCGGTTTATTCGAGTACAATGGCGTTCTTTATTTCAAGGAGGCAGAGGGTGAGAGATGCTTTGATGTAAGAAGCGGGAACGAGGTTATTATCGGGAAAGATAAAATTGTAACGGCCTTGGAGGATTGATCATGAGAAAACTTGACGACACCAACAGGACAAGAAAGAAAAACGTACGGCACTCGTGGGTAAAGGCGGGGCCGGGGATCCAACGCTGCGCTATTTGCGGAATTACGAAGCAAAGCGAGTGGAGAGACGGGAAGACCTCGCATTGCGTATATCTATCATCTGGTGAGCTTTATTCTATGACAGGAGAGACACCGGAATGCAGGGATCTTAGTGAATTTTATTAATAAAACAAAAAGGAGTTTGAAATGAAAGAGGAATTTAGCAAATACGACAAGGTTGTTTATGATGGTGAGGTATTTGAGGTACTTGAAACCGCCGACAATACGGGGATAATGAAAATAGAACCGTTATTTGATGAGACATATAAATTTATTTGGGTTGATGAGGAGATGGTTGTCTCGTTAAATAGGGCTATCAAGTTAAGGCTTATTGATGATGAGACGGCAGATGAGGCGATGAATTTCGGGAAGCCAAAAATAGGAGACGCGGTGGTGGAAAGCGGACCGCTTGTAGGGAAAGACGGCAGCGGCAAGGACGACCGGGCCGACGGCAAGCTTCGGTGGGATCTCCTTCCTTTGGCTGAGATAGAGGATATCGTGAGGGTATATACGGAGGGGGCTAAGAAATACGCCGACAATTCATGGCAGAATATACCTGATGGATTTGAGAGATATAGAGCGGCTTTACTTCGCCATATGACGGCGTACATGAAAGGCGAGAGATATGATAAGGAGACAGGGCTGATGCATTTGGCACAAATTTGTTGGAACGCCATAGCGTTATTATATTACGATAAACATAACAAAGGGTTAATAGAATGGAAGGATCAGGAGAAATAATAGTAGACGAGAAATTAAAAGCTATTGACAAAAGGACTGGTAGGTACATTAATGTGATCGCACGTACTATTGACAATGGTACTTCATTCCCGATAGTTAAGTACCTTGATAAGAATCGTAAGGAGCTGAATTATGATTGTGTAAGGCATCTTAATTTTGATATAGACATAGATTGGGAGTTGAGAAGATATCAGATCGTAAAAGATTTATTGTCCAACGATTTCGATGGGAGGAGGTTGAGTGTAGATGAGGTAGATAACGCTATATTTACAGCGGATTTAATTATTAACAAATTAAAAACTATTTAAAAATGGTAAGAATTGATTTTTTCACGAAGAAAGACGCTGAGTACAGCGATTACATGCGATATATTATCGCCAACACGTTACAGGAATATGAGGGTGAGGTCACGTTAAACCAGATCCCGGAGAACAAAGCCACGGATGAGGAGATATCCAAGTACGGTATAGAGGTATATCCTACTATTATCGTCAGTGGAGATAATATGGATGGCTTTAATAAACTTGAGGGGATGTGCAGAAAGGCTGATCTTATTAACGTCATGTCATTATACGATAAGAAATAGGCTCATGACGCTAAGTGATAAATATTTTGGCTGGAAAGATATATTCTTTGACAGGTTCGTGCATTGTTGTAATGAAAAAAGCGGTCAACCACAAGGGAGTAATATACCTCTAGCCAAAATAAACTTCGATAACAAGACAGGATATGTGGAGGACGGGACTATTAATATAGCCGAGCTTCTTCAATATCTTTGGATAAATAATAAGGTCTATAGGTGTGAATATGCGCCCATAGATATATCTTCCGCCTTGCAAACATTGATCAGATTGACCGAGAACGCTAAACATATGTTTGAGGATCAACCGGGTGTATATGACATGATCCCATATAGAGGTTTTTTCCTTAGAGATGACTTTTCATCCGGGAAAGATTATTCACTTGATTTGGATAAAATAGTGAGCGGGATGGGAGGATGGTATGGGGAGGATGAGGATCCATGCTACTCGATGTTCGTCAGCCAAGATCAGATATGGAACTTGAACCCGATATTGAAGGTATTAGCTGATGAAGGATCTATTCTAGCCAAAGAACTTGGGTATGATATGAACTCATATGTCAGCGACAATGGATATACGATATACAACCCCTACCTCTCGTGGATCAATCATTACTATCATTATTGCCCGACATTTAACGAGGATAAATTAAAGCCTTGGGATAGAGTAGAGGATAGGAAAAATAAGTTCAAGATGACGGATAAGGTCAAGAGAGGTGCCAATAACTGGTACTATTCAGGCGGGACTATATCTTGCGTAGATAACTTCTTAGGGAAGAAATACAGGAAGAATCTCCGAACCTTTATCTATCGTGGAATAGTATTCTTCCTTGACCGGATATGGCATACGCCTTTATTTGAGAGGATGGGCGTGAAAATGAAGTACAACGCTTATTATTGTTATGCCGCTACCTCCGGGATATGGTATGATAAGGGATTCAAAAGAAGACTAGCCAAGAGATTTAACAAGTCGCTGGGCGGCGACGGGGAACTGTTCGGGGCTAACCTAGCCTGCATGGTATGTGACCGTAAGGATATCGATTGGGAGGCGCTTCGTCTTTGGCTTGACAAATACGATGATCCTACTGATAAGGGCATGGTGAATAGCCCTATTCAATTTATGTATTTATATTTATATTACACTTTTAACAAATAATTTGAAATGAAGAAGATAAATAACTGGGTTATAAGAACATTTGGATTGAGAGGCTCATGGAGCTGGGCTAAAAAAACAGATGTTAAATGGAGCGATCATTAAACGTAAGGCTACTACAGGGACATACAAAATAGCTATTGATAATGACAAGAATAGGTTACTTGTAGCCACATGGGATCATCTAGATCAAAGTCCTGTATGGGAAAGGTGCCCGCATAGTTTATTAGATGAAGATGCGGTTGATTATTTTGTCACAGCTCATAAGGAATTATCATATGGAGGCATAAAGATCAGGATGAAAGATGAATTTAATTGTAACGATAAAATATCGAAAGTATGAAAAAGATTACCGATAAAGACGTAGAGGCTCTTAAAGCCGGGAAGAAGGTGACAAAAGGTTTTATCCATATGCAATTGGATGATAAGGGAAGATTGAACTTGTGGAGTGATATCAATATAACTGACAATGGTGATTATATATAACTTTACACCGGGTTTATATAGTTACGATTAACAAACGATACCGGAGGTACGCCGGGAATTAAAGCACGTGAAGAGACCTCTTTAGAATCAGTTTCGTGTAAGCGGATTCAACAATGTCCCTATGAAGCATGAAAATATGCTTTTGGTGTAGAAAAGTATATAAGTACCTAACATTATAATATAATTTAAAAGATGGCAAAGAAACAGTTAAAGATCCCGTTTAAGGACGGGAGACCATGTAAATGGGTTAAGGATGTTCATGATGAGGAACGTGATAATTATGAGTTTGATGAATGCCTTGAGATACACGGATTCGTTCGTGGACGCTCTTCGGCTGTAATGATATTAAGACCGGCAAATGATCATGGGGAGGATTTTAATTATGCCAAAAGTGTCTATTACCAAGTATTCTTGACAGACAGTAAGGAAGTAATACAGAATATGATGCATGGAATCATATATGGTAAATGGACTTTTGTTAAGAGGGGAGAAAATTTTGGTATTAAATTGGTTAAGGTCTTACCTAAGATACATAAACTTGCCCTTGATATGTTCGCAAAAGATATTTTTAGGTCTGAGAATAAATAAACAATTATGATATGTGAAGGTAAACACGAGCAAAATGAGACCATACGGAAGAATCAAGACAGTTAAGGGATCTTCATGGAAAAAGGATATACATCCACCAAAAGGACACAAGAATTGGTGGGAGGATATATGTGATCCTATATCTAGAAGTATTATGAAATTAAATTTCAAAAAGGAAATAAACAATCAAATTTGGTATGAGCAAAAGCAGGGAAATGATTAAACAGGAATTAAATTTATCAGATCAAGAATATAACTTTCTTGAAAAATATCAATCTATGAAATTATCACAGAGGTTTGGTAATGTTTTCGATAGATTAAAAAATGATAAGTCTAAAGCAATTTACACTCATGATGGGTCAATACAGTTGTTTTATATACAAGGTAAAAGAGTAGATAAAGAAGAATGGGATAAACTTCATAGATCATGATAATTACTAAAAAATGGTCAATGCCAAATAAAGAGACATTCAGCATAAGACCGATAAGGGAACTTATAGATAAATATCGAGAAGAGGGGATGGTTATAGTGGATCCATTCGCCAGAAACAGCGATATAGGGACGATCACCAACGATCTTGATCCTGAGACTAAGGCTATGTATCATAAAGACGCCACGGACTTCCTGAGTGATCTTGGCGATAATATAGCTGATATGGTATTATATGATCCACCATATTCCGCGAGACAGGTGTCCGAGTCATATAAAAGGCTTGGAGAATCTGTTAATATGCAAACAACACAATCTAGTTATTGGGCTAGACAGAAGAAGGAGATAGCTAGGATCACCAAGAAAGGCGGGGTGGTCATTACCTGCGCGTGGAACTCCGGCGGTATAGGGGCCGGGCTTGGCTTCGAGCAGCAGGAGATTCTTCTTGTGGCTCATGGGGGATGGCATAATGATACGATCGTTACGGTAGAGAGGAAGATGATGGATGGTATGCATGATAGTATCCCGATATTGATGGGAATAAAGAAACTGGATGATATGTCACCGAAAAAGCAAAAACCATGAAGGAACGGATTTTTACCACAAAAGAACAGGGGAGGGTATTGGTCGAGGCCGGCCTTCCTATCTCCACCGCCATCGGTTTCAGAGACAAGTATCTGGATCAATTACATTCTATGAAGGATGACGCTGGTCGTATAGGACTGATCGAGACCGTTACCCCGGATATATCCAACCCTGTTTGGGATGTAGGGACGTTACTGAATTTACTCCCATACGAGATAGAGGGTTGTACATTAGAATGTTATAAGCTAAAACATGCATGGTCTGTAACGTATAGAGATATAGATGAGATTCCTATGTATTGGAGTAGCGAGAAACTTCTTGTAGACACATTGTTTTCGATGATGATGGAATTACTTAAACATAAGATTATATGAGCATAAAGCAAATAACAAAATTAAGGTACAAAACGAAAGATAAGCCTCCTATAGAAGGGGTTCCTCTTTTAGGATACAACAAAAAATATAGCTGTCCGTGGGAAGTAATGTACAGGAGAGGGGATAAGTACTACACCTGCATGAAGTATGATGCTGAATTTGAAACATATCCACCGGAAGAATATGAATATTTATATCCATGAAAATATGAAACAAGTAACAAGAATAAGATACAAAACAGAGGATAATCCGCCTATGGCTAATGTCCCTCTTATAGGATACAGCAAAAAATATGACTGTTGGGTAGCGTTAGTATACAGAAAAGGGGATAACTATTACACCAATATGGAGTGCGATGTTGAATATAAGACATCTCCTCCAGATGAGTACGAATACGTATATCCGTGAGAACTAGAAGGGATATATTTATATTTAAGCATGATTAATATTATTTTTATATTATTCATGCTTTTATTTTTGTTTAAATCTTACTTTTGTATCAACATTAAAAACCAGATTATTATGGATGGAGACAAACAAAAAGTCAATGAACTTACAATGAGGACGCTGGGTTCTCATTATGGCGGATATGCCTATGTAAAGGTAAAAAATCGTCAAGCTGATGTAAAGATAGATTGGAAGTTGTTGAGAGCTATAGAAGAAGGAGAGGTGGAGATAGACAACGAGAAATACCATCTATCCGGGATAGAGTATGTAGCTAAAAGATATCAGGACATGTTTTACGCTGGTCGTGATATTTATTATTTCAAGGGCATAGGAGGGCATGGGATGACCGATCTTCTTAGAAACGCTATAGATGATTTACTAGACACCATAAGTAGTAGAGAGGCTTATCGTAGTGCAGAGCATAGAATGTACGCCCAAATGAATCAACTTACTGAAGCGGGAGCTATGATCAGCTTAGCTATTGAATTACTAACATCTAACATCCGTCATAGTTATGGAGAAATTAATTTTGAACAATATCCAAGACCTGTGGAGGTGGAGGGAGAAGATAAACATTGATGACTTCAAAGAGGATCCTATGGCTGAGGATATGCCATTATATTTCCCGTGCGCCGTCGTATGGCATGTGAATTGGGGTGAGCATGACGCTGATAATTATATATGTTATGGATTTGTTTATGTAGCAGAAATATTAGGGATATGAACATTAAAAAACAGATAATTCTTGACGATAAAGACTATGAGCGATTAGTGCACGATGCTAATCTCAGTAATGATGAGATAAAAAGCAAAATCGCCAGCGCTCTAACCACCGATATAGTGGTTAGTTTCGATTTCGATGTAAATAAAAAGGTTACGGGGAATATGAGGATCGAAAGCGCCACCCATAATCTAGGATATAATGAATATGATAATATCGTAAGGGCTAGAGACGAGAATATTCACCATGCTGTTTATACAGCTATATATGATTATCTTGAGAAAATAAAGAGAGATAATAATGAGCTAAGCGCAAAAGATTGGATATTATTCACATCTATAATCTTATCTATTTTCGCAATGGGATTTGCAGGTGGATGGTTGGTGTTTAATTGATTAAATCATGGGTAATTTAAAAGACATACAAGATATAACCGGTCTTACGTCAGAAGCGATATTCAATATACGTAAACCTGTTGATTATATGTGCAGTGATATAGATAGCCATATAAAAGATATTAGGACACAGTGTGATTATATCATTGATGGGGATGAAGATGATGTTAAATACTATTCAAAATCAATCAAATCAGACGTAGATTCTTATTTCGAGGATATACGGTCAAAGGTCGAGAATCTCCGTGATTGGGGAGAACAGTGGAAAGTACTGGCTAAAGATCTGTTTGATGAGTTGATGAAAGTAAATAGCAATAAGGCCATAAACAGCTATCTGTCTTATGAGGCATTGGGGAAGATTAAGGAACATTTTAAAAATCAATAGATATGAGCAAATTACTATTTTTCGATTTAGAGACAACCGGGGTTAAGTTCTGGAGAAACGGAATACACCAAATAGGAGGGATCGTGGATATCGACGGGCAGGAGGTCGAGAGGTTCGACATCCGCCTAGCCCCGAACCCTGCCGCCACGATAGAGCAGGAGGCGCTGGACGTGGCCGGCGTTACCTTGGAGCAAGTGCAGTCTTATCAGCCTATGGAAGACGGATACAGGCAGTTAGTTGGTATATTATCCAAATACGTGAATAAGTTCGACAAGAGGGATAAAATGTATTTGGTGGGGGTATAACAACGCCGGATTCGATAACAGCTTCCTACGGGCTTTATTCCAGCAATGTGGGGATAAGTATTTCGGATCATGGTTCTATCCCAACTGTATGGATGTATATGTTATGGTGACACCGTTCCTGATGGGCGTAAGAAACGATATGGAGAACTTTAAGTTGATGACCGTGGCTAAGACCATGGGGATTGAGATTGACGAGAATAAGCTCCATGACGCTACTTATGATATTGAGCTGACTAGGGATATATTTTATAAGATAATCAACAAAATGGATGTTAAGTTATGAGGGGAATTTTAGAGGCTATGCATGATTACCCGGATGAGGCGCTTGGGTTGTGTTTCTTTTTGATAGTGGTTATCTGGTTATTGTCAGGTATATTCGGGGGAAAGAATAAAAGTTAAGCTATGAGTATATTGGAGGTGGTACAAGATTGTCCGAAGAAGGAATAAACTTGAAGTAATAAGCAAGAATTTTGAAAATGAGATTAGTATATAAGTTTAACATAGGGCGGAATGAAAACATATTATCTTTGTGCAGGATTGGAAATAACCTGTACAATCAGGCATTGTATGTTTTCAGAGAAACACTTTCTAAAGAAGATAAGTGGCTGTCCTATTTTGAACTTGATACTATAATGAAGAATGCCAAGAATTTAGACGGTAATATCAATTACAAATTATTGAAAGCGCAATGTTCACAGCAGATTCTTAAGGTATTGGACAAAAATATTAAAGGCTATTACAAATCAGTCGGGGATTACAGGAAAAATCCAGGCAAATACAAAGAGAAACCCAGACTTCCGAAATACAGGAAAAGAGGATCGGGGTTCAATTTGTATTATACAAATCAGAGCTGTAAAATAAAGGATGGAAGGATTGTTTTGTCAAAAGAACTTTCAATAGATATCCCTCAATACGATAAGTATTCTGGGCTTATAAATAATTTCAAACAGGTCAGAATAAAACCTTTGAATAAAGGATACAGGATTGAGATTGTCTATGAGGTAAAAGATGCTGAAGTTCTTGAATACAAGGAAGAGAAAGTAGCTTCGATTGATTTGGGAATAGATAATCTTGCTACATTGATTAGCGAAAATTTTACTATTCTTTTCAGCGGAAAATTTATCAAATCATACAATAAGCTATTTAATAAGACATTAGCTAAATTGAATAGTATTAAGGATTTGCAAAAGATAAAAGGAACAACTAAACGTATAAAGAAATTGTATTATGAAAGAGAACAGTACATAGAAGATGTGTTTCACAAAATAACTATTTAGGAAAGAGAAAGAAACGGGGACTGTTCCAGTCCTCGACAGGGAAACTCATAAATGCGGATGTAAATGGAGCGTTGAACATCATGAGAAAAGTAGTCGGTGATTCCTGCGAATCAGTTCGAAGGATAATCGATAGGGGGTTGTTGTTCAACCCTGTAAGGATTACGAATGTGTTTTGTCAAAATGCACACTCTGAAACTTACAAAGAAATATAATATATTTTATCATATTTAATACTTTTTAGAACATAAACCCTAATAGGAAATACGATAGGGAGCAAAAGACTTATACGAGACGCCCAAGCAATAAGGCTTGTCCTAATTATGAATATGGTGATGATAATTTTGAAAACAGAAAAAGATGCTTAAAGAAAAAGAATACCCGATAAACAGCTATGGCCCAGTACGCACCAACAAAGACCGGACGTGCGTCTGCTGTGGCGATACGGTTCCCGCTGGTAGCAGCAGGATGATGCCGAGGAACGCCAAGTCCAGTTATTGTCTATGCATATCTTGCTTCAAAAAATGGAAATCTGTTGGTGGAGATCTTAAACTGATGGACAATCTCAGCAATGTGAAGAAAGAGCATATCATATATATGTCTAAGATCATGAAAGGTAATTGTGACATTGTTAAAGGTCATAAGCTTTATATAGCCCTAAAGAAGGCGATAAACGAGAAGAAGGTAGCCGTTATCAGATTCGATACCGACCAACCGATATGTATATCGACAAGAATCATGAATCCTTCATTCGGGGTGATCATGGACGAGTACGGTAAGGATATATTCCAAGGTAACCTTAAGCTAATTAATGTCCCTAAAGGTGTCAAGGATCTAATAGTTAACTATATAGAAAAATATCGTAAATTATGAACTTCAAGACATTTGTATTCATGATCCTTACATTCAGGAGAGTAGATCCTATACCTAAGAACATAGGTCTTATGTTGAGTATAACATTCTGGATATCTATAGTATGGATAATATCCAACTTTGCTATATTGATAATGAGATTAATAAAATAGACAAGATGAAACAAGGAGACGTGATATACAAGAATGGTGTGGAGCTGCTTGTAGTATTAAGCTACGACCATAATGAACCATGTAAGGGTTGCTTCTTCTACGAGGATAAGGCGTGCGGATCAGAAAGACTGATAAAATGCTGGGATTGTAAAAAGGAATATATATTCACGGCTATACGTAAATATAATACGACTGAACTGTGCGGAATAGTAAAAAGATATGAGGAGACAATACTTAAAACAATCAAGAAGATTGAGAAAGAATGTCAAAAATATGTTATCTGGGATACTGTGCATGTGATGTTGAAAGATGATGGAGAGCTTATTATAAAAGCCTTATCCAAGGATAAGTCCGTGCTTTTAAATGATTTCATTATATACATCAACAATAATGGGAGTATAGACGAAGAGGACTATGATCTATTATTAACTAAATAATTGATAGTACAAATGGACAAATCAAACAAAATAGAGAATCTAGCAAACAAGTATGTTGAAAGGCATATAAGAGATAGACATCTAAGCGATGATACGATAAAAGAAATAAAAATAGCTTATATTATGATTATAAAAGATTTTATAGCTATTGTCGATAAATCTACATCAATGAATGAAGATGATATAATATACGTCGTTAACAACATATCATCAATATTATATGAACCTGTAGAAATCTCTAATACCGATAAAAAAATATTGGAGATAGGGATAGCGCTAGGCCTAAAGAGCGCCATATCATGTATATTTGGTTCATTATTAAAAGATGACTGCAATATAAAAGATGAGATAATTGATATATCTAAACATATAAAAGAAAAATTAATATCAGATAATCATGGATAATAAACAACTTTATAAAATAACGTTGACAAGGGAACAGCTAATGCTGATATCCCAATGCGTGGAAGACATCAGTAGATTCGCCGCTGGCGACATAGACCTACAACATACGACAGATACGTTGATAAATGATATGGATGGAGCGGAAACGCTGGGGATAAGAAGCTTTATAATCAATAACTCACGAGCGATAAGAAGAAGACTGTTCCCTGATCTTGGGGATTATGAGCATATAGGATATGATGGGGGTAGTAAGGATAAGATAAATAGGAAGAGACTTATCGGTAACACCTACCAGATATATAGGTCGATATTACATCAGTTGGCCATTGACGAGAACTGGAATAACGTGTATAGCGGTATTACGTTACCTTCAGGTGATATGGGAACAATTAAAGTGGAGAGGGTTGATGATGAACGAGAAAGTAAGGGCGTTTAACGGGGATATGGGTATGGCGATGTCCGTATTCAAGGATATGGTAGGGAAGGTAAGATTTGTTTTTGCCGACCCTCCTTATAAGATAACCCAGGCAAGATACGACAAGGAGGGATTTGATTATAAGGCGATGTGGGAGGTAATCCAAAAAAATGCTGTGTCCGTACGGGGTGGTAGCCGTCACCTGTTCACTCACGGCGGCGGTCGAGATCATGAGGGTCGCCCCAGCGGGATGGTACCGGTACGACCTTGTTTGGCATAAGACTACCCCTACCGGTTTTCTTAACGCCAAGAAATATCCATTAAGAAATCATGAGTTGATACTTATCTTCTCACCTATGCCACTTGGGAAGCATACATATAATCCCCAAAAGACTTATGGTCATGTCAGGAAAGTATCCAAGGCCTCTAGTAAAGCAGGGTGCAAGGAAACGGAATTATACGGCAAGACCGGTCTCACTACATACGATAGCACGGAGAGATACCCGCTATCGGTCATGACGTTCAAGACAGACAGGCAAAAATCAGCCGTCCATCCCAACCAGAAGCCGGTGGAGTTATTAAGATACCTGATACGGACATACACGAATCCGGGAGATACGGTAATGGATCCGGTAGCCGGGAGCGGAACGACAGGGATAGCGGCTTGCGAGGAGGGAAGGGACTCCCTGCTTGTGGAGATAGACCGTCAATTCTTTGATGAGATGATAAACAGATTTAATAACAATAACATTAAAATAGATAGAATATGAATAAGATTGAAGAACTGGAAAATAAGTTGAAGGAAGAAAAAAACAAGATGCAGGCTAATCTAAAAGAGAACTATAAATGGGTCGTTGGGAAATACGTCAAATTCGATGAATATTCTATAATGAGAATAGATAATCTACGTTATATTCCTATAAATACCGTAGAAGATTATTATAAAAATGAGCTAGATCCAAATGAAGCTATTTACGTAGATGGCCCTGTGGCTCATTATAATGTAGAGGACAATTATTATTCTTTGGCAAAACATAAAAACATACAGATAAAGATAAGAAATATAATAGAGCCTGATGGTGAATTTGAGAATCTGGTAGAACGGTTGTTTAATGAGGCAAAAAAGAACTTACTATGAGCCTGTTTGTATGCGCTAAATGCGGCTGTATCGATAATACCGCTACGTCTAGTTACTGGATGTTGACAAACGAGTATATGGTGGACAAATTCGAGTATGCCAAGGAGCTACAGCCGTACAAGGGCATGGGGCTGTGCAGCGAATGCGGGAGGCTGGCTACCAGCCCAGACGGACGTGATGTCGTGGTGCCCGGTAAATGGCACGGGAAGTTCCCGAAGGAGAAAGCTACCGAAGAGCAGTTGAAACATGTAGGATATAAAAATCTAATAAGATGAATAAGATAAGAAAAGGAGAAGTTAAAATATATAAAGGGAAAGAATACATAGCTATCCCTGAGATAGAAGAAGAGAGTTGTACGGGATGTTGTTTTTACGACGAAGGGATTTGTTTAATAAATCATGCTGGTGATCCTAATTGCCTTCATAGCGGCATGATCTGGGAACAAAAAGAAAATAGTATGAGCGATATCAAAGAAAAGGCTATCAAATTAGCCATAGATGCCATGAAGCCCATACCGATACACTCATCACCATGCTACAGCGTAAGTGATAACAGATCGCCGAAGGAAAAGCATGAGGAGGAAATGAGGTTTTGTAAGGATCTTAACGACCTTAGATGTGAGATGCTTATTGATATGGCTAAGAAAATAGAAGAGTATTTATTACAAGATATATAACAACCTTAAAAAATCATTATATGGACATTGAACTTTGCAAGAAAGAATTTTTCTTATTAGATGAAGAACTGGAAAGTTTTAAAGATTTTTTGAATGATCCTACAAAAAACATCTATCATTCTATTGATGGAGTAAAAATTGTCAAATCAGAAAATGGGGAACTTTGTGGAGTAGGTAGAATACCTCATCGTCTAAAAATCGTAAAATAAAAAAAATGACGTTATTATGGCTACTAAAAAAAAACAGATATTAGAATCAGATGAATTACTTCAGCAAAAAAGAAAGGCTTATCATCTTTCAGATGAAGGATTCGAGGAATATAAAAAGTTCTTGTCAGATCCCGATCAAAAGAAATTTTGTTTCAAGGGATATTATTATGTAGAGGTAAAGGAGCAGGATGATAAAGAGCTATTAGGAGCAATGGGACGAGTAGTATATAAATAAGGATAGAGGTTATAAGCCTCTATCCTTACAATACTCATACATTATCATAGAAATGTCCATATCTCTTAAAAACATCTCTTTTCTTCCTTGACAACTCCTCTAGCTTAACAAATCCTTTCAATGTTATCATGACGGTCATGGCTTTAGCCTCCCAGTATTCATCACCGGGATCAGACCCATATGTAACTAATCCATAATTACGAGCGGACTGATATGCCTCTATCCTACCTCTCTCATTCCTAAAAACATATTTTAATTCCTGTAATAACGGATACATGTTCTTAATCCCGATATAATAGCCAAATTGCTCAAAATATTTTGATGATTCACGGATAAGGACACCCTCTCTTGGAATAGACCTTTTAAACATATCAATTACCGGTTCATTCTCCTTTATAGTATCTATAGCTGTATTTAATTCAGCTTGAACCATCCTCTTCTCTTTCTCAATCTTTTCCTTAGCCTCCAAAGCTAATCTAACTTCCTTCTCAGCTTTCATCCTAGCCTCATACTCATCGGCCCATGCTCTTGCTGCTTCCGGAGGATTATTAAAATTTGGCAGTTTCACTAAACCAGTAGTAAGAAGCTCCTTTATTTTAGAATTACACCAAACTTTGAATTTAACATCAAGCCATTGGGCGAAATCTATAGCCACATCCTCATACAACCATGTCCCTCCTCCGTTTTCAGAGCTTCCTCTCATTTTTATAACTAATTGATCCTCAGATATGTGTGTCTGGCTCACAATTGCACTAACTAATTCATTTACATATATTTGCCTTAAATAGTCAACAGGTCTCTTATTATATGGGCGAGCCATATCAGTGGCATTAATAAGAATACCATAACTGGTCTTGATAAAAGCTACATTATTCCCATTGTAATTAAAAATAGTAGACAATCCCATTTCGTTGGATTCAGACGTCAAAATTCCGCTACTATCCTTCACGGAATCTTGATAAATGCTTACATTTGCATTCATAATTGATAATTGTTTATTCCCATCCGTCCGGGATGGATAGATGGGAATACAAAAATAGCCAATCAAATTGTCTTAAACAATTGACTGGCTATTTTTTTTTCGTCATACTATATCAGTTATCTTCCCCTGTCAAAGTACCAATTAGCGTCCTCCCCGGACTCGTCCTTATCCCTGCCTCCTAAGAAGAATCCCATCGTCATGCCGTTGGTCATCAACCAGTAGTCGAATATCTGCTTAATATCCCTAGCCGTCTTGATATTATACCATTGCTTACCAAACGAGAACTTCATGAGCTGCCTCCATAGTTTGCTCTCGCCCTTATACACGCCGGTCTGGACGGTAGCGAACGGATCCCAATTCCGAGGATCGGTGAGATCACCTAGCTTCCGGGCCGTGACCAGCGGGTCTTGTAACATATCTATAGCGTTAAGCTCCATGAACGGGGATGTCTGGGAGGCGATCTCATTGATCGTCCTGAACACGATGTAGGTAATGAACTGCCCGAACCAGCTATCCTCATTATCCTCCCTATATCCCATCAAAGCCCGTCCTATGGCCATCATCGTAGCGAATACCGCCATGTTGATAATCGATCTCTTGATATTGATCTGCTCGTAGGGGGTAAGCTTATCATACTCTTCCTTAAGCACGTCATATGCCTCTCCCATCCTGCCCTCGGACATCGATCCATAGACATTACCGGCCAGTCTCCATAACGTTCTCATATATCCTTCCTCAAACTGGTTGGTTTGGAAATTGAAACCGGCTTTCTTATACGCCCGCTGTACGGCCAATATAAACCATCCACGGTGAGGCAGCACCATATTAAGGATAGCGTTCCGGCTAGCCCCCACCCGGTTCTGCTCGTTCAAGGCGCCGTCACAGATCTGCACCATACTCCTTACCCTACTGGACAAGGTGGGTATATATCGGTCTATAATATCCTTGTTAGCCTCGTTCTTAGCCACGATCTTTCCGTCCTTGACATCTACCATGTTCCACATAGAATAATCCCTTAAACGCTCCCAATAGCGTTTAGCCTCGTTAGCGGACATATTTCTGTCTTTCATCATCATCTCCTTGAAATTGGAGTATGACCAGAACTGACCTTCGTATAGGCGGGTATCATCCATGACTGAGATAATGACCTGCGGATCCAACGGGGAGTTAAGAACCTCCATCATCTTGAACGGCAGGTCCCGGAATAAGGTTCTCCAGATCTTGTTATACGCCGCCGATCGTACACGGTTGCGGACATTGAATACGCCTAGAGCCTCTCCAACGACATATAGCTTGTTGGTGCGGTTTATATCCCCGATCTCCGACACGTACGTACTTAACTGCTTCTGGGCTTCCCCATAGGCGTATTTCATGGAGTCCTTGCTTATATACTGCCCTACCATACCCTCCAAAAGGAAGTTGGCCTGCCCGGTAAGGGCGCCGGTAGCCGCGACGGACAGGGAGAAGCCTAAGTTGGATTTGGATACGAATTTGGTAAACATAAGAGCCAGCTTATTAAGATCGACCTTATAATTACCTATATTCCATTCCGCCCGCTTATTATTTATCCTGACGTCATAGATACTGGCGTTAACCCAATCTTGGAACATCCTATAGGCATGCGTCGCCTCTGGGTTCTTACCGCCGTCGTATTGCGTCTCCAGCATCATGTTCCTGTATCCCATGACATCATCCAAGGCCGCCCTCTTATACTTGTAAGAGGTCGCTTGTAAGGATAACATGGAATAGGAGTAGGCGAAGTCATGGGACACGTCATCGGCGTTCTCCAACTTGCTAAGATAGTATTTGGGGATCATACGATATTTGTTATCGTTCTCATCAATCCCTCCTAGGTCTTGCCCCTGACCATGTATAGGGTCATCCACCCTCTCGCCAACGATATCACGTACGGCGTTGCCGATGGCCGCCTTAGGGTCAACCCCGGCCTGCACCATCCTCTCCACGCCGCCCTTGGATATTTGTGGTATCTGGTAGATGTTCCTGAACCGCTCGTCATAATCCTCCATAGCCTTACGGCTTATGTTAAGCAGCTCCTTCCTCATCTCCCACTTATCCTTATTGATCGTAGCTTCCTCCCCTTCGTTGGTAATACCGTATTTCTTGAAGAAAGCCTCGTTCTTGTACTTATCGAACCTAGGCGTATGATATCCATAACCCAGATCGGGATTATAATTAGGATTACGGAAAGAACTCTCGGCATCAGCCTCATCAAGCCACTGGTTATTGATCGTCAGATCGATCATATTAATATCAAACCCGAAACGGGATACGCTATTTTCCTTAGATATACCATTTTCTATGGCATCAAAGAACTCGGATACCTTATACGTACCGTTATTTATCTTCCTAACGAAATCAGAATATCCCTTGGGAGAGTATTTCCTCATATAAGGATACAACCGGGTTCTGGCGTACTCGACAAGGATCTTATCAGTCTTACCCATCGCTATGTCGTTAGCTAGCTTATTATTGAAGTCAGGACCGTATTTCCTTCTCAAAAACGATACCTCCACGGTCGTCCATGACGGGTTTTTCCGAGATAACTTGGCGGCCATCCGCTCCACTTGGCTGCGGGAGCGGGCGGACATATGTTCCTTGGCGAATTTAATCTCATCCATACCCTTGTCGTATGCCATGGCGTCCCTTAGAGCGTTACGGTAAGAATCCGTGACTCCACTCTCCACCGTATCAGGCATATCCATCTCAATAGCCTCAGCGGAAGCGGCGGCGTTAATAACGCTCTTAGCCTCAGCCAGACGATCATATAACTCGTTTATCTTTCTTAATGAGGCGGATCCACGTAACCTATCGAAATCATATTCCCCGTATCTCGTGCTATCCCGGTACTGGATAAGCAAAGGCCTTAGCTGGTCATTGATCTCGTTTATTGTCGCCATCGCCTCCTCTACCTTCTCTATCCTTGATGATGATACAGATTGCTCCGTGATCTTATCAACCAGATTCTCGTAATAATCACCCTCCTCGGATCCCCACATATCCTTGGAGAAGCCAAGATGACCGCCAGCTAGCAGGAACTCAAACGCAGCCTTGCCTCCCTCGGACCGCTCTATCCCACGAAGTATCTCCTTGAACTCGGCGGAAGCCTTACGACCCTCGTTGGTATTCCCGAACTCCTCGGCCCACGCCTCGTCCCATGCCTTGATCTCCTCGGACATCATCAGAGCCTCGGATCCCTCTTCCTTTGGTGTCCCATCGGAATACCACTCGCTCTTGGCTATAGCCCTGTCACGTAAAATATCCAGATAAGATCTCCAAGCTATAGGATCGGATTGAAACGCCTTCCAATCGACCTTCCCGTTCCTCACGAACTTATCCATAGCCACATACCTGCTCCTGCGGATACGGGTCATGAAATCGGACGTAGCTTGCGATACCCTACGACCCAGTCTTTCCTCGACCTTCTTATTAACTTTATCGATCTTATCGTAATAAGCCTGCACCATAGGTTTCTCTCGGTTCTCATCCAACCACCTATTTATCGCGTCGAGATATCGTTGCTGATCCTCGAACGTCATGTCCGAGATATCAAAATTCTGGATGGTAGGTTTGAATACATGATATACCTCCTTCGTAATAGGCTTATCCCCGTCATATCCTACTATGTCGTCACGGGTCTTCACCTTAAGGCCTCTATCGGATAGAAGAAGATCGATAAGCTGTTTCTCGGTCTTACCCGTAACATTCTTAAGATCATATATATCGATAATAGCCTTAGCCTGCTCGGTCCTGTATAGCAAATCGTATTTAGCGAAATCACGGGACGAGTCAAGGTAATCCGAGTTCTTCCCATTTATCTTCTGTATAAGATCCTCATTATCCTTTATCCCCCATCCACGCTCTTTCATCATCCTAGTCATCTTATTGATATTAGATATACCTTCGGTATGGGCTTCATTATGGGCCTTGGCTAGACGTTGACCTAACATACCTAAAATAGCGTTACCACTATGCTCCAGCGTGCCAAAGAACCGGGACATGACATTGATATCCTTATGGATGTTATTTATCAACTTCTTTATCCCATTCCAGTACCTTTCCGGGATATTGAACATCCGAAGCTGTCCATCCAGCCAATCCTCGTTACGATCACTTTTAAGGGCGTTTATATCTGACATGGATGTCTCAGCCATACGTAATATATCATCCATATCCTCTACCATGCCAACCTTGTTGTTGCCGTAATAATCAGCCGCCTGATTATTGACGAATCCACGAAGGTTCCTGATCAGAGGAACTATCTCCCCATATACGTTATCGATAACCTGTATCGTCTCATAATCCAATCCTTTTCCGCTCTTACGTAGGCTACTGGCGACAGTGACCAAATACTCCACCTCAGCCTTGGCGGTCGCTATGACGCTCTTGGTGGATAATAGGTTGTTATTCTTATTTAGCTCACCCCCGACTTGTCTTACCTTCTCGCCTATATCACGTAGAAGGGAGATGCTTTCCCCGATCCTCTGGCTCTGGCTTGACCTCATCCTCTGTAACCTAGTGTATAGCCTCTCCAATGACCTCCCGTTCTTGATCAACTTATTAGCCACGTCAACATCCGATAATGAGTACATGAGATGGTCGCTATCCTTTAACAGAAGCACGTCAAATGCGCTTGGATCATCAGCTAACGCCGACTCCTTTATCCTATCAAGAACCTTATTCAAGTCTGATCTTTGGGTAGAGAAGAAATTCCTTATAGCCCGGATTATCCTGCCAAACAAGGAGAGCTGGGCGTCCTCGGACGAGGCCAGATCCTCCACCGCCTGTTCCATGCCCGGTACGAACCGCTGGGCCAACGTCTTACCTAGGATCTCCCGCTTCACCATCCGATCCAGTTCCTCCCCTTGGTATTCCTTCCCATACACCTCATAGTAACGACCGGCGAATTGATTCCATAATGGCGTGTCGACAACAGAGTCCAGAACCTCGTCAATCTCCTGCTGATTACGATAAGTATCGATCAAGAAGTGAGCCACCTCCTCATTAAGATCCTCTACCGTAGCTCCCTCAGCCAGGGCAATAACCCCATTAGCCATATCGGATAAGGCCCTAGCCGAAGGCTCGACACCATTACGCATCTTATACTTATCCATATATTCGGACATACCCATCACACGGATACCTAACGTGGATAAGATGTTGGTGATATCAGTCCTGTTCTGAAGATCCTCCGCCTTCTCATTCTCAATAACCCCACGGACATTACTTCCGTACAAGGCGTTATCCTCCATCATCAACGACAAGGCTAGCTCCATGAACCCATCATACTTATTATTAAGCTCCTCAAACTTACCTTGCCTTAACATGCCCTTTATCTCCGATCTGCTTACTGTAACCTTCTCCCCTGATGTCGTGATAAGATCAAGATCGTTATTTACCTCCGTATCAAAACCGATGGAGCCTAATACGTTCATCTCAGAAGACATACTACCAAACCTGTTCCTTAGTCTAGACAAGGCGTCCATAGCGTTATAGATCTTAAGACCATCAGAGTTGCCGGCTCCGGTAAGATAATACCTATCCCCTAACCTTGTACGTTCCCCACTCAACAGACCTTTCTTGATAAGGTAATTGACAAACCCTCCACGAGTGCTTATATTAGAGCCTGAGCTGATACCAAGGACCGGTATGAATGACTCGCTGTTGTTAAGGGTTATGGAGGACGAGCCAAAGGAGATGTCAGCCGTACCGGACGGGACGTCACTCTCCTCGACACTGCCGGCCAAGAACCCGGCCTCAACCCGCCCGCCGGACGAGCCTTTTATGGCGTTGGCGTAAGAGTCATGTATCTTGCCGTCATCCGATTTAAAGAACAGGCGAGGCTCACCGGAATCATACACCAATCTTGAAGATGGGGGCGTATAATCTTCAATATCGTTTAACGGCAAGACATTCCCGGAGAATATAATCTCCCCGTCTATATTTCCGCCCTTAACCCTAATATTAGGTCGTTGCCCGGTAAAAGCGCTTTCCACGGCCTTCCATAGCATACGGGCTGTCTCCTTAATATCTATATTCTCCCTGATAGCCCTTATATCATCCCATGACGCCTCTTTCAGTATCGTATCGCCAATATTATTCTCGTTTATGGAATCCAGATCCACCTCCTGTACCGTGGATGTATCTACCACAGCCATATCATTGACATCACCTACCTCTCCGGAGGTAAGATAAGCCACGACATTGTCGCTATTCCCAAGGCTTCTGGCCAACGCCGGGGCATCCATATCGCTTATGGCGGACAAGACCTTGGCTGACATAAGTTGCCCCCACTCGCTGGCGCTAAGTCTGGCACTTATGGATCTGGCCGCCTCCTTATTCCTTGGTGCGGATCTCGTCCAGTCTCCAAACTTGGACCTGAACTTATCGTTATAAATAGTCATATAAGCTTCAGCGGCCTTATTAAGGTCACTTACGGCGGCTATACCCGCTATCTTATCGAACAAGGTAGATACCTCGCCGGAAGGGGTCAAGACACGGGTTATCTTACCTTCCTTATTCCTTTTAATTACGCAACTCGACATAACTTCATGTTTTTGACAAAGATAAACAAAAAGCCCCCACAAATAAGCGGAGGCTGATATTCTTATATTCCTTATAGAATTTATGACTTAATCCGTATTCTTGCTATTGATGAACTCACTAACGCAATCACCAGCGAATCCGGCTATATACGCTGCGTGTTCATCCTCTCCAACCTTAAATCCAAGAGACATGTTGCAAAATTGGCATACGCTCATTGCTATATGGAATGACTCGTGACATATATTTCTCATTATTAAATCATCGTCGCTCGAAAAATTCCAAAGTATGGCAAATTTATCATCATCGTCCCTATCCCTTACCAAATTCACGAAAGACGCCTCCTTATCCATATCATCTTCATCTCCCCATTTCCCCTCGTGTTCAGGTTCCATATTCTCGAAACGATCACACAACGTCTTATAATCTAATCCAACCGTGATAATCAAATCCAACGGATATATCACGAAATCAAATTTCTTTTCTCTCACGTTACTAAAATTATTAATTTTATTTATCAAATTCACATTCGTATCACAAAATGTTTACTCTAACAGGGTTAAACGCTAACCCACTATCGATTATCCCACTTATGTAAGAATCACCGAATACTTTCCTGCCAATCCCAATAGCTCCGTTGATATCAGCATTTAGCAGCTTTCCAATAGAGCTTTGAAACAAGCCTCGTTTCTTTCTTTTGCCGAGATAAACATCATGCTTTCCCAATTTTTCAAAAGCCAGATGATCCACTTTGGAGGTATAGGATTCCTCGTGGACTTGAAAGTCTATTCCAACCAACTTACACTTATAGGATATCTTTTCAACAAGTTTTGAGAATGGAATCTCAACGAACTTCTGGTTTATCCTCTTCCCTAGATTTACTCCATTCTTCCATCCTTTATTCAAACCCACAACAAGATTCCCAATATTGTTTTCAATACAGATATTTACAATAAATCTGCTAACCTTGTGGATTTTATCTTCAATCCAAAAATTCCTATAATTATTTAGCCGTCTAAGTCTCTTTGAAGTACCCTTATCGCCAATATACGACATCAACCTAGCTCTCTTCTTATTATACCACTGATTGAAGGATTTAATAATCTTGCCGTTTACAATGAAAGGCTTGATACCTACATCGCTTATACATGAACATAAGTTATTCAATCCCAAATCAATCGAAAGAACATTATCCTTATTCAGGTTTAGATCCTTTTCCTTCTTCTCATAAATAACCTCAACCACATAGCATGTAGCTTGAGGGATTACCCTAACCTGACATAATTTGTTATCTCCTATGTTTGTTTTAATTGATGGAATTATGTTTTTGATGAAATGGATGTAACCATCTTCTTTCAATCTGCAAGCAGAAGTCGTAAAGACTACCATATTCTGCTTCTTGCCTCGTTTGTACTTCGGCAATTTTGGTCTTGATAAAAATTTAGAAGGATTCTTCTCATATTCCTTCTTTGATTTCATCCAAGACTTTGTTACCGAAAACACTTGAGCTACGACTTGTTGGGACACTACTGATGGTAGATTCCTAAAATCAACCTGATTCTCCTTACATAATTTAGTAGAAAACTCATATTCATTTATGTAATCTCCGGAAAATATACCTTGTCTGACATTGAAAAGAACATAATTATACAACAACCCGGATTTGAGGCATACATCCTCAAATCGGTTGTCTTTTATGATATGTCTTTCAACTAATCTCATTCTTAATATCTTATGCCATAAATATAAACATTCTTTATGAAATAAATAATTTATTCAACTATAATCCCCTTAATTTTTCTATAACCTCAAAACACATCTTACACTCAATCCTACGATACAACTGCCTTACGCCATCTATCGTAGTCCAATAACGACCACCCTCACGGTGTAGGAACTCGCTCATAACCTTAGTGTCAGCTACATCATGTAGGTCGTATGAGTCAAAACATAACTTACATATATCGTCAAGATCAAAATAAGTAACCTTATTATACGATATACAACTGATTTGTCTTCCATCAGGAAGCTGGACATCGAAAACATCTATCTTCTCCATATTAAAAAATAGAGGGATACCGATCCCATCACAGACCTGTATCCCCTTATAATAAATTAGCGACGAAAAGCATGGTGATGGACATGCGCCACAAATGTAATTACAAATTTTGTAAAAACAAAGCCATTTTATGGTAAAATGTCCCGGACGAACCGCACATGATAGCCGCTGTACTTTTGATAGCTGTACACACCGCCATCTCTGAAGTACACATACCACCCGTAGAGGGAGCTATACTCTGAGCTAGACCAATAACCACTGGAAATATAGAATTGTTGTCCACCAATAGCCGATAATGCGTTATTAACACTCGTCAAGTACATATATATCAATGAAAGCTGACCACATGACGGGACATACCAATCATCATATCCTTTAGCGTCAGCACTAGCTAAGAACGTATTAAGCACATGGCCAATTGTCGCAAAGGAAAAACGATCCTCACCACTGGTAGTCACCCCTTTTAATACCTCTGAATTGGCTTTCCCCCTCCAATCAGATGAAGCTCCGCTTGTCCATGCAGTAATATTTGCCGAAAGGTTAGGGGTACCATTGTATGAACCATACTCCGGTTTTAGGTAAGCGTGACCATTACTTCCATCTACTTTGTCATAACTTGCAATGCCTGTCTGATCCGTACCATATCCACCCCAACAAAAAGCGTAAGTACTGTCCTTCCCGGCCCCGGCTGTTACGTAGCTTTCATTAGAGTCCCCGTTCTTCTCAATCATAAATCTCTTACCTTGAGCGTTAAGGACAACGCCTATACAATCATTGGAAGGTGTGTACGTTATACTTCCATCAGGGCGGACATAAGAGATAAGGCAAGTACCGTTACACTGACATGGAGCGTCACTCTTCAACACCCCATACACCCGATTGTCGCTAGTCAACCATCGTTTGCCATCGCTTGTCACATAGGCTTGCCTACACCCCTCCTGATTCACCGTAAGCGTCTTTTTAACGCCTTTGGGGGGTTGTTATCTCCAACTCAAGGGTACGGTCAAGGCCTTTGTTCATTACCGAGCCAAAAGAAACGGGGGCGCTTCCGGTCCCGGACCCCGGACTGACGGTCAGAGGCTGGTCCGTTACCTCGCCTACCCCGTCCTTCCAATTAATATTCAAATCATTAACCATAGTTGTATTATTTTTGTTCTATTGCAAAGATAGCAAAACAAATAAACCCCAACCGGCTTTAGTCGATCGGGGTCTGAGTAAGAGAAAAGAAACTGATTATCGTCCCATCATTCTCAATACGGTTCTAGCCGCAGCTTGCGCCCATGTCAAGCTGTCATTAGATGTTACGTTAACCGTCTGTTGAGTACCATTTACATCCAAGTTAATAATCTCCTTGTCAAGCTCGATAGTAGAGTCTCCAGCGGCTTGCGTTACCGTCACGTTGGCTATCTGGCCACCAGCGGCAGTTACCTTCAATGTAGCTGTCAGTTCCTCGATCGTGACGTTGGCCGGTACGTCCGAGATCGTGATGCTCCAAACGAACTCGCCAGCGGCTCCGGGATCGTCGGCGATAACCGCTCCGTTAGCCGTAGTCTTTCCAGCCGCCGTGTAGTTAGCCGGGAGCTGTAACGTAAGCCCGTTCTCCTTAGCCGGCGTGACCGCGAACGTAAGCTTAGTACTGTTGGACTTACCGGTGATGGTAACATTACCACCTGTCTTTTGTACGGAAGCGTTAGGGCTGTCTGATCTTACCACCTCAGCAGCCGCTGCCTGATTAACTACCAACGCCTTCTTAGCCCCGCCGTTCGTGGTGACCGTAAGGTTGATAGTGCGTTGAAGACGACCGGTGTGTTTCTCACCGGAGAAATTAACCGCCTGATCTCCTGATCCTGATACCGGGTCGACGGTTACGAAACCGAATTTTTGTGATGCCATACTTAAATATATTTACAAATGTCATTTTATTATGCCAAAAATAACTTGTATCATATCACATGCCAAATATAGGGGGGGGGGGGAGATACGGGTAAGTGTCAAAAACTGCCGTCCCCGTGCAGGAATCCGCTACGGAATATAATAGCCTTGTCTTTAAGTTTCTGGACAGATTCCCATTCCCATTCACCCTCACAAGGCTTAACGACATACTTATTCCCCCATGTCTTAAACTTCCTCTCTATAACAAACATCTCTGGGTCTTTTAAGACATGGAAGATACTTCCGACAGGGAAATACTTATCAGTCCTCAATATAACACGATGATGTTTCTCGTCATATTCAGGATCGCCTACGATACGTGCCTTATAAAATTGGAAATCATTTAACGTCTGATCCACTGGCTCTATCCAATAATACCCCTTACCCATTGCAGTTTGTATTTAATTATCTATATTTGCGGTGTAGTAACTCATAATGTTTTAAGTGATTTTCAACCAAAGGGGAAGGGTGTCCGTGAGGATGCCTTTTTTCACTCCCGCCCACCCTACCATGACAAAAAGATCTACCTCGAACAAATGTAATCATAATAAAGCTACGGTCAAAAAGAAACCCTATCGGTATTCTATTGCCGACAGGGTTCTCCAACGTTGTATCAAACTAAATCATATCACTCCATTTGATTGTGTCACCGACGAAGCACCGCACCGCCAGATACCTTACGAACGCCGTCCCTTCCGGGGCGTCAGGGTCTTCCAGATAAGCCAAGACAGCCTTGACTATTTTCTGGTCGCAATCCAATACCTTAGGAAAGTAGTCGCTATAGAACATAGCGAACAGATATTGGATATCTCCCCAAGTGGCGTTATCAGGTTTCTTAGCCCCGCATTTATCGAACATCTGCTTAGCGTCCTCCATCGTCCATCTTCTCTTGGATCCGTCGGCGTTAAGCATCTTGTCAGCGGCTTCCCTAGCCAGCTCCTTGGAAAAGTGATATCCATGGGTGTCTATATACCGCTTATAATCCGGGTCATCGGCGTCTGCTCCTCAGTAATAACGACTCCTGCGTCCCCTGCGCATATACGGTTCAGTACCTTCGTACTCGTCACGGATGCCGCGCTCACCGAACCATCCCCTGCGATACATCTCGTCCTCGCGTTCATGGAGTCTCTCACGCTTCTCAAGCTCACGCTCGTCACGTTCCAGTTCCCTCTCACGTCTTTCAAGATCACGCTCACGGCGTTCTAGCTCATCCATCCTACCGTCATGCTCCTTGCCATAATGGTCATATATTCCACCACCATAACCCATGTAAGTCCCATCCGAACGTCTGCTACGTCCACGGCCGCCTCTACGATCGTAGATCTCGTCATTGTAGTCCTCATCGTGACCGCCGCCTAAATCTATAACTCTCATCTTAACCTAATTTTTTAATTAACAACTCTTTTAGCTCATCGAAAGAGGATCCCATCCTATCGACTTTCTCCTCAAGATTCTTGATCTTCCGGTCTTGATCCTTAGTCTGCTTAAAAGCCGGATTGATTTCCTCAAGGATCGAATCACAAGCCTCTAGCGTCCTCCTATGCTTATCGATACTATCGAGAATATCGGAGCTGGTTCTCTTAGCGGCGTTAAGCTGGTTCATGATCGGATCGACCGAGCAGGCCAAAGTTATGTTATTGGACATAGCGACATCCCTGCTCTCCGGTACGACATAGGTCATGGAAGACCCGTTTATCTCCACGGTAAGGTCTATCACCCTATCCTGTAGTTGCTGATATTGCCCCATCTGACCCATCTGGGGTTGCTGGCGTTGGCCGGGGCTATGAAGCGTCAAAAATGCCAACTAAGTCTGGCAAGTCACCTCTCGCATCAACTTATTTGTATTAGCGGTATATTCATTAACTATCTTACTGGATGAAGGATTATCCTCTATCCTTGACAGGCGGTTATCGTCACTCCTTACCGTAACATCACCCATCCTTCGTACCACGCTTTCTTGATATGATGATGGATCGGAGTATATAAGATCATCGACGAACCTATATATTGATCCATCAACCGTCTCACCTATCTTCTCATATAAGCCGGATTGGAACGACACGAAATCATCATACCTTCCACGAGCCAAGAACGAACCGTCCGGTCTCGCCTCGACGCCGCCGTTGACCTCCCGTAGCAGGCCCGGATTCCTTTGGTACAGATACCTATAAAACCCGACATCCATCATCCTATCCTGACCATCCAGATAGAAAAGGTTTCTCATGCTACTGTCACCGGACTCGATAGCCACGTCAAACAGAAGATCCCTTACCTGACCTTCCGGCAACGACATCTCCATGCTTTTTAACGTACCTCTGTCATGGTGGTTCAAAGAGACATTATAAAATCCATTAAAATCAAGGAAACGTAAGACATTATTATATAAATCCGATTTTTTTAACCTTTCCTTGATCTGGATCTTCCTCAACGAGGTACAGGATTTGATAAAATCCCGATCCTTTCCCTGCCTAGCCTCGTATCTCCTGAACTCCCGATCGATATCGGCATCATCCATCTCAGGGGTAACTGGATGCTGGTATATCAATCTGGTAAGGATCATGTTCTCGGTATTCGAGGATGAGATGTTGGACATAACTAGCTTCTTTATGTTATCCTTAACCACGCCAATATCGGAACGGGAAGCCCCGGCGGGGACCACGCCAGCCGGCAAGTACGAGGGTCGCTCTATCCCGATATCGGCCAACATCTCATAGGCCTGATCGGTGTCGGTTATCGGAGCCGTGTTATGGTACGTATTCCTACCCATATACAACATGCTCCTATCATACATATCGGAAGGGGATGTATTCCCGGACCTTACATACACCATCCTATCCCCAGTAGAATAAGTATCCTGAACCTCGTATATCGGGTTCCCTTTTCCTGTTATCCTATCAAGATCGGAGATAAAGCTATCGTATACCGAATTGCCGGCCTGTATGGAAGACAACATGACGTCCAGCGACGCCATAAGATCACGGATATCCTCCGGTCTGGATATAATCATCTCATCGCTGATCGCCTCGCTTATATCCACACCCATGTCGGCAAGATCCATGGCTATGTCATGCAGACGTCCGGCAACGTCCTTGATGTCCTTAAAATCATCCATATCGATTATCTCCCCAACCTTATCCCTTAGACCCTTCATATCCTTAGGCATACTGATATACGGTGTGGTACTATTGAAGTACGAGTCGGTAATCGTATTTCCGTCCTGACTCCGAACCTCCATACGGGTCATATTACGATACGTGTCATACATCCGATCTGCGTAATCCTGATCCTCCTGATACCGGAGTGCCAAGGAAGGGTATGAGATGGAGGCGAAAGCCTGATCGAACTCCCGGCGGTCGCTGATACCGCCTACCGCCCTCATGATCGTATCCCTTACTTCTATTGGATTCAAAACCCTTCTCTTTCCTAACGAGTCATATGTATCCTCATATATCATATAATCATCACCAAGGCCTGACTCGGAGGACAGGAAATACATATCCTTCTCATTAAGATCCCCGTCAGACATAAAATCGACAATCCTCCTCATCATATCCCTTACCCGATCATACGCCGATCGGTTGGTCATGATATTATCAATCTCATCGGCGTCATACATCCCAGATCGCTCAAGATTGTACCTATTGAGGAATATATCACCGCCGGAAAGGAAGTTAGATACGATCATATCATTAAGATCATTGATATTATCAACGCCCAAGGAAGTAAGGGTGTTATTGATATCCTTAACCTCATCGGCCATGAAATTGCCGGCGAAATAGTTCTTTCGCTTGATAAATGACATAACATCATCATACCTAGGTTCCCCATTACTATCCAGATCATATTCTGATGGCATGGACATCCAATCGCCAAAGAAAGACACGAAGTCGGGGGAGTAGGCCGTACCCCAGACCGATAAGGCCTGCTTCTGGTCGCCAAGCACCTCCATCGCCCTTTGGTATAATCCGGATGGTTGGTTATTAGGGGCAAGGACATTATCTACCCTATCCTCCTTATTTTTTATTACATAACAAGATCGTCCCATTACTAAATCGTTTTGTTACAAAGATATGAAAATCCCGCCTACTCTCACGAGCGGACGGGATACTAAATAACAACATAATAACAAACCTTATGTTTACTCTGAAAAAGTACAAATCTTTTTGCCGATCCTCACGAACAGGCAAAAACTCAATCCTAAATTATAAAAAAAATGGAGTTTATCGTTTAGCGAAAATATCTTTATCTGATCTACTCAGAACCCTGCCTTTCAATTCCAAGAACCTAGGCATCCATTCTTTAGATATCTTAGACACGATCCACTGAAATCCCTTAGGAGTCACATAGACAGTATTAGTGCCATAGAACTCGTCATCATTACGATATCTGTAACGAGCGTAACCACGATCTATCATCCTTTGGGAAAGCAACCACCTCTTACCGGTCTTAGCGAAGAACTTCTTATCCTCAAGCAATATTCGAAGATTCTTCTCCGCTATATCATATCCATGAGCCTCTAGCTTTTCCCGAACCTCTCTGATCAACATATCTGTCTCTTGGGCTATTTCGGCTGTCTTAGCAAACTCAACCATAGGAGCCTGTTCTTTAATGATATTATCGGATATCCTTTTGGCTTCCTCTGCCGCTTTCTTCGCCTCAGCTAACGCACGCTTCTCCTTTTCCGATTTAAGCAAAGCCTCTAATGCCTCTATATAATCAGATGGAAGTTCATTCTTTGATGGCATATTGTTAGATGGCATAGAATAGGAACCTGTTTTCCTAATAAAAGGGAGAACCTCCGATGTTACCCATCTTTTGAATTTCTTAGCAAACTCCTTCTTAGATGACATAATTAAAGTATACATACCAGACTCATTAATAATCTTTATCTGGCTAACATATTGATTGTGAATAGGGGTGGAATCGTAGGCCTCCCTATCTTCTGACAATCTCAGCATTTTACAATCCTCGTCATCTACCAACCTTCTTACAGCATCCCTAGGATCTGCATACCCTAAACATTTAGCTACATCATTACCGACAAACCATGGTTCATGTTTCTCATCCAACAATACTCTCACATCCCCAAAATCAGGATTCTCAAATAATTTTAAATTATCATCCATAATATAAAACAACGAGAGCCACCAGCGTCCGTTACCCCACTGATAGCTCTCATTTATCGCCTACGCCTAAGCGATATTAATATCTTCTTCTGGTCTAGCAACGGATAGACACCGCAAATATAAGACCTTATTTTGAAACTACAAACAAACAGGAGATATTTTTACAAAAAATGTAATCAGCCATATTCCTCTGTCATATATAAAGCGTAGCTATACCTATCCTCTATCATCTCCACCACCTTCTTGATATCAGATAAAGTTAGTTTCTTTATCTCCATATTCCTACTATCCATTCTGACAAAAGAGTTCTTGAACTCCTGCTCGGTTATGGCATCCAACCTAAATAGATTGTATTTTATAAGCAACTGGCTTACGTCAAATATCAGGATATTAAGATCAATATCATCCTTCAACTCATCAAGAAGATCACGCATCATGGCTTTGATAGCATCAGTATCAAGCTCCAGTTTCTCGGCTTCCTTCATCAACTTCTTGATAATACCATTGTGCTCGATTATGATGTTAGCATTATCATCATCGGTAGGTAAAAGGATATCCATCGTACATTTTATACCAACCTTATCACTAAGTCTTTTATTGAACTCAGTCATATAATCAAAAGCCTGATCCCTGCTTAAGGCGTATGTATGATCAAGCAACTGCTTTTGTCTGACCTTGACAAAATAGTTACTGGTGTATAACATCATCAAGACCTTCACTCGCTGGATGCGTAGGTCTTGCATGATCTTCCGATGTAAAAAAGAATCTAGTTGCATAATATAAAGAGTCCCCACCGGGGCCATCACACACCCGACAGGGACCAACTTTTAAATATCTTACTCGTCAGGTGATGGACTGACGCCGCAAAGATAAGTCAAGATATTTTATTTAGCAAGGATTTTCCGCCTCATTTTCTCCGGATACTACGTTACCGTCGGAAACCAAAGACTTGTCCTCGGCCGCCTTCGTAGGCGAGGCGAACTCCGATGGCAGATCCGGCAGGTTAGGGAACGAGACTTCCGTCTCCTCCTTGGATACCTTGTTATCCTTGATACTCATCCTAAACTTAGGAGCTATGAAAGGATCGTTGTTAAGATCGATGTTGATCGTAACGTCATTCATCAAAATATCCTCCTTAGTTCTGGAATCACCTATCCATCCTCTTACATCAGCGGTCATAGGCATCCTGCTAACCGCTTTCTTGACAGATTCAAGCCGGCCTTTGATAACATCCACATCTCCCGCCAGCGGAATCATATATGTCTTATTATCCAACCCGGATCTGGCTATAGCGTTATTAAGATCCATTATATCATCAATACTTACGCCTCCGCCTAGACCCTCCGTAATCCTATCGGCCATCGATCCGATCATGGATGAAAATGACGATATATCCTGATTTTTCAATCTTACGGGGTACAGGTAATTTCTTCCATTTCCTGTCTTTATAGCTACGACCGGGATACGTGAATCTTTATAGTCACCATACTTGTCCCTGACGATAGCCGTACAGAACGGGAATATATTATACTTAATATTATCCCTCATCGTAACCTCCCCATTCTCTATATACCCTACGCTCTCTACCTTGTCGACCGTCTCGCTGGTAAAGTCATTCTCGGATACCATCAACGTACCATTATCATCACTTACGCTAAAATTAGGTCTTCCCGGCAAAACACTAGTAACTGTACCTACGAACGGTATATCAATCTCGCCAGCGACAGATCCTACATTATCCCTATACAACTCAAAGGCCATACTCCTTAAATCAGCGTTACTCCCTTTTGAGTCTGGATCATTGGCTTTTAGCACCGAGACAAAATTACCATCACCATCCACGATCTTAATAACCATATTATCAACCAGCTCTCGGTAAGCCGACTTAGTCTCATCAGAATTAGGGTCAACGGCGTTAAGGCTATTGTATTTATCATACAATTCCTTGGTATATGGATCTAACATATCCATCTTAAACCTTACCATATCACCCTTGCGGAGGCTAGCCGTTGCTTCCTGATTTACCGACTCGTTGTTAGATCCAAACGTATCACCCGTATAATAAGGGACAATAGATCCATCCTGCCCCTTGCGATACACCATGAACCAGATGGAGGTCGACAAGGCGGTTTGCCGCCCCAATATGACACCGGTAGCGTTCTCGAAAGCCTGAGCGTCATCCTCGCTAATCATCCATCTTGAGTGGTTATCTGACTCTATAACAGTAAATATGTCGGTTCCGTTGGTGAAATCCATCACCCTTCCATTATCAGTATCAGTGGCATCAGATCTTTTAAGCCCAAGACTGTCCATAAACCTGTCAAGTCTCATTCCGCCAACTTCATAATACATAACCCCACCGATCTCTCTCTTCTGAGCCATCAACACCACCGGATTCTGGGCGGCGTTAACTTCCGTCCTGCCGGTGGATGTCCCGGGTTCGCTCTCTGTGAGGACATCACCCATAGGTATGGATTTATCGTAATCCTTGACAGCTATACTTCCGTTATCATACAACCTCATCCATTCCACGAATTGAAGAAGAGGCCTATCGGAATAATTATTGATAATATCAATAGCCTCATTAAGCTTATCCTGATCAATCTCATTGCCATTGTCAGCCTCATTCATAAGATCATTATAAGTCTTTATAGCTTCTTTGATCTGATCCTGATCAAGACCATTGATATTCATATCTACAATATCATCAACAGCGTCCTTGATATTATCATAAATATTATCATGGATCTTCAATCTATCTATTATCGATCTAGCCTTATTGATCCTTGAAATAGGATTATCCCCAAACCCGTTAACTAGACTATCGACACGAGGCTTGTTATTATCATATATCTGTCTCTCCCTAGGAGATAAGACATCCTCATTACCGTTCCATATCTTTATAGCTATATTATTGATTCTATCGTCAGAAGGATTTATGATATCCTCATCATCAGGAACCCTCTCGACTATATTACCTTCATCGGCCTTAATCTCGTTCTCCATAGATCTGGCTATCATATGATTATATGTCTTGAACATAAATGCCTCATCCTCCCCTATAAGACCATCTTGGTAAGCCTTGTCTATAGCTTGGTCGTTGGCGTAAAGATCATTGGCATCAGGATTATCAGTATTCCTGAAATCATACTTGCTATCATCCTCCTCATAAGTCTTACCCCATACGTTCGATAATATCTTCATGAACCCGCGCTCCTGCGCCCGGATGAATCTTCTGTCACGCATACGACGAAGAGACTCGTTTATATTCTTATAAGCCACAAGATTATGACGATACTCACTAAGCAATGCCATAGCCTCCTTATAATTATCAACCCCACGGATAGATACGACGTTCTCAAAATCAGCTATAGTATCATAAGCCGCCATAAGATCAGCGGCACTGATCCTTGAATCATTTCTATTTAAGAACAACTTAGATATATCAGCCTCTGAGTTAATTAACGTAGTTAATTTCCTCTCCAATGCGATCCTATCCTCTGTTAATTTAAGAAGCCTATCATTCTCCTTGACCAACTTAGCCTTATCAGATTCAAGAGCGTCCTTCGACGCGACACTTTGTTGAAGCCTCAAGATATTCTTCTCCATCCTCTGTATATCATCCGTAAGCTTCCTGAGTTCTTCAAGATCCCTGCTCGAATCAGGATTAAGACGAGAATATATATCAAGAGCGGGGCCTATATCCGTATTGTATATCCTTCTTAGCTGATTGGCAATATCGTTCAAATTATCCTTCGCCTCAAGGCCATTATAAGCCATATTGGAGATATAGGCGTTAAAAGACCTGTTCGGGATACCCTCAGTAAGTGAGTCGGCGAATCTGTTGGCCATGGTAAAATTATCCACCTTCTTATTAAACTCGTTGACAAGATCGGCTTTATACTCATTGACCTGCTCATCCGTCATATTCATATCGGACGCTATATCGCTATTAGGTATAGATTCGACTACCGTCCTGAAATTCTCCTTCGTATCATCCAGCATCCCCATCTCCGAATCATAACGGAGACGATTGAATACGGCGTCACTAAAATCCTTGTTTATGATCCTACCATCACTCTCGTACGATGTGTCTACGCCAGATAATTGAGCGTTAAGAGCCATACTGCCACGAATAGCACGGACAGCAGCCTCGGTCAAGGCGCCGGCATTGGCGTTGTAGGCCTCCACCATCCCCTCGTTCCGGGACATGTCTTGGCTCCATTCCTTTATACCTCCAAAGGTCTTTCCACCCATAACCGATCCGATAATCATACCGATGCCGATCTCCTTCCAGCCTTGACTAGACCCGTATGTTTCCTTGAACCCGTTCTTTATAGCCTCCATATAACCTATGTTCTGACGGATAGCCATAGGATTGTATCTTGATTCTACCCAATCCTCGGCGGACTTGCTAGCCACTCCCTGAAGACCTTCCTCATAAAGACCTTCTGACACTGGGCGCTTGATAATATTGAACGTATTCCCGGCTATTTTCTGCCATTTCTTTGGTGTTATAGCCCTTAGTGCACCGTTGTCCATTCTCTCGGCTCCTACGCCAAATATATTGCGTTTTATGAACTTATCCACGCCCAGATCCATGCCAAACATATCACCAAACATAGCTATGTTGGATAATGACAATATGCCGACGTTTGCGGCGAATACGGCGTTAGCGGCATTGGCATTGTCAGCCCTGAACCTCATAAGCTCCTCATACGGGACTTCCCTCCCGTAAGCGTTACGATAAGATTGCCTGAAATTCTCCTCGGCCTCCATCAACATACTTCTGGCCTCCACTGAAGCTTCCCATGAGGTAGACGTACCAAGAAATAGGGCGGCATCCAGCCCCTTACCTACCCTCTGCCCTATACGGGCGGCCCTAAGGTAAGCTCCGAATGCTTTCTTGGTGTCCGAAGCGGCCTTGCCTATCCTAGCTAAAGCCACCCCAGCCCTAGCTCCGGTACGAGCAAGGTTCATCAGACCGGCCCCGGAATATACGGCGGATGATAACATGGCACCAGCGGTAAAAGCCAGACCCGACAGAAAGTCATTAGACCAGAAGTTAGCCTTAGTCATACTTTGAAGAAAGTTCATGTCCCGCTCCTCTCGATTATAATAATGAGCTAGACCATAATCCATCTTCTTATCCTGATCATCTAGCCATCTAGTGAAATCGTTGTCAAAGACAGCGTTGAAATTACCCTTGGATACTCCAGCGTAAATACCATAAAAAGGCTGGATAACGCCGCCTAACCCGTACAAGGCAGTCTTTCCGGCAAGCTTACCCAATCCCCTCATCCATTTCTCAGTCCTGCTTTGGGTCTTTGACAGACGTGTATCATTATCCACTCCGGGTACATAAGACTCGTATTTAGGAATCCATGTTCCACTACTTAAACGATACCTTGAATCTTCTAACGATACCTCAGGTCCGGTGAGATTAAATCTACCCTTGTAACTCTGATCAGAAGCCATATATCCCAAAGGGGACATATGCTTCATGTTATCATAATAATTAGTCTTTACCGTATTCTTGATCCTTTCTGACAATGACGGTATCTGGGACTTTGATCTCTCGGAAGCGGAATACGGATCCAATACCGGAGGCAGGTCACGATCCGGTATATCATAGGGATCCGTACCAATAGCCTTTATATTATCTACGTTTATGGTAGGATATCTGTACTTCTCGGCAAGATCCTTTCCGTTAGAGGTATTATTATAGATTTCCATTGTTTCCATTATTTCCACTATTTCCGTTATTCCTGTTTCTTATCTCCTGATCAATCATATCAGCTATGGGCGAGATGAAGCTCTCGAAATCATCAGTAGTAGATCTTCCCTCGCTCCTCCAATACACCTCATTCTCCTTGCTAAGTATCTGTTGCCATGCCATGACCAAATAATACTGCGGGCAGAAGTCGATCTTCCTTGCTACCTCATCAGCATATTTAACGCCATACAGATCAATTGAATACAACGGGGTATTACCCTCTCTAGCCCCTCCTTTGCTATATATATCAACATTTATCCCAGAAGAACCATTATTATACTTATATCCGGAAGCCCTTAACTCGTACATAGAAGCGTTATCGAACAACACGTCAGTAGCGATCATCATCTGATTCTTCCTGATATTACCGTCATTTATATTCGTAAACATATCTATATAAGGCATTACCGTGTCCTTGGACCCGCTAGCGTAAGCGAATGGAGCTACCAACAATGACTTAGCCATCTTCCCATAAGCGTTGTTGCTTGAGCTGGCGAAAGATATGGGTACGACACCGGAATCATAGGTCTCGGACGGGATGCTTACATCCTCTTTATAGAAAGTAAATTCATTCGCAGCCAGATCAGCCTCGCTTACCTCAACAACAGATCGACCATCACCTCCATTATTGCCAATGATCTGATAATTACCATCACCTATAGGGGATATGGTAAACGTTATCTTCGTATTGGCATTACTCTTATCCTTAGGAATAAAACCGCCACCACGGGTAAATAGGTCACTAACCTTTATATAATCTTTCTCTTCTTGACTTTTAGACGGATAATCACCGGAGAAGATATACTCACGCTCGGCATACTCATGACGATGTTGTCTCAGGTAATCCTCGCCAGCACGTTTAGCGTCATCAGCGATCCTACCTAAATCCCCACGACTCCATTTATGTCTTAATAAATCATTCCTCTCTTTATGAGCCTCATCATATATAGCGGTAGCGACAGCGATCGCCCTGTTATCCCCGGCAAACCTATCTCTTATTTCCTCAATGTGCTTATTCTTACTAGCCCCAGATACGGCAAGAGACATTATAGATTCAATATCATCAAGCGAAAAAGACGTTCCCATTAAATCATTCACACGATCCAATAAGACACCTGATTGACCCGAATCCATTGATACATGAGGCATTTCTCCTTCAACACCGTAATTAATAGTATTTATATTATCATTTAACAAAGAGCTGTAAGCGGACAACTTACTCCAATCATTTAATGTTATATCGTTTATACCATTTATATCAAAAACCTTATCGCCATTGTTATTAATATCTCCAAGATTGAATGTGCCGAATCCATAACTAATATCTATACCTGACCCACTGTCCGATCTAGCTTCTCTCTGAATTATAGTATCAATACCATCCAAAACAGCATTGCTCGCCTTATTGAATCCATCATTGATCTTATTATACTTCCCTCTTTGGGTATTTAATCCAAGAAGCTTCAAATAACTATCCTGACCATTGCAATCAAGCAACTCGTTCCTTGACCCTCCATTGGCCTTGAAATAAGCCATGATAACCTGATCGTTATCCATATCCTTGACCACGTTACTATTCTCAGGATCAGACGCCCATGCGTCGATCTTCCTTCTAGCGTCATCTGATAATGACTTAACGAAATTACCCATGCCGGTAGTCACCGCCTTCTCGTTGGCTATGAACCCGTTCATGAACTCATCGCTTATGCTCACATCGTCAAGGTTTGCGCTCTTGGTAACCACGGTAGGCCCGGTCGTGTCATCACCTCCGCCACCTCCATTCTCCGACTTACCCGATTTGCTGGCTCTCATCAACGCTGCTTTCTCCATCATCTGCTGATTAGCCTTGAAATAATAATCATCAACACCCAACGTCTCGTATGAGTTATTATAAGACCATCTCAGCCCGACGCCACGAAGGAACTGCTGTCGTACCATGAACATGCCGGCTCGCTCCGGGCTGTAGTTGCTACCGATAACGCCCTCGGCCTCCTCCACGAAATCATTTCTCTGCTTGATAATATCCGCCAGCTCCGACTCCAACTTAGCCCTCTTGGCCTTGTCATTGCCAACGCCCTTTAGCTTGGCTCGTATGGATTCTTCCTTGACACTGAAATCATCAATATACCCTTTAAGGAAATCTGAGGTGCTTTGAACATTAAATAAGTCAGGATTCGTTCTAGCCATATATCTTCCCTCTAATTGCATCTGAGCCTTACCGTTCTCAGATATAGAAGCCATGGCTATATCCCTGACCTGAGCGTAACTCATCTCATCTATATACATCTCACGCATCTCGCCCGTCCTGTTGCCATTGGCATCAGTCACCGGTACATTGACTTTCTTCCCCTTGTTAAGGGAGATGAAATTCTTCATCTTCTCATCAATCTCAGCGTGGTAATCCGTATAAGGGGTATAATGTATAGGATTAAGACGTGTCCCTACCTGACCGTCATTCATCCAAGCCACGGCATCCGCAAAAGCCTCAGCCTCGTTTATAGGACTATACATCTTGGGATTGTTCAGCTTCATATCCTCCATCTTCTCGCTAAAAGCCCGGATCTCCCTAGTACCGGCAATAGCATTCAACACACGGGTATCCAGAGCTTCTCCAAGACGAGCCTGTATGCTTCTGGCTATACCGTCGGAAGCCAAATTAGATTTACGATACACGTTATTCACGTCCTGTATCAGCCCATTTAACCTATTCTGAAGATATTCCCTATCCTGAGGTTTTATAATGTCAGAATTGATAATATAATCAGCATACTCGTTTATAGCCTGCCGATTGGTATCTATCTTCTGCTGCATGTACCCCATCCCCTGCATCATGACATCCATGTTGTAGGGCGATACATACTTGCCGTAATTCCTTAATATACTATATTGTGAAGCCATCCTTTATCCTTTCTTGCCTTTAGTTACTTCCTGAGCAGGATATAATCTCCTATAACTCAATATATCTCCTTGAGGATCAGCGATTAATTGTCCATTGGGACCAATCTTTACATCCCCAAATATAGACCTTAATGTATTCATGGTCGTAGCCGTATTCCACTTCTGCTGGATCTCGTCATTTACGCTATCGAAATACCTAGCCCAGTTCTCGTCATTTATAGCCAATCCCTGCAATATACGTTGCTGGTAAGCTTGACGTTGGGCTATATTCTTATCATACGTATCAGCCCAAGTACGGGCGTTTACATTATCAGCCCAAGTTCTTTGAGCCACATTCCCTTGTTCTACCTCATTTATATACTTACCTATATTGGAACTCATGATAGCCTGTAGGTTGGATGATAAAGCCCCTCTCTGGGAATCCGGGACATTACCCATCTGATCCAATTGTGATTGGAAAGCACGATTAGCCTCAACCATATACTGATCAGCCGATCTCAACACCGGGTTCACGGTAGGAGCGTAATGTCTTTCTAGACCTTCCGTTGTCACGGCTCCCGGAGTCATCCTGAACACCTCAGGAAAGTCAAGACCACCACCTACTATATTCCTGCCTCCATTGCCGCCGTTCGACTTACCGGCATTTGTGTTGGTTTTAGGAAGTGTATTAGGATCAATCAGCTCAGGCATATCCAGCTTAACATCAGGATCCTCCACATCACCTATATCCATAGGACCGGGAGCCACCTTATGCGGGTCAAGTATAAAATCAAGACCTTCCATGCCTTTCATGGATCTCAATGCCTGCATCTTAAGCATATCCTCGCCAAGTATCTTATTAACGACATCCTTGTTCTTGTCAGAGAATAGTTGGCTAAAATGAGTGATACCAGCATCATTAAGAGCCTTATGCTGTTCCTCTGTAACAACATCTAGACCGATCATAGGGCGAGATGAGGAGTATTGACCAAACTTGTTGTCTCTCATCCTATCATGATATGCGGCTTTCTTATCTTCCGGGTAATTGCCTTGACTGTCCTCACCGCCAAAGGAAACGAGCGTCGTGTAATCCCGAAGCGCCTCGGCGTTGGCGATAATCGGGTTCTCCGCCGTGGCCAAGCCCATCCACCCACCAGTAGTGCTGTATATAGCATCCTGAAGAGCCTTGGCGGCAGTAGCCTTCGAAGCGCTCATATAAGCATCATAAGCCAAAGGCATGAACGTCTTATAATACTCCAGCCTCTCATCGGTATTAATACCGCCATAGGAACCATCCTGACCCTGACGTTGATACCCGAACGTGTTATCCTTATTATTGTACTTGTTCTCTACAGGACGGAAAGTAAGTAGGTAATCGAATAAAGAACTACCACCTTTCTCCATCTTCTGACGAATACCAGCCACTTTCTTAAGCAATTCTTTCTTAGCATCGGCTATATCCTCCTCCGTAAGACCGTATTCTTTCATGGATCTGGATATGATGTTATCTATCTCACCACCCTTAGCGAAATACGTATCCTCATCCTTCTTCATCTTCCGGTCTTCCTGCTCCTTGTATATGACATTAGCGAAGTCCGTAAATCTCCCCTCTAATCCATTAACCGTATCGTTACTATCATTTATGGCCTTAGATAATACAGAGGCGTTTAAACGCCTTGTATTCTCGTCATCTATCTTATCGTTTTTCTTCAGCTTCTCCAGCGCCTTTTTCTGATCATCGTAAGCCGATTTAAGACCGATCTTAGCCTTATACCTGTCCATTAACGTAGCATACGTATCCTTAGGCGTGGCTTTGATCCCATACGTATCTCTGATGTATTTAGCGAAATCCGGCTCTATGGTTGTGTCGTCGGTAATAACCTTCGTTCCCTGCTCCAAGGAAACGGGGGTTCCACCATCGGCGTGCTTCTGCCCCATAGCCTCCATCGGCGCCTCTCCGGGCTGCGTCACGTACTCACCCTTCTCGACCTCTACGTTGGCTTGATCTTCCATCGACTTAGGTAACGGATACAGGTACTCACCGGTAAGGCTTCCGCTATCGAACCTATTATTAGGTCCTAGATAAACACCCCCACCATCCTTGTACTGCATCTGGGATTGTCTTCTTTGTCTAGCCTCACGTTCCTGAGCTAACCTGATATTGGTACGAGTACCTTTCTCTGACGCTATCCCAGAAACCACGTTACGAGCCAATCCCATGATACCACTAATCCCTGAGGCTATGGTGGTTATCGTATTAGCTGTTTTAGCCCCTGTGGATAAATCACCATATCCCTCGCTTCTCATACGTCCTATACCACGACCCACCTGAGTGAACCTAGATCCTATATCATCAGCACCATAGTAAGGGATAGTGGTAAAATCAAAAACATCCGTACTACCAGACTTATCAACCTTCTTATTACTGTCAACCAAAGCGCTCAAATCACTTGTATCAATGGTATTAATATCAGGCTGCTGAATATCAAATCCTATCTGGGTAGACGAAACCAAAGGCTCCACTCCAATACCCTGAAGACCAACAACATTACCGGGCATGATAGGGGTGACTTCCCCAGCCTCTTGATATTTAGGTATCTTCCTCTTGATTACATATTTGCCCATATCAAATTAATTTCGTTCTGACACAAAGATAATCTAAAAAAACGGAGACTCACCATTTATATAACGATGAGTCTCTTTAATACTAATATTTTAAAGCCACAACAGGATTACCCCATTTCTTCTTCCATTCATGCCCAAGATAGTCTATAAGCTTATCATAAGTATCTATAAAGCCTCCATCTATAATGCCGGTAATAACATTCTCTACAGCTACTATGTCGTCTAACTGATTCTTTGTGGCCGTATTCCTTATCCCACTCTCATGCTTGTTAAAGACGATAAAATTAATAGCCTTAGCTACCCTTGATATCTTATCAGACAACTGACTCTTGTCGCTAACCAACCTGGCGACGGCCGAACTCATCTTGATATAAGCCTCGCCAGCGGCATTCCTGTCCTCTATGAATCCATCATGCAACCATATTATCACCTTGGCATATATTTCTGGATCCAACTCCAATGCTACCATAACAAAAAAATACGGATTGACATACCATTTCTGCCCTTCTCCCTTTCCTCTTCGGTAAGCCATGCCGTATTTTTTAAGATCAGTTATCTTATTGATTTCCAATACATAATTTTGTACTGTAAGATTTCTTACAGTACATATATTGCTTATACTCAATTCTTTAACAAGAGCCTTCATCTTTTCCTGAAAACCATTTGTGGAGAACAAATGATCAAGTCTCCTCGACTCTAATCCCATAGATTTGCGTTTTTCATTTAAAGCCTCCATAACTTCCGTTATACACACAAACCCGTCCTTGGACATAACAGAGATATTTCTACCCAACAATTCTCGACTTTCTGACTGCAAAATCAAATTACTTTTCATACTTTTATCATGCTTTTAAATTAATAAGTGCGCCTACCCGCTCGTGATGAGTAGATAGGCGCACAAATATAAATAATAAATTACACAATTACAAACTATAAAACAATGAAATTCAATTTATAACATATTGTAATTATTGAACAGTACTAAATTCTTTTCACGAACAACGAACCTAAGGCTTTCACCATGTCATAGAAACCAGCGGAGCTGAATCCTACAGCCACTCCATATAATAAAGCTTCCCACCATTCACTCCCTATAAGCAATGGAGACACCTTTAGTAGCCACGCTAATATACAAACCAGCATACCTATGACTACGGCGGATAGGACTTTAGCCCACTTATGGGTGTCAATATACGGCACAACCTTGGCTAGTTGGGTAGCTGACATCGTAACAAAAGCCATGATACCGGTAAAGGTAGTTAGATCAATGGTGATAGTCCCTTCTGATGGGATTACCTCTTGCGCCATCAAAGCGAACGGCGTCAATAACATAGCAAATAAAAATAACAATCTTTTCATATCTAAAACGTTTAATTACTTCGCAAATATAGCATTAATTCTGAGTTCTGCTCATACCCTTTATATTCAGCATCAACCCCGGTATCATATTAAGCACCAACTGCCTTTTCGCCTGCTCCCTACGCATACGCTCAGCTTCCGCTATCTGCGCCTCTGATTGGGGATCGTTCTTGATGTTATTAGCGATATCCTCTATAGCTTTCCTGTTGGCGCCTGATTGAGCTAGCATCTTATATAACAGGTCTTGACCTTCCTTCTCCCACCAGCTATCCATGGAAGAGCGGGAAGCCAAAGAAGGATCGGCAGGGGCTACCGTCTCAGGTACGGGCTGCTGACCTCCGTCCCCCGTGCCCGAATCCCGCTGTCCGAACTCGTATCTCATTGGCTCGTTCTCCGGGACACCATACCTATTAGCGAACATATCAGCGAACTCAAATCTCTTCTCATTTCTTAAGGTCGATCCAAGAGGCCTACCGTATCCTTGATTCCATGCCACGGTAGCGTCCTTGTAGTTGACGGCGTTATCGAAATCGGATTTAGAATACATATAGTAATTATATACATTACCTTGAGCGTCCTTGTCAAAAAACTTTCCTTGATTGATGTAATTCCAACCTAACCCCGGGACCTTGCCTTGATACTCATCCACGAGATAATCCAACTGCTGTGTCAATGTCGGTTTCTTCCCATACCTGCGCTGTAGCTCCTTCTTCCTCGGTCCAAGCCATTGTTGGATGCCAAAATCACCGGCGGCTCCTAGGGCTTCGGTGTCCCCTCCGGACTCGGCGGCGATGTTGGCGAGGATGCCTACCGCTTGCGTTTGTGGTATTCCCTTCTTTTCTGTCAGATAGTCCCATATCTCATCATACACAACCATCTTGTTGTTGTCCGATCTACCGGGATCAACAACATATTTGCCTTCCCCATATCCTTTATCAGTATCTACAGGTCCACCATCCTCTTTCTTGTCTTTCTCATCATCGGCCAATGTAGTGGATATCAACCCTATATAATAATCAAGATCCCTATGAATATTATCCGCTACTTTCTTGGCCGCGCTTTCAAACCTCTCCTTATCCTCCTCGTCAGGTATCCTTCTCCTTATACCCCTCAATGTCTTCCCAAGATATTTAGTAAATATCTCATTAGGGATGCTGGCATAATCGTCCAACTTATCAAATACCTTTCCATAGATGCTAGACTCCCATGGATTGGTAAATACATCTTTACCTACCAACCCCATCTTATAAGACGGGGACAACCTCATAGGAACACCTCCAGTAAGGACATCAAATTCTGGATGGACGTCTTCCAGCGGCCTATCATTGAGTTGCCCATAATATTGAGGGGACTGACCGGATATAACGCGATCAAGATCCGACCTGTACATTTTTCTGGCTATATCCCCTACAGGACCTCCCTCCGCATACTCATCGAAACTCTTGAAATAATTCTTATAATTACCCGTCAACCACTCCGCTTCCCGCTCAGAATCCACCATAATAGTGTCGCCGTCAGCGATGGCACTTTCAAGAGCGTCCCACTCACCCCTATTATTCTTAGGATCAGTGAAGTCGTATAACTCACCATCTATCTCCCTGACCGAAGGATATATCACATACCGACCATCCACGCCAGCGTAGCCAAGCTTATGCGTGGCGACATTCCCATCGACCTCCCAGTCAGGTATGGTTTTCCTTTTCTCATCCCTTAACCTCCTAGCGAAATTGGCATCGCTGCTCTTGATGAGGGTTATAAGTTTATCCTTGTCAATCTCACCTCCATCCTGTTTCTCCTCTATCTTCTCTCCCCAAAGACCGTATTTCTCCCTAGGCCATATGCCGTCTATGGCATCCACATAACCAACGGGATGCTCCCCGTCCAGACGCCGGTTCCGCCGCTCGTCCGCAGGGTACAGGGCGTTGGCCAACGGCTGCGTGATATGACCCAACCCCTTATCCTTGGAACTCGACATAGCATCCACCACAGTCTGATATATAGGTCTTAATTTCTCAGGCAAATACAATCCCGCCTCATCAACCAGCTCGCCTATCTTCTTATTTATACCCCTAATGCTGAAATTATAATTACCCATGCCATTATTCAACGGAGACAACGCACCTCTTATCCCATTCATACCCTTAACAGCAGCTCCTCCACTAAGGATATCAAACTCCGGGGATACGTTCTTTAAAGGATCATCATTCATACCCCTAAAATACATGGGACGCTCACCTCTTACAACACGATCAAGATCCTCCTTATACAAATCCTTTATCCATGAAGGGATTTCCTCTTTTTTATCTTTCTTAGCCATAAATAACGTTTTCTACAAAGATAGGTATAATCAGATGCGGATTAAAACATCAGGCGGGTACATGACTCATATCACCTACCCGCCTACGCTTTTCAATGCATGTGATAAGCCGCTAGAGCTTTCTTAGCCGAATCCCTCGACCTGTACTTAGCCGGCCATAACTTTCCGGTCTTGTTACTAACCACTCTCCAGTCACTTCCTACTTTCTTTATGCACCCCGACTTGGGACACTTGCCTGAGTTCTTGGTAACCTTCCTTTTTTGAATCATAACATTAAATTTTTGTTACGGTTATATTATAATCACTCGAATTTATTACTACTTGTTTCAACTCAATATTCGAAAAATCAACCATAACCAAGGATATATTACCATACAAAAAATTAGTTATAACATCACTTGTAAAAGCGGCTACATCGCCACCCATTTCGACTTTATAATACACATACATATGCTGTTTATTAATAATACAGCTTTTTATCTTATCGAAACCTTCCTTGGTAGTATTTTTCTTAAAATCAATTCCTTCTAAAATATAACTTGAGATATCCACTCCAGAAGAACCTATCTCCTTATAAGTCCCATCATCCATCAAGGCCTTATCACCCTTACCTTTCATCTTAAGATGAAGTTGATTATCAAAATCTATATTCTCTTCAGTATTTTTCAAAGAATTTACAAGAACTATCTCGGAATCATTTGATGCAGCAACATTTGAATTAGAATGAATATATCCAACACTTAGATTAGGATAAACAGAAATAGATATATCCATAAGTCCCATACCAAGAATGGTATTTGAACCGCTGATGTAAATAGTGATACAATCATTCCTTTGATCATTAAAAACCATCAAATCATTGATAAGAAATTCACCTACCAATTCCACAAAAGAATCGCTAGGTTTTATCATCCTGATATTAGACGTAGGGTTACTACCAAACAACGATTTTATAGTATTATACTGATCTTGGGTTAAAGTAGAAGGTTGATTGGACGCTAGATGAAAAACAGTATCTAAAAACGCGTTCTCAATATCACCCCTAGCTTGCACCTCCTTATATTTCCCATTATCCATCAAAGCCTTGGTTCCTGTACCGGCCGTAGAGAAGTTGATGGCCCTGTTATCTCCGACTGGGTCACCACCAATCGTTAAGGATATGTCCTTGGTTTGGCTAGACACCGATTGTACGGTATGACTGGTGACATTGGACGTATGGGTAAGGTCGCTGGATATATTGATCATTACATGATAAGATACAATGGTCCCAGCTCCCGTATTGCATCCAGAGCGCAACATGGCTTGAATATTCCCGGATGAATCCTTAATTAATATCAAGTCCCCAACCCCATACGTCGATGATGTTCCGGATAAAAGATATTGAATTGGTATATCAACCTCACATTTAGAAGCTATTATATCATATTTCGCTTTGGTAAGGGTAAATTCCTTATCAAAGCCCAAATTAAATAATATAGTTCTAAAATCATCCTCGCTATCGAGATTATCGCCCAAGAAGCCCGGCTCATGAACATCTATATCCTGCCATGTGCCGTCACCACGAAGAAAGGCTGTACGCTTCTCCGCTGCGGGAGCCGGCACCAATCCCGCAGCGCCAGCCCCGGACGCCGTGGCACCAACCATATCCTTGACCTTATCAAGCCTACTGTCTATTTGACCTCCATTGTACTTACCAATAAAATCTTCCATGTTTTGAAAAATATTAAATTTAATAAAATATATTATATTTCTTTATAAGTTTATGAGTGTATTTTATTCATTAAAACACACTCTTAATCCTTACTGGGTTAAACAATAACCCTCTATCGATTATCCTTTGGATAGATCCACAGGAATCACCGACTACTTTTCTCATAATGTTTAACGCTCCGTTCACATCAGCATTAATGAGTTTTCCTGTTGAGGACTGGTATAGTCCTCTTTTCTTTCTCTTTCCCAAATAGTTTTCATGTTTTCCTATCGCTTCAAAAGCTAACGAATCGCATTTCGAAGTGTAGGATTCTTCATGCGTAACTATTTCTATTCCTGCCAATTTGCATTTGTATTCCATGTAACTGATTAATCTCGCAAAAGGGATTTGAGTAAACTTCTGATTGTTTCTTTTTCCCATGTTTACTCCTTGTTTCCATCCCTTATTATAGCCTACAATTAATTTTGTCACTTCGGAATTTATAAGCAAATCTACTATCTTTCTGCTTATTTTGTGAAATACATCTTCTATGTACTGTTCTCTGTCATAATATAATTTCTTTATACGCTTAGTCGTTCCTTTTATCTTTTGCAAATCCTTAATACTATTCAATTTAGCTAATGTCTTATTAAATAGCTTATTGTATGATTTGATAAATTTTCCGCTGAAAAGATATGCGAAATCCTCACTAACTAATGTTACAAGATTGTCGATACCTAGATCAATTGAAGATACTTTCTCCCTCCTTCCCTTACTGGTTTCCGTATCTTAGACCTCATAAATTATCTCGACTTTATATCCTTTATTCAAGGGCTTTATTCTGACTTGATTAAAATCTTTTATCAAATCCTGGTACTTTTCATATTGAGGTATACCTATCGAAAGACTTTTTGATAATACAATCTTTCCGTATTTAATCTTGCAACTTTGATTCGTATAACACAAGTAAAATTCCGAACCTCTTTTCCTATAACATGGAAGACATGGTTTTTCTTTGTATTTATTAGGATGCTTCTTGTAATCTTGCACTGATTTGTAATATCCTTTAATATTTTTGTCAAGAACCCGAAGAATTTGTTGACTGCATTGTGCTTTCAATAACTTATAATTAATGCCACCATCCAAGTTTTTAGTGTTCTTCATAATGGAATCAAGTTCAAAATAGGATAGCCATTTGCCTTCTTTTGAAAGCATTTCCCTGAATATATATAAAGCTTGATTGTATAAGTTATTGCTAATCTTGCATAGCGTTGATATCTCTTCATTTTGTCCTATGTTAAACTTATACACCAATCTCATTTTCCATATCGTTTTAATATACAAGGGAGAGGCGGCAAATACCCCCCCCCATATGTTAATAAATTAATAAACTTTCTCATCATTACTGAACCATCTTACTATCATCTTGAACCGGCTCTCAATGTCATTCACGAATCTTGCCAAGAACCAATCGCCACGAAGACGATCACGCCACCTCCGGTGATAATCGACAGCCCTGGGGTCGATCTCCCGGCCAATATCGTTCACGTCCTTAACCCATACCGGTAGGTTATTAGTATCGTCCTTAACCTCGTTGAAGTAGTCGTTGATATTGATCTTCTGGTCCACTTCCGTCACCAGTATATCACGGCTATCGTCGTTAGTTATAGGATATCTTAGGCGCTGGCTCATGTCGTTCTTATCGGCGATGGTCATCCTAAGCTCTCCACTGTTGTTGGTATCGTTATAGAACCATGCCTTATTAAATCCAGTTGTTCTTCTAACCTGATAATTAACCTCATCCTGATACCTTCTGGCATCCATCCTATATTGGTAGTTCGTGAGGATCTTATTCACATACTGCTCACGTACCGGGACTTCTACAACAAACGGATATAGCTTACCATAAAATACCTGATACGATTGATTGGTTAAGCCATGAGACCACAATCCCACTTCCCGACTATCGTTAGAGTAATTCTTACCGGACTGGAAATAATGTTGATGCTCGATATAATAATCCGGGGTGTACGATAAATATGATTTCCACTCACCCTTCAAACAATTATATCCAACGGTAAAGGAGACATCCGTGAAATGGCTGGTGTCCGAAAGCTCCACCGCCTGCCCGTTCCTGTAGAACCGGCCGCCACGGAATTGGTACTCGCTCGGATTCCCTACCGGTATATAATCTTTCTTGGTTATCAGAACCCTCTTAAACCTATTATCCCAACCCATGGACAACCCTATACCAAAAAACTTGTTATCAATATCATAATAAGACAACTCAGCGTCCGTATCGGCGTTATATATCCGGCTACGGATGATCTTCATCTGAAGATGTTCCTTAAACCAGTTTCTAAGCCCCGGTGTGACCTCCGTAAGATTCCTACCATTAGAATCTACCTTAAACACCTGACCACGCCTTAAATCGACCCAAAAATGCCCAAACTCACAACTGATCATATCCCGGCTCTGGGTTCCGGAATATCCTAACGTCGTATTATTATACTCGATACCACGAGAGGCGAAAAGACCACCTGCCCCTAGCTCGCTATTCTCCGGGGATATTCTCTCCGCCAACACGTCTATGGCATTGTACAACCCTACCTGATTCTCAAAACGAGCCAGTATCTGATCCGACTCTATCCCTTTCATGCTTATAAGTTTCCCGAAAGAGGTCTTGAACTCATGGTAATCCATAGGCTTGTACGACAGCCAAGGATCGGTCATGCCGTTCTCCGACACGTCGGCGGTGCTCCATATGACGCCGTTGGGTCTTTGGTAAGCGCAGTCCCAAAAATTGCTATCATACGTCTCTGGTAATGACCTGCCACCTAACGTAAATCGATTCTTATACACAGGACTTATCTTAAACACATTATCCCTTGATATAGGGACATTACGCTCCTGGGTCCATGATATATAATCCCCCACCTCCGGATAGAACCCCTCGTAAGGCTCAGGTCCGGCTATACGGAAATTGCAATTGATCTCAGACTCCACAAGAAACTGAGGTATGCCATAGAAGTATAGGAAGAAACGACCGCTAAGATACATATCTCCGGTCTTGCAAACCATCTCATAAGCGCTCTTCCGGCTAGGGAAAGAGTATAGCGATCCGGTATCCGTATCGGTCTTATTAAGATAATCCTCCCCGGTATCGTAATTGACGAAATAACGGGGATACCCGATGTTTCGATAATCGTAATAAGGGAATGGTATCATGTCTCCCTGACCAAACTGAGTCAAGTAAAACATAGGCATCTTCCTCTTAAGCGAGAACCTTGATATAAACACATCACCTCCAAAAACAGGGTTACGCTTATCCTCATCCATCAACCCGCAACCACCTAACGATACCCACCTGATATCCTCTATCTGCCCGTATTGAGCCGGAGAATATTTCTTTATCCTCATATAAGGGCAGGATACGAAAGATTCACGTGTCATAAAATGAGGCGTCATACCAGCCACCTCATCGTTACGAATATTACACTCATCCTGAATACGACTGGTATCGTAACTTGAAACCAACTCCGGATATTCAAGCATATACTTATCCATACCAAATGACATGAACAACGAATGCTCACGATCGAGGTTGTTTATGATAATAGGCTTACCACCTACGGTTCCCCCTTGTGACGAGATGTCTGTAACCGGATACAACCCGCTCTTGATATATTTGGCCGTTGACAATCCACGTAGCTCCGACGCCCCTATTTTTTGGTAAAATAAATTATAATGAGCGACAGAAGTATAATAATAAGCATAGTTCCGTCTAGGTCCCCTATCTATCAATGCCGTTAACCACTGATACCTGTACTTGCCTATATCCACCACGGACTGGGCTGTGGCCTTGGCGATACCCGTAGCCAGACGGATAGCCGTCAGCGCTATGCCGACAGGGTTGGCTAAAAAGAACACACCTCCACCGACATATTGCTGTGAAGCCGACTGATATGTATACTCAGCTATAGCGGATATTAAATTAGCCATAGCCTCCACCGTAGCCAATGATGTTGCCATACTGTAAGCCTTACTCCCTAATATCGTCCATTTAGGGTGATCCTCCACCTCCCTGAATATACCGGAGGATTTACCTAATTGATAACCATCAACAAGGCACTCGGTGGGAGCGTCAGGCTTGTTAAAGGCAATATCAGGACTTAAGAATGAATACCAGATATTACCCTTCCTGTTAAACGGATGCGTTATAAATTTCTCACGATTAATATCCTTATAGATATACATATCATCAGACAAATCGTTGTAAGGGTAATTAGGATAAAGGTTAGCCGATCCGTCGGGATCATCGTACTTAAACATATCATAAGCCAGACCGGTTCCGATAACGCTCTTATCCAACGTCCTATCGCCCCTATACAACTCATATCCTATTATAGAATCCCTTCTAGCCTTATCTATAAGACCGTTCTCTACCGCTATATCCAGAAATTCATTAACAATGTCATCATCAAGCATCACTCCCATAGGATAAATATAGGAGTCAACTCCATATTGACCGGTCAATTGAGACGGATTACCCATGAAAGGAGCGACAGAGTTGTCCGGAAACTTGTAATGACGTATAGGTTTCTGACAAAATGTGGTTGACGTATTGGGGTACTCAGCGTTATCCCCATTACCGGTGAAATAAGACTTACCCCCAACGGATTTAGGAGACCCATAGTATTTCGTCAAAGAATCTATTATGTCCTTCCTCTTTGATCCTCCCGATGATATCCCGATCTTACTTGAATCATACAACTCAAAATTAGCCGGATACTTATTGGCAGACTCCCAATATCCGAAATCACCATACTGATATGGTCTGGGAGCGCAGTCAGCGGGTTTATCTCCACATGAGACACATTTCGCCTCATAGGTAACAAATCTCCTTAATTTCAATTCTTTCGTGAAGAAGAACACGTATTTCACCTCCAGTGGCCGAATGCCAAAACAGAACGGGGCGGGGAAGATGGCGGTGCCGGCCGTATAGAATCCGGCAAGCTCCTTCATGTCCTGCCTCATGGCGAAACCGGTGAAGAACACGCATACCGCAGGCTCGATGCAAACATATATCTTATGGAAAGTAGTCTTGTCATCATTCCAGAACAAGTACTTTGGCATCATAAATATCTTATGATCCACGTAATTCACTATAACACCTTTCTTGGCATCATTAGCCAAAGGATTAGGAGCCACGGTACCTTCCTTGTCCGAGAAAAACGTTATACGAACCTTATTGTATGATGATGAGTCGCCGATCGGATAATTATAGTTACCCATCATCTCTATATACATAATACCGTTATCAGGATCGGATAAACCACTTATGTATTTCTCGTAATCCAACTCCACCCATCTGGCGTATGAGGATACATGTGGATAGAACTTGAAATAAGTCAAGTTGCTTCTACCGAACCAATTGGTCTTGGCGTCAATATCATTCTGCACAGACACACGACCTTCCCAGTCAGTAGTTATACCGGTATTGAACTTAGAATTATCACCATCGCCAAAAAGACACATGGCGTTCTCGATACCAAACTGACTCTCGTATTGGGGAAAATAAGCCTCCATCGTATCCATCAACTTATCAAGCATCGTCTCTGTATGATGCTTACCTTCCCATCCGTCATATTGAAACAAATACGTGCACTTACCCAATGACCTACCTCCTTGGAATGTAGGAAGTTGAACATCATTAATAGTAGGATTGACATGAGGATCATCTACCGAGCACCCATTAGTACATATACCCTCATCATATAACTGCCGGACATTAGACATATCCTGACACAAGACCAAAGCGGAGGAGTCTATATCAGACGGGAATTTATCCTCATCCTGACCATCCAGCCATTCCTGAACCAGATCTATGATATTCTTACCTCCACTGGAGTAATTATCGAAATCACACAATACAGAGAATTTCCTTTGTGACTCGGCGTTACTTTGTATTAAGGTGGTAGGCTCGGTCTCCGTATAATCACTAGCCAGCTTATACGTAAAATCAATCCTAGAATCCACCAAAGAGTTTTTATCCAATATAGTCCTGGTCTCTATCCTCTCGATATCATCACATCCACTAGGAAAATCGGGAGCCTTTATACCGTCTTGATCCTCTGGCAATGATATGGCAGCGCATAACTCGTCAGTAATACCTACATTAGATTCTATGATATCACACAGGTTCTCTATATTATCAGCGATATAATCAATAGCATCATCTACCGTAACATCTTCCCCCATCGTGTTGATAACGAATTGGGTCTCTCCTACCGTGGCATATTCCTGCTCTACATATCTGAGCTGCTTGACATCTAGCTGATTCTTGCATTCTCCTCCAAAACCATCAAATCCCCAAGACGGGTCGTTTATGATCTTTGCCGTATTCTTAAACTGCCAAAGATGACGGCGGCTGTTCCCGGCGCACTGCGGGTTGTTCTCCAGCACCGACGCAGCCGACAGGTCGTCAGAGTTACCGTCCTCATCAACGATAACCTCCATCTCCTCCCTTGTGGCCGGACGAGGGATAAGCGGGAATCTAGCTGTCCTGTATCCCGTATTGGTAAAGAATCTTATACCCAACGGATATACCTCGTCACGCATGAAAGAGGCGTATTTAGAGCAAGCCACACCGTCTTTATACAAATTCTCCGTGGCTATAGATGTCTGCCATTTAACGAAATGACCCAAGAAGTTAACGACCGGTTGAAGATTCCATTCGTTCTCCACGGTCAAGCCGTATTGAAGAAGACGATTCCCGACAGACGTCATGCCTCTGGCTGTCTTATATACCGGTATTTCCTTGGATAACTTCTCCATGGTCGTACGCTCGCTATATTGATCCGTAAGATAATAGATAGTCCTTTCCGTTATCGGATGTATACCTTCTATGAAATACTCAAGAACTGGGCTTTGCTCACCATTAAACCCAACCGTATTCTGTATAACACCTATCTTATAATGAGATACCTGCTTATCTATATTGGACACGGTAAGGCGGATACCCATGTTGGTTGACTTACCCCATAAACCATCGCGGATAACCATATCTTGACGATCGAATAACATGATTGGGTTGGTCAATGAGCAATATCCAGTCTTCTCAATCCCGAACTCATCGCACAACGCCACGCAGAACTGGTAGGTCCCGGCACGCAGGCTCCCCCCGAACTCCACGACCTCAGGCTCCACGCACGGGGCCGTCAGCAACGGGAACACCAGCAGCTTCTCGCAGGCCAGCCTACACCTCTCTATTGGCTTGTCATCCCCACATGTCTTATACCCATGATAATGATACCAAAAGTCACCATCATCATCCGGGTTAAGGGCCTTATCGACCATAACATATCTCTGGGGATTATATCCATCGGTCCAGTATATCACCTTCCCGCATTTCTCGTCCTTGATCTCTATATCGAAGATCGGATGATGAATGGAGAAATTAAGACAAGGGTCATCAACCCCGTCCTCTATCAGGACCTCCATCAAATCACATATCTCATCAAAACGACCATCCGACTCCTCAAGCCTCTCGCCAAGGATACGATGGATGTCCTTTCCCGATCCAGCCAATTGATCCTCCACGGTCTTGATATAATCCAATGACCGCATGAACGTGATCTTAGACGTATTATCATCCGGATTAGATAGAAAGAAATAAGTGTTATCACCAGCTATATCATTCTTATACCCAATAACCTTATAGCCATCAAATCGCTTACATAAAAGGGTACTAGGCTCGTTCTGGATCTTAAGCTGGCTTCCATCGTCACCCTCTATGGTAGCGTTCAAGGCGAAACTATATTCAGATGGGGATAGATCCTGTGGATGCTTATCCCTATTCATCCCGGAGTCGGGAACCGCTATGTTAGAGTTATTTTGCACGACATTATCTTTTTCGCAAATATAATAAATCCACCAGATAATCACTTATGTGGCGGATTCTAATAAACAGTACGTATTATGCAAAACATTCAAATCACGCGAATATAAAAAATCCTCCTAACTTTCACAAGTCAGGAGGAGAACTAAATACTTTTAAACGCTCGTGTAAAGTACAAAAACACAACAATTACAAATTTTTACCCATGTAGTTCGATTGCTTATCGGCATCCTCTACAGATATGTAAAAGAAACCGTTAGTCACGTATCTCTCATTGACATCCACAAAATCAGTAGATCCTTTGTCCACTCCTTTCTTCGATCCCTCATCACACACAGCTACCAGACTATTAAAGTCATTGGAATAACCTACGACTACACCGTGTATATCCCGATTTCGAGGATCGAATACGTACCTCATCTTATACCTATCGTAAGCTAACTCTAAAGAGCTTTTGCTTAGCCTCTCATCTAATCCGGCACCCGCTACCAAAGCCAAAACGCTCTTTGATATGTCACTCATGGTGGTATCCTTGGCCGGAGCCTTAGGCATAGAAACGCCTTCCATGACAAAATCCAACGCCTTATCTAAAAGCTCGTCGAAATCATCATCTCTTATATAATCCTTAAGCACCTCCAGTATATATAACCGGACATGGAGTTCGTTATTTACATCATTCAATGTGACCATAATACTAGTTTTCGGCAAAGCTAGATTATTCCTGCGCAATAGAAGATCAAATATGTCATAAGTGAAGGACTAAAAAAGGTGATTATATATCACTTTACGCTAAAATCGTAAAATGATATATATTTATACGGAAATCCGTACCGGGTTCCACCAAAACCCTCTACCTTCTGGTAAGGTACTTACATCAAAGGCTTCTTTTGCCGATTTTCTAATGATGTTAAATGCAGCGTTGATATCGGCGTTAATAATATTGCCTGAAGATGTCTTGAACAATCCTCGTTTGATACGTCTTCCGGCATATTCCTCATGCTTGCAAATCTTCTCGTTATCCAAGAAACTACATTTCGAGGTATAGGATTCCTCAACGATCTTAACATTAATACCCTCAAGTGTAGCCTTATATGATATCATTGAGATAAACATATTAAAAGGAATAGAAACAAAGTTCTGATTATTCCGCTTTCCGATATTGATCTCTTGTTTCCAGCATCTGTTATGACCAATTACGATCGTATTAATACCGTTGGAGACTACGTGATTAACCAATACCCTACTGGCTTTATGTAGATAATCCTTGATCTTGTTATTCCTTTTGTTGGTTAATGACCTTATTTGCCTTGATACTTGTTTATTGCCTTTTAATTTAGATTTTAAATATGCTAGTCTTTTATTATAATACTGGTTGATAGACTTCAGGGGTCTACCGTTGATGATAAAACAAGAACCGTTACTTGAAACACAAGATGCAAGATTATTAAGCCCTAGGTCAATACCAAGGTAATTACCGTTATCAGACATAAGATCTTTCTCTTTCTTATTATACACAATCTCAAGCATAATATATCCATTCTTAGGGACGAACCTGAGTTGTTGGATATTCTGTTTATTAGTCCTTGTGGTAAAAGAGAATTGTTTTGGTAACTTAATAATGCCTTGCTTTATCCATTTCTGAGAAAAGGCTGTTGTTGGGAAAACAGCAATAAACATCCCATCTTTATCAAGATACTTAGGTATTCTTACTTTCTCAGAATACTCACCCCTGTTTTTCTTATTAAGAAGATTGAAGAAAGATTTGAAATTCCGGTCAACCATCATCAATACCTGTTGGGCTACCGGTGACGGTAAAGCACGATAATCAACGTCATCTTCTGTTCTCAACTTCTTTTCAAGGGAGTAGTAGTTGAGGTATTTGTATTTAACAGTATTATCATCCTTATACCGGAAATAATATTGACGAACAACATACAACCCTTTGTTGTATAAGTTTTTACACTTATGCAACATATCTTGAAGCTCATTATAATACACCGAACTTTGCTTGATTATATGTTGTTCGACCAATCTCATAACACAAATATATAGATTATTATTTATATATAAAAATAATTCGGTATGTTTGTGGTGTAAAGTTGTATATGATCACCCTAAAAAAAATAAAAACTCCCCCATCCTCACGGACAAGAGAGCCGATGTGTTTATATTATGAAGAAAAATCTATTCACCTATTCTTACAATACAGTCACGAGACTCCTTGTTATAAATCATCGTGCCTACCTTAGAATACAAGGTCTTTATATTTTGCCAATTATCCTCACCATGGGCGGATACGTTGGTAGGGGCATCACCGGTATAAACCTCCTCGCCTCCGATATTGACAAAATCATATCCACGTTTCTCCATAGAACCGCCCTTATATGCCGTGAACCTGATAGTGACATTACCTTTCTCACGACCACCATACCAGTTACCGTATATACTGCACCTGATCTCAAGAGGTAATTTATCGTAATTATCACCATCCAACAACGGCCCCATCTGGATTAAGGCAGCCTCATTACCTGATTCCATGTTATCACCGCCATGGATAAGATAATCACCTACCCGTTCCTGCGTGGTCTGATACTGTTTACTCCAACCAACCAGCTTGCCGTCAACATCCGGGAGGCCGGTGTTATCGAAACCGGTAGCCGTGTCAAAGTCAATGCCGTCCTCGTCAGCCCAGATATACCTAAGCACTAGGTAGTCGAACTCCGGGATAATAACCACCGGGACCGACTCCTGCCTGCACACGAACGTCTTCTCCTCCTTGGTGCCTTCTTTTATAACTTTGTACGTAGCCTGACGTATCTCTCCAGTCTCATTGATATCAGCGGTAACCCTAACCTCAGCAGGACCGGTACCACTTGTCTTATCTAAATGTATCCAATCAGCCATATCATCGTATTTTGTTAAATAAGTTTAATATACTTATCAAAAGCGTTGGGCCACATACGCTCATAAGACAGCATCCTTCTCCTGTTATCCTCAGCCAGTTCCCGATAATCATTCAAGGTAATCATCGACATCTTAAGCTCTTTCATGGCCCTAGCGAACTTACCCGGCTCCTGTTGGGCGTATAGTTTATAAGCATCACCAGCGCCTTGTATCAAGCCATTCACAGCGGCATTCTCGAAGATCTTCATCTTGATATACGTCTCGACATAATCCTCAAGGTATCCTAACGCCGTTTCAGGTATATATGGGAGACCGTCATCATCCTTGGGTGTAGCACGATATATGATGTAAATAAATCCATCAAACCCGGTATACATAGTATTGCCGGATATAGTTATATCATAATTATCCCAATCGTACTTATCCCGATATTTGTCGGCGGCGCAATCACGCCTCAGTCCTCGACCTATAGACAGCCTTACGGGATGATGGTAATGAAATCGAACCTCGTGAGACCCGATATATATCTTCTCCGTGATCGTCTTCTCAAACTCCTCCTTACAGCACTCCGTGCAGGAGTTCCAACGGAAGCCGCGCTCGGTGCGCTCGACCCAGCCGATCTCGTGTTGGAGGTCAGCCTTGGCCTTGTCGCCGCCCGGAATCTCACAGACAAGAGGCTCACACCTATAGGCATCAAGCATATCGAAAAAATCAGAAGGCAATACCGCCTGTTTGTTGCTGGTCTTGACAACCGCCTCGGACATGACCGCTATAACACCCCCGAACCTTTTCAAGGCGATCTCAGCCCACCTATAAACAGATGAGGTATCTATAGCCCCGCTATCATCGTATTTATGTAAATCGGCCTTGATCTCGGCCAACAACCCTTTTATAGTCATATTCAAGTCTTTTGCACAAAGATATGTATTTGAATCCGTGATACAAAAAAAATCCAGTCTACCCTCACGGGCTAACTGGATCACAAAAAAACTTCTACAGCTTGTAAACCCATTTAACTCCAAATACCTTACTCTCCGACTCAACCTCCCGATACAAGAACTTATATCTCCTACCTGATTCCATAGCCAACCTACACTCCCTGTTCAACGCCGGAGAAATATAGAGATGGAAATACTTGTTCCGAGGCATAAAATCAATACACGTATGGACGTAAGAATATCCACCCGTCCCACGCCTATTAATAGTACCGGTAAGTTTATTCAGATATATCTTGCGGTTAGGATTAATCTTATGACATAGATAACCGATGTTGTTTATATAAACCCCTCCCTCATCCTCCAGATACCTATCACGTATGACTTTCCAGATCAACGACTGGCACTCAAGGATATCATTCTTGTCCACGATCGTATGTTTCCTTCTCTTGCCGTTCTTAGACATAATAGATCTATAAAACCGAAGAAAGTACTGATCAAGTATTTTAAATGACTTTGTTTTCATATCACAAATATAACGATTTCATCCTAATACAAGAAATTTATACACAAAAATATACCGCCTGTACCAAGGATGAGGCAAACAGGATAGCCGACAGCAACCTACAGTCAGACGGTATCTCTTACGCCAATGGATTAGCTCAGGCCGATAGATGCGATTGCCCACAAACGTGGAGCGCTAATGTAGTGGATTATAGTGAAAGTGGAAGTTGCATTGACTTTACCGTAGAGTATAGTAACCCATGTAATTCTAATAAAACCATAACAGTAACAGGAGGAGCCGAGGCGAACACCTCCACAGGTATGGAAATGACTACCAGCACTACAGTTACAATTGGTACAGGTAACGGATCTACTAATGGTAGAATGTGTTTTCAAGCAGGAATAAAGCCGGGAACGGCGCATGCGGCTTGCACTACTGGCGGGCAATGTTAGTGATGTATATACAAAAAAGAGAGGTTAATTAGCCTCTCTTTTTGTTATATATCCCATCTTATCAACAATTACCACTACCATAACCAATAGCATAAGCCGAACTACATAAACAATCTTGTGGCAATGAAAGACTTCCTGAAATGCTTCCGCTCCCAGATGGAACAGTCACAGTTCTGCTAGCCGATACATCACCTACTATATCGTTAGGTCTTCCTCCTACCTCCACTGTTACGGATTTTGACGATCCACATGGATTTGTGTATAATAATGTATATGGTACAGTACTTATTAATTGACTGGATGATGAACAATTCTTGGGTCCCGTTACTACATTAGCGCTCCACGTTTGTGGGCAATCGCACTCTGTTGTATTGATGAAGCCTATATCTAGACGGTAAACATATCAAATGAATCTAAGATCTCTTTTCTTGGTATGATTAAGTATCCTACTGATATGCCTTGTACTAAAACCTGTTTTGTCTTTTATCTTATCATAGATATAACCTTTGGATACGTAAGCTGACATATCTCCTAGATCTTTTATAATCTTGTCATACATATCATGCACCTCATTATATCTTATGATAGAGCTATCTCTCATCCCTCTTTCGCCTATACCGTCAACTATGACGTTATTGAAACCGAAGAAATTAATTATTGACCTTATTATATTTATCATCACTGAATCTTTTGAGTTTTCTTGTTAATATCCATATCCGGATTCTCGTCCGTAGGAATCTGCAATTTGGTTATCGTCTCCCTTAACGTCTCTGAGACAACATATTCTAGTAGCTTGTCAGGACATACGAAATCATAATCCCATTGAGATATACATGGATCATCTTTTTTCGTTCCACATCCCCCTAGCTCTAATGCCGCTTTTCTGTCAAGAGTTATAAGATCCACATTTATAGCCTCTATATTAATATCAGGGATATAAATATATCCGTCATTAACATAATAATAGTATTGCTCTATATTACCATATTTACGCTCTTTATTATTAGCGTATTTCCTTAACGATATAGGAGTAAATATAATATCATCCATGATATTCGATACCTTTATAATAGCCGGCCCTATACGGGTGTATATCATATCGGGAAGACTTTTCTTGGATCTCATAAGAATCCGGCATAACTTGAACTCATCAAAACAGCAATCAACCTTCCGAACTCTCTCCATCTCCAGACAATTGATATGGGTATATAGCGATTCCTCGCCGAACAAAGTCCCATCAGCGTACTTCTGGGCTATATATGATCGAGCCTTCTGCCTACCTATGGACAATATCCATCTTCTACTGACATGAGCGTCCTTATTGATGGAGTTCATGTCATTTATGATCCTAGATACAAACTCTGAATTTTTCATGTGGCGAAATATTAAGGAGGGGATATACCCCTCCGGTTATTACTTTTTCTTCTTAACCTTGCCCCCACATTTCAGTTGAGGTTTCTTTTTCTCGGAGACCTTGCCTCCATTAGCCATTTTCTTTTTCTTATTGCAAGCCATAACTTAATGTATTAATATTAACGATACAATATTAATGATTTTATTTAATAGATAAACAATGCGCATTGAATAAGCTAAATTCACATCGAGTCAGACGGTATCTCTTACGCCAATGGATTAGCTCAGGCCGATAGATGCGATTGCACGCAAGTGAAATGTAATATGAGCGTATGGGTATCCATAGATGAAACGTATTCCTCTCCTCCAGGGGCTAAGTTCACCCTCCATTGGAGCGGTAATGACGCTTGCTCTAGCTTCAGTCAAGGAGGAACTGTTAGACTATATTGTTCTAATGTATCTGATTACTATTCTGCGCATACTACCATATCGGGTAAGTCGGGAAGTTGGTCTAGTACCGGTTTTTTTAGCTCAGGATGTAACCCTAGTAATATATCAGGATCTTGGGATCCAGATTAATAAATAAAAAAAAGGAGAGGCTTATTTTAGCCCCTCCTTTTTATCATATATCAGGATCTTAACAATTACCAGATCCTCCTCCAGAAACACTTATAGACCCACATTGTACTCCTGAACCAAAACCTATGACACCGGTTTTTTTACCAGACCCAGTAGGTATGCTTACGGTAGTACTTCCAGCCGTAACGGTTTGTCCAAGATCATTCCTACCAGTAACAGTTACAGTTATTGATTTAGATGATCCACATTGATTATTGTAAGACACTTCATAGGAGCACCTTAATGTGGATGTAGAACCAGACAGGCCATTACAAGGATCACCGCTCAGCATAGCGTTGGCGCTCCACGTTTGCGTGCAATCGCATCTATCGGCCTGAGCTAATCCATTGGCGTAAGAGATACCGTCTGACTGTAGGTTGCTGTCGGCTATCCTGTTTGCCTCATCCTTGGTACAGGCCTCATATTTACCAGCGACTTGCTTATAACTGATAGTCTTAGGAGTACAATTGCCAGGACAGTTCGTAGCCTTGACATTTCCCCATCGGTCATCATTGCCAACCTTAGAAGGACATATCCTAGCATCAACTAAATTTTGTAATGCATCCTTGTACTCTTTATACTTGTTATAAGCTTGTTCACTAGCCAGATTCGATGAAGAAGCACAAAATTCACCAGCGCTAACCACCTTAATAGGGCTATCAGGAACACATACATCACCGCATTCGCCCGAACATCCCTTACATACCTCATTGGTATAGACAGTGTAGTCATGTGGATTACAGCAATGTTCACCACCATTCTGCCAATATCCTGTAGGATCGCACTCGCTAGAATAATGCTCCTCGCTATTACCATTATTACACCTACTATCATCCATATGGTATGTATTATCACATCCGCATCCACAAGATCTGGAATCATACTCAACCACCTCGTCTTGATCAGAAGCAGAGGAACAAGGATTGGTTTGACTCCTTTTCTTACGATAGGTACACCCGTCGCAATAATAACTCCAATTACCATAAGTAGGAGTATCATCATCGTCGGCGCAATCACCATTCTTATTGGCGTAAGCCTGAGCTGCGGTCTTAGTCGCCGTATCATTCTTGAAAGCGTTTTGAACCTTGCTGTCGGCATCCGCCTGAGATACGGTAGATGTCAACGCTGACAACCCTAAGGCGCTATAAGGAACGGATAGAGCGACACCATGTTTACATGTACCACAATTATCCTTATAAAATGTAGCGCTTCCAGTACCGGTCCATACACAAGTTCCATGTTGGTTAGCGTAATCCTGTCCCTTCTGGTCTAAGATCTGCTCGGCCTTGCTTCTGGCATCAGCCAAAGAAACCTTGCTGGTGATGCCCTTACCGCCGTTAACCTGCGTGGAGGTCACGGTAATCCTCTGGCCTACCCCGCCTTCGGCGCAGTTGTTCTTATAGAAGTCACGGCTTGCCACGTAAGTCCATGTACATCCTCCATTCTTATTGGCGTAAGCCTGACCATCAGATCCACGAACCGCGTTCTCAGCCTTCTTGTTGGCGTCAGCCAAGGAAACGGTGGAGGTGTACGGGTGTCCCGGAAGCTTGCTGCTGCTTACGGATACCATGTCTCCTACGCCGCCATCAGCGCAATTGTTCTTCCTAACCTGACCGGTATAGCTTCCTGTCCACGTACAAGTACCCTTCGAGTTAGCCACGCTCTGTCCCTGAGTCGTAACAGCCGCCAATGCCTTGGCGTTAGCGTCAGCTTGGGACACACATGACTTAAACTTACCATCAGAGCTAGGACTTGGATCCGTAACATCATTCTGAGTTACGGTAACAGAGCTTCCAACTCCACCATCCGCACATTGACGGGTAAAGGCCTTGGATGCCGTACCAAACCAGAAACAGGTATTGCTACCACCGGCTATATACCGCTCTTGATTGTTAGGATCAGTATAACAGGTATTCGTATTGCGTTGATGTAATTGAGAGATACAGTCCTTACATACGGTCTCTATAGTCTCCCATACTGGTTGCTCGGTCTTCGTATGGCACGTATCATCGTAGTTCTTGTTGACGAACGCCTGACCCATCCTATCAATGTAGGCCTTAGCCAAAGCGTCAGCCTCCTCTTGTGAACGGGTAGAAGTGAAGAACTGACCCATAAGATCTGGGGTTACGGTAATAGGATCAGCATACTGGCAAGTAGGACACTTAGGAGTGAACTCCTTGCTGTAGTTACCGACATATATCTTCAACTCATCACAAGTACCACGATCGTTGGCTATAGCCTGACCTTGTGCCTTGACAGCGGCCTTAGCAAGCTCATCGGCGGCAAACTGACTCTCATAAGAATAGAACGGACCACCAGTGACATCAGCCTCCGTAACGTTAACAGATGAAGGTATCAATCCGGATGGACAATCATTCTTCTCGAACACCTCACTATAATGACCGGTGTACTTAGGAGCCTCATGGCAAGTACCACGCTCATCGGCGATCTTCTGACCTTGGTTCATGACAGCGGCCATAGCCACCAAGTTAGCCTCATCCTGCGATACGCAAGACTGGAACGGATGACCATCGGCCATATCCTGTGTCACGGTGAACGGATCTCCTATCTGATTAGCTCCACAATTGCTCTTAGTGAACTCGAAGCTAGCCCTACCGGTATACATAGTAGCGTTAGAGCAAGTACCCTTGGTGTTAGCCAAAGCCTGCCCTTGAGCCTGTACGGCGGTCATGGCCATAGCGTCAGCGGCGGTCTGGGAGTCGTTAGACTGGAATGGGTGTCCTTCTACCATATCTTGGGTGATCGTCACCTTAGATCCGATCTTACACTCACCACAGTTGTTTCTCGTGAATTCCAAGGAAGCACGGCCAGTGTACGTACAAAGGGCGTGGATATTGGCAAGAGCCTGTCCTTGGGCGTCAACGGCGGCCTTGGCCTTGTTGTTGGCATCCTCCTGTGATACGGTAGACGTGAACGGATAACCGTCAACCATCCTATCATTTACCGTATAAGTACCACCAGTGCCAGCACCACAATTGTTACGGGTAAACGTACGTGTATAAGTACCGGTATATACAGGCACCTTCTCGCACTTACCTTTCACGTTAGCCACATCCTGACCTTGAGCCTCGACGGCGGCCTTAGCCTTATTGTTGGCGTCTTCCTGAGATACGGTAGACCTGAAATCTCCTGTCACCATAGTCTCATCCACGACAACCTTGGTGCCGTATTGGGTCTCATCACAGTTATTACGAGTGAACTCCTTATTATACCTACCGTAGTAGATCGTCTTCTCCTTACACTCACCTTCTAGGTTGGCTTGTTGCTGGGCGTTAGCCTCAAGATCGACCTTAGCCTTATTGTCAGCATCCTCCTGAGAGATAATAGAGAAGTACTTACCAGCGGCTACAACATAAGTATAAGGTTGACCGATATGGAACTCATCGCAATTGTTTCTAGTGACTGTCTTCTCCATCCTTACGTTATAGTAGACGTTAGTCTGACAGTCGCCACGCTCGTTGGTGATAGCCTGACCTTGCGCCTCCACAGCGTCCTGCGCCAGCTTATTGGCGGCATCCTGCGATACCGTAGAAGTGAACGGATATCCAGAACACATCTTCTCGTCCACAGTGAAGTCAACAGGAGTAGAACCCTCAGGGCAATTGGTTCTCTGGAATACCTTGGAATACGATCCGGTAAATACCGGTATCTTCTCACAGTTACCCTTGATATTCGCTATATCCTGACCTTGAGCCTCGACAGCAGCCCTTGCTAGGCTATTAGCGTCTTCCTGAGACACGATGGATCTGAAGTCCCCTGTAACCATCGTCTCATCGACAACCACATCAGTACCGTATTGGGTGGAATCACAATTGTTACGGGTAAAGGTCTTGCTAAACTTACCATAATAGATATTCTCCTTAGGCTTACACTCACCCTCCAAATTGGCTTGTTGTTGACCGTTCTTCTCAATATCCTCAAGAGCCTTCCTATCGGCGTCCTCCTGAGAGATGGAAGATACGTACTTGCCCTCAGGAATGATATAAACATATTCCTGACCGTCACTGAACTTATCGCAATTATTACGTATAAACGTCTTCCTCTGCTCCTCGTTATACCAGATATCGGTTATACACTCACCATGCTCGTTGGCGTATTTCTGACCGTTCAGGGCTATATCCTCCATAGCCTTGGCGTCTGCGTCCTCCTGCGAGATAAACGACTTGTAAGTCCTTTCCTCGACCGTATACAACACCACCGATCCATGCTGGTTGGCCAGACAGTCGTCCTTGGTGAACGGCTGAACCATCTTGATATTATAATAAACGGGCTTGGCGTCCTGAGCTATCATATACTCCTTGACAATATTACCGTCCTTTGACGTTATACGGAACTTAGCCGTACAGATCTGACCGGTATAATTAGCCTTGTATACGATATTAAGCTTATTATCGCCTACCCCATGGCTCTTGTCGTTAATGGCAAAGCAATTACCCTCGACACAATTCTTATCTATTTCCCTTGCCATATTATCCTTCAGTTATTCTCCATGAAACATCATCTCCGGCCTCTACCCTCACGATTTGGGTATCACCATCCTTATTAAGCGTCAACCTTTGCGGATCCACGTTGAAGGGTGGTTCCGGTTCCGGCTCACTACCATCACCGCAAGTGCAACATACCAGCTCGATATCATACTCGGTATTGGACTTGATATCGATGACAACCTGACCGTTCTCGCTAGTCACGTTATCGAAGTCATGATCAAGTATGATATAAGGTATATCATTAGGCTGTTGATTGATATTAACAACCTTACCGTTCAAGACAAACATCTCATGATGCTGTTCGTTATCCATATTCTTAGGCATAGCTATGACAAAGCTAGCCTCATACAAATCAGTGGCTCCGGGATCCTCAGGATCGGCATACACTATATATCTGCTATCCTCTTCCGGGACTTTCATGGATAAGCCGTTCACGTTCATGGATACTATATAGGACTTGCTCACCGAGCCACCAAGGGTAAGGCAGGAAGCCTTGACCGAGGCGGAGTTGAGCTTGGCATTGATGGTCGCCGTCCCGCCCTCCATGTCGAACATGACACTGGTAGGATCCACGCTTACCCGCTCTATACCCTTCTGGGTTATAGTCGCGAGTTTCGTAACCTTGCCTTTCTCGACCGCTACGTAAGTCTCCCTAGGCAACCTACCCATCCATCCCGGCTCTACCTTAATAGCGACCTTGTCTGGCCCGGTACCGGAAATCTTGTCGTAGGACACCCATGAGGAGCCTTGCTCGATCTTGGCAAGAATATCTTTTAAATTACTAGCCATATCAATCCGCTTGCGTTATAGTCCATTTATCACTCTTGCCGACAATAATCTCAAGGATCTTCTCTCCACCCTCAGGAGGATACTCGAAGTTAGTAGGCTTAATCTCAAACACGCTGGCGCCACCACAACCAAGATCGCAGATCATGTCCGGCAACCATCCCTCCTCGAAAAACCGTTCTATAAGCTCCCTGACAGCCTCTGAAAAAGAGTCAAGCTCTAACCTGTCTACGGGAAGAGATCCCTTCTTGAGGGTCTCACCACATACCCAGCCGTCACACTCGGAAGCCAAGACCGTATCGTACACTCTTTTAGCCATAACATGAGGTATTTAAAATATTACTATTCAATGTAGTATATACGATATTAACATCAGTGAACTCATCACCCATGCAATATTTCTTCTTAAACTTAACGGACCTGCCAGAAACGACATATCCGTCATTAGGGACGATAGTACCACAATAGGTAACACTGAGCACATTCAACGGCTCGTATCTTAATCTGACAGCTTGAACGCCCTTGAACGAGTCACGCTGGATGGACGCCGTGGCGCCAGATACGGCAACCAGCTTCCTTACCAGAGACTCGATTACGCTATTCATGCTATCACCGTTCCTGATATCCGCCTCAGGGAACGACTGACCGTCATATACGATCTGGGAACTGTAGATACTACACTCGTCCCCAGGTCTATATTCCGGCTTACATGGATTACAATTACTTCTCATATCAAATCAATTTGTTGATCATTCTTCTTAATTCAAGTATCTCGGCATCCCTATCCCGTATAGCCTTTATCATAGCGTTAAGGGTATCGGACATATCGCAATTAGGGGATAATCCCAATGATTCCACACGTACCTTATCACCAGGATAAATACAATCGGTACTCATGTACGTAGAGCACGGTACTTTCGTATCGTCTACAGTAGGCCTGTATTGTTTTTTGTTGCAACCATTCATTACCACGTCTCCTCTTCCGTATCGTTATCCCCGCCGCTACCACCGGCGTTGACAAGCTCGTTTATAATCTTCTTCAAATCCAGAACCTCACGATGGTATAAATCTATCTGCTTATCCCTAGACGCTATAATACGCCTCAATGAGTCTATAACGACAGAAATGTCATTACCTTTCTCTATACCATCCGCCACCAACTCATCGCCTGAGTATAAGACACATTTATCATACAAGGTTATAGGACATCCATAACCAACACAAGGTTCGTCCTGACAATCCCGATCGCAAGGATCACAAGGATCGTTAGGGCATTTGTTAAGAAACCTGTCTATCTTAACGCCATGACAACACTCTTCGGGACGTTCCCTTGAATGATCATGGCAACAACCATTTGTACTACACATATTAATAATGTTATTGTTTTCAACAAAGATACAGATTTGATTTAATAACAAGATAACACACTCCATTAAACAATATAGGGAATACGACATTCGTATCCCCTATATCTGCGAATTATAACAACGAAATAAAATCAAGACTTCAATTTAAGAACAGGATTACCCCATCTTTCTTTCCATTGCCTTCCCAAATCATTTATAACACCATTGTAATCTTTTATATATCCAGCCTTAATAGCATAAGATATATTCCTTTCTATTGATACTATCATATCCAATTCTTCAAAAGAAGCTCTATTCCTTATCCCTTCCTCATGCACGCCAAACACGACGAAATTTATACCCTTGGCTATCCTTGATAACAACTCCTTTAAATTACTTTTATCACTTATAAGTGAAGATACACTACTGCACATCTCTATATAAGCATCACCAGCGGCATTTCTTGTCCCTACAACATTATCAACAAACCACATTACAACATCAGCGCAAACCTCAGGACTCATCTCCATGGCTACCACGAGAAAAAGATATGGATTCATATACCACATTTGACCATCCCCCTTACCTTTTCGACATGCTAATCCCATTTTATTTAAATCGCTAAGATTTAGAGCCTTATTTTGTAGGCTGATATTTATCCGCTTACATAAATCCCTGTTTTCCAGCCTACTAATTATCTCCCTGCATTTTTCCTGAAACCCATCATACTTAATGATATCATTAAGCTTCTTGGGAGACAGCCCCTTTTTAAGCCTATCATCAGACAAAACCTTCATGGCTAAAGTGATATTAACAAAACCATTATCACTAAGCGCCGGTATGACAACGCCCATCAATTTCCTGTCGGAAGACTTGATTTCAACCCTACTTTTCATAACTTTGAACAATATTTTAAATTAAACATAATACCTATCGGTTCGAGATGAATAGATAGGTATGCAAATATAAAATATATTCAACATACAAACAAGTGAATCACAGTATATAAACTTAATACCATTGATATATATACAAAAAAAATGGAGGAGATACACGATCCCCTCCAAGCACTAATCTATAAATTATGGAAAAACAAAAAGGTATTATCACCAATAACACTGATCTTCTTGATCGATATTCTCAATCCATTTCTCGCACTCAAGATTAAGATCAGCGTACTCCTGCCCCTCTACCATCAAAACCTCACGGGCTTTGGCGTTGGCATCCTCAACCGATATCCATGACCTAAACCTGTTGGCTTTGATAGAGTAATATACTTTACCGGACTTATATCCGAATGGACATATCTTCTCGAACCAATCACCGATCATAGTATTATAGAATACAGGTGAGCAACTACCCTCGGCATTAGCCTTCTCCTGACCTTCTTTCATAAACTTCCTATAAGCTAACGTATCGGCGTCTATCTGGGATATATCGGATATGACAGCTCCGGCTGGTAATTCATATACAATACCTTCCTTGCCTGATGTGCCAGCCTCGCAATCGTTCTTGTAAAACAAGCCACGAAGAGGCTGTGAGGCCCAGTCCTCGCAGCAAGCCCCGACGGAGTTGGCCTCTCCCTGCCCGATCCGTCCAAGTTCCACCCTAGCCTTATCATTGGCATCTTTCTTGGATACGTAAGAGACGAACCTGCCTTCCTCTACACATACCTGTTCCTTAGATCCCTTACCGCTTACGCAATTGTTCTTGATAAACTCATCGCATACCTGATCATTATACCATACAGCCGGTATTATGTCGGCATATGTATTGGCGTAATCCTGACCGTTGGCATTGACATCATCCTCAGCCTTACTATCAACCTCCTCCTGCGTATCGCCAAAATAAACATCGGCCGGGACCCGGTAGTCAACAGAGCCGCCCACGTACCCGGCAGGTGGGTTGTCTCTGGTGAACGTCCGTACTATTTCTTTGTTACCGTATACCATTGTCATTCACTTTGTCACAAAGATACAATTAAAATTCAAATCACAAAGGAAGAGCCTTTTTGCTTCTCAAAACCTTATACAGATAATCCCTTAACTGTTCTTCTGTGGTTATATATCCAAATTCAATCATCTTAGCTATATCAATCTCCAGCTCCATCAATTCCTTAGCCTTGACCTCTTCGCCTACGGAATTTCTTATCATGCTTTGATGCAATCCGTATATGATAATATTTACAGATCTCGCCAGATCTTGAATCTTATCCCTTAATCTTGAAGGCTCAATTATCCTAGACAAAGCAGAAGACATTCTCTTATAAGCATCACCGGCCTTATCCCTATAATCTATAAGCTGGTCATGAACAAATCTGATAACCTGAACCTCAAACTTAGGGTTTATCCACATAGCAAACTTGATAAATAAATAAGGATGCATCCATGCCTTACCAATAGTTTTAGATCCATCTCTCAACGTCTTTGATTTTATAATCTTAAATACCTGTGTATCTGGTAACTGCATTTTTGCCCCATGGCTTAAATCACTTATTAAAGCGTCTATAAACTCCTTTGTTTTAGGACTCTCTAAAAATCTCTTTAAATTTCTTTCCGGATTACCCTCTACAGCATTCCACTGCCTCAACAATTCGTTAGCATCAAAATAACCATCACTAGTTCTTTGAAAAACGTTAAAATCACCCATTTTTCTCGTCAAAACATTAACCGTCTTCATTTTTTAGTCTAATTTTGAGATTAATAATTAAATAGTTTATGTCCGCTCCCTCGTGAGAGTCGGCGGACATACAAAAATAGCCAATTGGTGTGACAAACACAATCCAATTGGCTATTTTTAATATCCTAAAATCAGGACATTAATTACCCATTACAAATCTTATCCTCCAAAGCATAAAGAACTTTCGCTACGGTCTTATCACCACTTACCTTCACGCAAGACTCGCCGAGATCCCGGACGTCTATAGCCTCCCTGATACGGGTAAGCTCTTCATATATCTCCTCTATCACGTCAGAGATCTTGACATACTCCCATCACTAAAGCAAATGGGATTCTTGGATACAAACGCAAGAAACCTCGATATTACTATCGCTGGAATTACTCTTGCTCTCCAATTCGGAAATGCCCTTCCGAAGTATATTACGGGCTGCAAGAATATCACGGTCGTTGATTGCGCCGCACGACGGGCATACCCACGTGCGGTCGCGTAACGACAAGTTTTTATTAACAAGCCCGCATTCACAAGTCTTTGAGGAAGGATACCATTTGTCAATCTTATGTACTATCACTCCATACTTTGAAGCAATATACGTAAGTTTGTTAATAAAAGAAGAATGACTGAGATCAGAAACTTTCTTTCCCCACAAACGTTTCATTCCTTCAATGTTTAGATCTTCAATGAAAATATAATCATATTGTTTGCATAATTCATGAGCTAATTTCCATTGAAAATCAGATCGAAAATCGTTTATTTTACGATACGCTTGTTGAAGTTCAAACAGTCTTCTTTTTCTATTATTGGATCCTTTCTTCGCATTAGAAAACTTTCTATTTAGTTTTCTAATCTTGTTTTGATATTGCTTGAAGAATAGTGGAGAATTGATTTTACTACCATCGCTTTTAGTTAGGTAAGTTTTCAGACCAAAATCCAATCCTAAAGATGCACCATCATATGTCTTTCTGTAAGAGTTTGCAGGATTGTAATCTGTAACTATAATCAAACTAAAACGATAGCAGGTTTCTCTGACTATCCTTATTTGTTTAACATTACCTTCATATGTTCTACTGTATGAAAACTTAAAACGTTTCTTTCCTTTGTTGATTGTAAGGATATTACCGTTTAAGGTAAAACCTCCTTGTTTAAAAACAAAAGAGTTGAAACAATCTGATCTTTTAAACTTAGGTGGTCTCTTTGATTTTCTTTTAAAGAAACGATTATAAGATTCATCAAGACGTTCAAGTATTTCTTGTGTTGTTTGAGAATGAAGAAGATTTCTTTTAATTCTTTTAGCAAAATGCTTCTTCATTTTACCAATTGAGATATATTTCCCAAACAACTTGTAATACCTACGCTGTATAGATAAAGCGTGATTCCATACAAAACAACATTCACGAAGCATTTTATCAAGATACTTCGTTTTCTTGGAATGATAGATGTTGTATTTGTAGGTAATCATTTTTTTTATTTACAATTTTGATTCAAAATTAATCAAACCAATTCATCCACCTCCTAAAGTATGGTGGTTTTGTTGGTTAAATAATCATAACGCACTCATCAGAGTCCTTATACTTTGACCACTCCGGGAGATCGCCCTCGTAGGGTACGCAAGTGGACGGGGTTATATGTGAACAACTGTATTTTTTCATGCCAGTAACTTATTAACACGTTCCTTTAACAATCTTACCTCATCCGGGCATAACCCGCAATCATTATCGCATAATGATCTTTGCAGACGAATTATCTTGCCCCAATAAGATACATCAGGCTTATTCCCGATCCTGTACCTATGATACCTCATGTATCCACTCCATTGACAAGACAGCCATTCGTCTACGACCTTACATAGATCTATTCTATCAAGGTTTGATATGCTCTGCGCGCCCATCGAGAATCTCCTTTCTCATTTCCTGTACCTCCTCGTCAGGCGGGCATCCATATGGCAGGTTCTTGATCCATTCACGGATCTTTTTCTGCATATTAAGATAAGATACGCCAACGCCATCACCCTTGGTACGAACTTGCTTATATATACTAACCACGTCACGCTCCATGGTCTGCAACGGATCTTGCATAACCATACAACCAGCGGTGCTTCTAGAAGCGTACTCCATATCGCTAACAACGGTAGAAGAAGAATGATTCATCATGCTTCTCTCAATCCTTTCTCTCTCGGCCCTTAACGCCTTTTCCTTACAAGTATTACAACCCATAATTATATCTTTAAAATTCAACAATCCACGCAATTAGTAGCCATCTCAAGAAGCTCTCCAACACGATCAATGATCTCATGAGCCGCCTCTATATTATCCAACCTGACGTTAGCTTCCGCTACAGTCATAAGCGCCTCCATCTCCTGTATCTTGCCTATAAGATCCTTATCCTTATCCTCACACAAGATATCGGTCTTGATCCATAGCCGGTCGAGACGTCTGCGTATAAGATCCGTCTTAAGATACTTGCGACTGAAGTTGTAAGTAGAAGGGCTACCTATGATCTTAATATCATATATACCGTCTGGAAGATCAAGATACTTGACATTACAATCATCGTAATTAAAACAATTGAGACCCAGTGTTAGGCTGGTAAAGGTATTGACCTGATTCTTGCCAAGAAACAACGTAACGGGGTCGGACATGCCCGGCGTAGTGATCTCGATGATCGCCTTCCTATCCTCCAGCAGCCCCCACTCGGACTCATCCAATACCTGCAACACCTTGGGATCACGTGTCTCTAGCACCTGAAACGATAGCCTAATATCATTCATATTAACCTTCTTGTCGTACCGGCACAAGCTATCGTCATAACGGGCTTGCATATCAAGATCCGGAATATCGGTATAATATGTCTTGACCTCATGACCGTTGATAAATACCGATGTTATCTGGCAAACATGAGACCTAGCGACATCAAAAAACACCATCCTTACATTACCCTCATAATCGACTCCTGATGTCGGGTATGTCAATATCTGGGTATTATACTCACCATCGTTACGCCTAGCTACGACAGTAATTACGATAGGCTTCTCTATATCGTAATCATCCATGATAATCCTAGCGGCAAACTTATCATGAATTATCTTCGGTATGATATTGATCTGATTCATCTTAATATCTTTTTCACAAAGATACTAATTTGATCGATAAAACAAACGAGGCTATAAGATAAGAGCATCAAGAAGATCCTGCTCGCTTAGAATTATACCTCCATTGATAGCCATAGACATAGCTAAATAAAGACATAAGCATGTGAGATCATATCTAAGCATTCTACTCCTAAGAGACACGATAAACTTTTTGAGGTCAGGATTATCCCCAGCCAAAGACATATAGCCGCTAAAAAGGAACGTATTGTATATAGGATCGGATGTAGATGATTTGATATCGCTGTAAGACATACCACAAATATCTACCCACAATCTTATAGATTTGACGACTATCTCCTTTACGAGAGACTTATTCAACAAACATCCGAATCTGACCAAAGCCACTATATCTCCCCACTTCTGATCGGATATCTCTTTAATAACATACATCGACCCATTCAAAGGATCTTTTACGACAGATGACAGTATATTCTTACATCCAATGGAATCCGATAGCTCTTGGATATTAAACATGTTATTATCGTGGTTAAATACGATGGACATATCTCCACCTCTTATGATACTAAAGCTACTCATCACGAATCCTCCACAAAAGAATTAATATCAAAACAGTCATCATAAGAGCATAGGCCAGGCTCATATCCTTCCTTGCCATCCTCTATGTCAGAAATAGCTCTATCAGCAATAGATCTTAACTCTAATAGACTTACACCTAAAAAATCTAAGGCCTCTTTCAAGTACTTATATAAGGACGAGGTTTTAACTTCCTTAAACCCCTCGTGAATCAAATGACTATTGAATATACTGAAAAGAACTTTATCATTCCTACCGTCAAACCTTTTACCATTGTTTTTAAGACTACCATCAGAGTCAATCATCTTCCTTATCTTACTCGCAGATCTGGTATTTATGATATTCACCATAATCATAACTTTGTAATCAACAGCGGCTCTTCTAGCTTTATTAGCCCTCCCCTTTGAACTTACAGGTGCATTGTCCTCTCCGCCAATATACCTGAACTTAGCCTTGCCTACAAAGCATGATGGATAAACCTTGCGAATATTCCACTTATAATTATAATCACCGATTGATCTCATGATCGACAACTCGCTATCAACTACCATCGATATCATCTTATAAGCCTTCTCAAAACACTTAAACGATCCTACATACTCATAGATAAACCGGTACGTCATACCTAGCTTAAAATCTTTATCAGATATCCTATTAAACACTATAGCTCTATCAAAGTTGATGATAATAGCCATAATAATCTTAAGCCTAAAGTAGGGAGGTATATAAATATCATCAGGACTGATGTTCCTAGGATTAGCCGTGGTATAATCAGCGCCAGCGAAAGTATCTCTACGTTTCTTGAAATTACGCGGATATATAGGCTGACCTTTAGATAGCTTAATGCAAGTACGCCCCTCATCTACCTGCTTCTTCTAAGCCTCGGTATACACCGGAAATTCCTTTATCATAGAAGAGCATTTCCTTATATAATTCAAGTCGAAATTCATATTGTTCATATTTTGTCCACTTCAAATATAAGCAAAATATAAGACCTTTAAAAGAATAAGATGAATTAATTTTCCCATATATCACCATTATTATTTCATTAATAACATAACTTGCTGAAACACAGTTGTCCATTTTGTGACATGTGTAATAAGAAGCTTCGCCTCTTTCTGAAGCAAATCCCATTATAAAGCATTCCTTTATTTAATTCTTACCAATTTCTAATTAATAACCCTATTAATGAAATGATGTTAGCTAACGCCTTTTATTATCTAAAGTAAACATCCAAAAAACATTAATTTAAAAATGAGTAGTATGTTGGCAGATAAAGATCTTAATAATCCCACTCAAGACTCTTTATGATTGTATTATTGAGATATTTACTATATCCTTACATTCGATCTTATTTGGCAGATGACTACTATCTTTAAACATAATGATCCTATATGTTTACTTCTTTTCTGCGCTAAAGCGTGAAGTGCCAAAGGGAATCGGCAGGGTTGGTCGTGAGTCGCTCCGCTCCTGGCCGGCCATGGGAGGCAGCCACCAGCCCCACGCCATGACGCCGCCACCTTGTTTATTGGCTTCCAACAAGAGTCACCTAAAAACAATACTTGTCTATACAATTATCTCTACGGTTCCAGAAGTTAAATAAGAACTATTTGGCTTTAAGGAAAATTGTTAGTTAAAAAGATGGTCGATTAAGTCATCTGGTCAAATAAAATCCTTATATTCGCGATACGGTCGGTTGGATGAGTTGGTTTAGTCGGTGGTCTGCAAAACCATATACCTCGGTTCGAATCCGGGACTGACCTCATATTTGCAATTCTTTTCTGGGGTGATAACCAATAGGTGTATGGGGTTTCTTGTACACCTATTATTTTATCAATCCGAATCTTTTCAACAACACGAATAATACAACCAATATACCTAAGATCGACATAAAGATAATAGCCATCGGCCACCTTGATTCCTCCTTATCGTCTATATCCTTATGCTTGATGTCTGTCTTCTTATCAATATCCTCAATACCGGTGATCGTCTTATCAACGCCAAGGGAATCGGCCGTCACCGTGCTGTCCCGCCGGCCAATGACGATATGGGTATCTGTCTGCGAGGACACCGGTCGCTCCCCCGTGGCAGGATCAACATCCTTGTCCGTATCGAACTCTCTCTCCGTTATAACAATATCGGCACTAAGATCAGATGTCTTGATCTCTACGATCTTCCGATCCATGACCTCATCTATCATCGTCTCTATCCTGCTGATCAACCGGCTATCAATAGACGTTTCGCTAACCTGCCTCCTGCTTCCGCAAGAGGACAGGGATAGCGACAGACCTAAACAAAAAATCGCCCTAAGACTTATCCTTAACCTCATCATCAGCAATCTTCTTTATATCGTCAAACGTCTCGTCAGGTATGTTCTTGGAAAAACTAAACATCTTGAATACGTTTATCCTCTTAAACACGGCCTTGAATACCTTAACCAAATAAGCGTCAGCGAAAGTATCCCCTATGGTATTCAAGAAAAGCATGACATATCCCACGAGGGCTATATACACACCATATTTGGTTACGGTAAGTATCATGCTAGCCTCCTCCTCGATCGGGTATAACGTCTTATATATAACACATAATGTCATTACTATAAAACAGGACAAAGCGAACTCCTTAAGAATATCAGTGAACCTGACCTCCCTAAGCCATCTCTTGAAACTAAACCTCCTCCTACGGCTTCTACGGAGCTTCCAGCCCCTTACGCTTTGCGCTAACCTAGCCAAAAAATTCGCTATTAATACTATAAGTAATACGGTCAATAAATGATGCACTGGCTGGAAGTAAGCCCAGCAAGAGGCACCATACGCAAGCGCTATATTCCATAAAGCCCCCACTCGCTCTATCATGTCTTTGTCTTTCATTTTATACCCTATACGCAAAGTTAACCACTATACCGTTAAGTACCTAAAACACCACGGCGTGTATACCGTTCCTCGTGTCAAGACTATCAAAATGCAACCAATTCACCTTACCCTCAAGCCTAAAAGGATATGGAAGCATATCCTGATGATCTAAAATCAAACCTCTGGCTTGTTCCGCCGTCATCGACTTGACATCGAAATCACCGGCCTTACCCAATACATGAGCGGATAGATAAACATCCTTCTTATCCTTGACGATCTGGCACATGTTGCATCTAAGACCACGTTGGGAAAACTGTCCTTGCTTATCCCAGTTATTACAATACATAGGCTGTTTGATTATATCCCTCCGTAATATAAGAAGATTATGGAGAAACGCTGTATCAAGAAACTGCCACGATCTGTCCTTCCACTTATTATATGTATGAGGACATACTAATTCCACTATATCAAAATACGAACCTAGTTCTTTTATAATACTATTTCTATCCATATTATCCGTTTTTTAAATAATGCAAAATAATAATACCACGATAACCTGATCCTCCTCGACCGCTCGTAGCCCCACTATTAGAAGCTTTAGAGGCTCCTCCTCCGCCACCACCATAATAAGTGGCATTACCTCCATTTCCGCCATTAATAATAGCGCCCTCAACATCCTTAGCTCCAGCTCCATCACCTCCTCCGTGATTGCCACCTTTACCTCCGGATAAAAAGCCAAAATCCCATCCTCTTGTATAAGCTCCCGATCCACCACCAGCGCCCATAGGATAAGGGTATCGGTCAGGATATTTGTTGTTAAAAACATATGATCCATCTTGCCCTGGATTTCCCGGGGAAGGATCATTGCCATCCCCTTTAACTCCATATCCGCCTATTCCACCTTTGCCGGCAATAGCCTGATATATACCGAATATACTATCACCACCTATATCTCCGACAACCACCCTATATGTAACACCTGGATTTACGGGTATAGTCCCAGTCAGTACACCACCTCCGTTGCCGCCACTCCCGGCATTATATATATCGGAATATCCTCCATTAAGACCTCCGGCGACCAAGGCGAACTCAACCTCATAGACCCCATCAGGAACCTCCCAATATCCATTATCCTGAGGGGACAGCTCCTCGAATACCTCTACTATCTTCACCTTGGGTAGCATCCTTCTTCTCATCATAAAGCAAACAGGATTTTACCCCCCCCCATTTATATTTTAAAATACTAATATTAAGCATATTATTCCGGTTTTATCGTCCATTTCTGGGCGTAATTATTTTTTAATACATATATTTTCTCCATAGGCGTAGCGGGAGATCCGTTGGACTGACCTTTCACGAATCCCTCGGGGGCATGCTCCGTGCCGGAAGGACGCTGGTTTTCGGTTGGATAAATAGCATTATACATGCTTACCGAAAGACTATAGAACTGGTTCCTCTTCCCATCCTTAGCCACGGATGTCATAGTAATCTGATCCCATCCTACAACAAGGTCGTAGAAAGAGTTCACGAAATCATCTGATCTTTTTTGGCTATGAGTGGATGCATTCACGTTAAACCATGTAATAGCCCTCATCTCATAAATATAATCCGGTAGCTTATCCACTCTAATGCTATTACTATGACTGGCTCTAAAACCTGTAAGATGATCCAATCCTCTACCCGACATATTATCATCATTCCAATTCGTCCTCCTTTCTCCACTTACCCAGTCATCTAAAAAATTAAAACCAGTAATGTTAGGATTTATCTTATCTACCTCGAAAAAAGGGAGGGTATTTATATCAAAATAATTCCACATATCAGAAGGACCTGGAGTTATATCCAAATAAGTTAATTTAGGAAGATCATTAAACTCCTTTATATACCTATCCAAATAGCATGAAGATAATTTAAGCTCTTGAAGATTTTTCATATTCTTTATATCCCTTATCCTGCTAGATTCTATATCCCTAAAATCAAACATGCCATGCATATCTAAATAATATACCTCAGTCTTGCTGGTTATAGCCTCAAGCATTACAGTCATCCTAGTACCCACATTTTCAAGAGATATATAAGTCAACTTTTTAGATCTAGACAATTTATCTACCGGTATACCATCATTAGCGTATATCGTATCATGTACTATTAAAGATTCAAGACCCGGCGTATCCACGATCGGAAAAGCGGTCATCTTACACGTCTTGATTTCAGCATAATAAATATCGCAAGTAAAATCTATCGCAACGGATCGCTGCACATCCCTTCTTCCATCAGCGTAAAGATGATTATCAACAGGGATGTACTGAGAACCATCCTCCTTCCTGAACCACCACGTAGTATTGGGATTTTTCCTATGTTGTATTGCCAAAGAACGGAATATAATACGATAATTATCCTGCCCTTGAACCTTGGTCATAGGAAACTGCTCCTTTATTCCATCCCCCCAATCCACATTAGCCATACCGGGCTTTCTGGATCTAAACTCAACATACGTATTAAAAGGATTACCAACGACAGGATCGGGTACATAATTATAATCATCGGTATAATAATTTCTAAGTGCCCTATCCCATGTGGTGAACCACACGAACTTATTTGATGAAGCCTCATATTTATATAATGTCTTAGCCATTACCTATCTTGTTAAAATATTCTACAATAACATTCCTGTCCAATCCCATAGAATCACATAAATACTCCCCTTCAGGTTGACCCCCAAACGATAATACCTTATCCGTATCATGAGCTAAAACATCTCCATTGCCTACAAAGGTACGCCCATCGTCAAATACGATAAGCTTATATGGCTTATACGACCTCGTGTCAATATCAGAAGATCGTATTGACCTTAACACCGAAGCCTCTGGCGCCATACTAAACCTCCATCCATAATTATTCATAAGCACATAAACCATCTCCATAGGAGTCGACGGAGAGCCATTAGACTGACCCTTTATAAAACCAGAAGGCGCCTGTAATACGCCACTAGGTCTTTTATCAACAGGATTGGCAGCCAAATACATACTTAGATACAATCCATAAAACTGATTCCTTTTGCCATCGGAAGCGGAGGAGGACATAGTGAGATAATCAAACCCCATCACCTTCTCATATAATGTTGATATAAACGTATCACATCGACTTTGGGTCAACAAGGAGATCTGCATATAAAAACTACTCATAGATCTCATCTCATATATATAATCCGGTAGATTACTTACATCTATATTACTATAGCCATATGAGGCGGTAAGGCTAGTGATATTTTCCAGCCCCTTGCCGATCATATACGGATGCCAGCTCACGACAGACCCATACCATCTATTTATATGATCGAAGGTCCTTAAGCTAGGATTTATCTTATCCACCTCATCCATAGCCGGGCATGTGTTAGGATCAAACGATGATGTGGCATTACCAGGACTTAAATACAATTCTTTTAAATTATTGAATGATAACCATTCCTTAGGATATAACCTTACCCTTCCACCAGCTAAATGCAATATCTCCAAATTAGGCCACATGGAAGGGAATTTCCTTATATTGGAAGCTTCGGTATCACTGAAGTCAATAGAATTGGACAAATTCAGACCTTTCAATTTAGTTAGTCTATTCCAATCCTCCGGGATGGACGTCAACGTATCCACACCAAACTCACTTAATGTTATACGCTCTATATTTACCGATCTCATTATCCTATCCTTTGGTATATCTGTTATGGTACGATCCCCAGGAATATTTATAATTATATTGATAAGGCTAGGCATATCAAGTATAGGGAAACCTACCATCATAATCCTATAGGATTCCATCATCGTAACATCATTGGTAAAAGACATGGATATCACACGCTCCTTATCCATGCCATCATCATAAGCATGATTGGGGGCGGGAACATACTCGCTCCCATCTTCCTTATAAAACCACCATGGATGGCTATCCGGATTCTTACGATAACTTATATCCCTTCTCCTAAACATCAACCTATATTGACCATATATAGATCCACTCCTAGCCTTTACAAAAGGGAATTGCTCTTTATTCCCATCTCCCCAATCAACCTCGCACATGCCGGGAGCATTAGAATAAAATCCTATAATCTCATTATAATTATTACTATTCAATATAGGATCAGGCACATCATCAGTAGTATCATTCCTGTTAACGCCCCTAAAAGCGTATTTACCCTTAGTAAAAAAGGTTATAGACCCTTTATTCGTATCCTTACATATCAGCCTCATACCTCTCCCTCCTCTATTCTCCTGAAATACTCGACAACCGGTGAACCGTCCAATCCCAGATCGTTACAGATATCTATAGCCTCGTATTTGTCGGCGAAATTATACTTACTCATATTATCATCCAATACATCTCCGCTGAACACGGATACATGGCCGTCCTTTACGCCAAGGACGAACGGGGTGATCCTGGTCTTCCCCGCCCGCCTTGCCCTCGTAAGGGCGGCCTTAGAAGCCGGGGCAGGCGCCAAGATCCATGTCTGCCCGTAGTTGTTGGTAAGTACATACACCTTCTCCATAGGCGTCTTAGGATTACCGTTACTAACGCCCTTGACGAACCCATCAGGGGCTTGATAAACGCCAGATGGTCTCTTATTGGTAGGAATTACGGCAGTATATAAATCTAAGGTAAGTTTATAAAACTGATTCCTGTTACCGTCAGAAGCCATCTGTGACATCGTTATATAATCCCAGGACATCATCTTATCATAAAACGTGTTAACGAACGTATCAGCCCTCTCCTGCGTATTTATAAATCTACCACCATCACGCAAATTCCATACCCTAAATTCCCTTATCTCATACAAGTAATCCGGAAGATCGTCTACCGGCACCGTACTTGAAGAACAATATGCCCGCTGAATCTTGTTCAACTTCCCTCCTACCAGATCTTGTTTCCATGAGCTACCATTACCCATAAAATCAACGCCTGCCTTATCATCCCCCACCTTATCCACCTCATCAAATACAGGTATATTATTCCTATCGCTTATAATATTTATACCCACAGCCGGAATAGAATTAAAAGCCGGATCATAAGAAGGGATGTTACACCAATTGAAATTAAACTCGGTAAGATTCTTCCATTCAGAGAACCTTCTCCAATTAGAATCAGGATCATCCCCGAAATTAAAAACGCTATTGCATCCGAAATACCTCAGGTTTTTCATATTTAAAAAACCTTCTGGCCAATTACTCCATACACCAGAATGAGAAAAAGCTCCTATCTGTATATTACGAAGATTAACGCTCTTGCTTATCCTGTCATATGGGATATCTCCATTTTTTAAAACGGACCTGATCATAGCCAAATAAGTTATATTAGGTAGATTAACTACAGGAAACTCATGGAGGACAATACCATCCATATTAAATTCCCCATCAATTACGTTAGAGAACCTCATCGTAACCTCCCTACGCCTGATATCGCTATACTTATGTGGGGGAACCGGTATGTATTGTGAGCCATCCTCTTTCTTATGCCACCATACGGTATCATCCGGATTCTTCTTATACTCAATGTCAAGAGACCTGAATATAATCCTATAACTACCATCAGATACCTTAACTAAAGGATATTTATCCTTTGTCCCGTCTCCCCAATCAACGTCCACGAATCCTGGCTTTCTTGCCGAGAACCTAAGACTTCTATTAAAAGCATCCGCTGATATTATCGGATCGGGTATATAATCAGCACCCTTACCATCATAACAAGGGAACCTGTCCTCATTCACTATAAACGTGACATAGGACGCTACCGTGTCGTATCCTGCCAAAAAAGCCATACCATTAATTTATTGAGGTTATATCATAAGACACCCATTCCTTATATCCATTAACCATCTCATATACTTTGTTGATGGTCTTACATACGACAGCGAATCCGATATCCACGTTAGGGAACTTCTCGTTAAGCTCATCAATAGTAAGTTCCATGACAATACTCTCATCCCATTTCCTCATCTCCTTTACCTCCATAAGGATCGGTTTTCCGGTTACGCCTACGCTCATCACCCATTCTCCCTCACGGTTGGAATCAGCCAGATCCGGGAAGATCGTAACGCCAAAAAGATCGGAGAGGGTGAAGGTCTCGCCGGTACGGGTGAAGGACGCCGCCGCCCCAGGCGTAAGGACCACCTCATTCACGGCCAACAGGCTCGTAAGTTTCTTGGCTCCTCCTGATACCGTAGCGTTAAACACGACAGTAACATTACCGGTAGCGCTATTAACGAACTTGATCTCATCCTTATCGCTATTTATAGCTTGTAAACGTGATCCAGATACGATATTCACGATCTCATAGTTCTTGTCATAAGTGCTTTGCAACGTAACATTACCATATCTTGTATCAATCAACGTAATCCACTTAGCCTTACCACCTACTACCTCTACAAGTTTATAAAAAACGTTATTACCATCAGCGTCAACCCATCTAGCTATAGCTCCAGGAGCGAAATTAGTCACCTCCCGATCTTGGGTATAACTTATAGTGCTTTCCGTAGGCTTATTAGTCAAAGTAATATAAAGGCATTGCTCTACGTCGGCTTCCATCTTAACTATCCCAGCTCCATCGTAATAATAATCAGGTACGTTTTTCTCTCGTATCAACAAGATGGTACCTTCCTTAAGCTTGTCGGCATTGGTAGGATCATCTACAAAAGACTTCATCTGGATATAAGTATCGAAGATAATAGACGTACTCTTATCCTCTATCTTCTGATTGATATCATTGACAATATTATTAATCTCGTCTTTCGTATAATAAGGAGATAAATCAACCTTCGGGCCTTCCTGCTCTAAAGCCTGAGTTCCATCCCACCAATAATCAGGTACCTCCTGCTCCCTGATCCAGAAGCTGTCTCCCACACGGAGCTTAGCCGTGTTCTCCGGAACCGCCAGCCACTCATTCATGGCATCGACCGTATCAAAGATATACGCCGTGTTCTTGCCCTCAGCTATACGTCTTACGACAGCCAACTCGCTCTCGACATCGCTAAGTCTTTCCTTTATATTATTGATCTCTCGCTCTAACTTATCATAATTATCCTCCTGATCTATAGCGTCACCGATGGACATATAAACCTCGTTAGTGAGCTTATTGTAGGTAACACGAGCCACCTTCTCGTAGGATGTCTTATACGTAGATGAACCCTTACTAGTATGACAAACAAAATCATACGTATTTTGATACACCACAGATCCACCGGTATTGATGAAATTATATCCATCTTGGCTCATCGTACCTCCCTTGTATCCAACAAGTTCAAAAGAACATTTACCCGTACCTTTAGATCCAAACCATGTAGCGTAGGCCATGAAATACGTCTCTTCAGGTAGGATATCATAATATTTAGCCCTTAAATCCTTCACCGACATCCAAACACATTCCTTACCAGAACCGGTATTATCACCACCCCATTTAAGAACTTCTCTAACAGAGCTATCTCCATTTCCGGGGGCAGACCAACCTACAGCAAGATTATCTATGGTGGGAACATTAGAATTAAGGGCTTCCGTCATCGTGTCCAAGTCCCTTCCGGAACTTGATTCCCATAAATATCTGAACGTCACAAAATCAACATCCCCGATCTTAATGCCTCCAGTATTACTAGGATATGTTTTTGTGACTAACTCATAATACCATTTACCATCACGGAAAGTAGCCCTTATCCTCTCTACTTGCTTGGGGGATATAGAGACATATGATCCGCCAACGGAAACGTTATCGCCATCAACCGCACGGGAAGTCCCATCCTTTGGATCCTCAGGGTCCACGGGGGTGTAGATCGTAGCCTGCTTATCTCCGGCATTGATAACAACTATATAATAGCTGTCCCCATCAAGACCCTCATCATGAGCCATGGTTACAAAACCCTGCTCGCTATCCGGCCTCCATTCAACGACAACCATATGCTTATCCATAGGTATACCGGAAACGCTGTTAACGTAATTGGTTGACGACATGAAAACAGCATGGTCATCATAAGCCTCATCAACACGTTGATGCTTAGTAGCCAATCCGTCAAGACGTGATATCTCAATGGGGTCGGTTACCTCGACCCCATTATAATCATACCACTTATATCCGATCATCGTATTCTCACGACGATATTTCCTTTTCCTTATGACCTCACCGCCGGCTAGGGCGTCAATCATATAATAATCATTACATACCTTAACCATGACCTTGATATTAACAGGTTTGACATAAACAAGCCACGATAGTAGCGCCATCGGGGATGGAGGTCAGCGTAGTCCCTACCGGGTAGGTCGGGGAGGATGACTCCATCACCATCAACGACATCCGCTCTACGACCATATTGTTGTCAATCAACCGGCTTCCCTCTACATAGAACCGGCCATCGGCCACCTCATAGCACTCGCGCACCGGAACCATATGTCTTTGGCTCTTATCCGCGTAATCGCAGATCGTTACCTTAGCTCCATCAGGTATGGAGGTAAGCTCATCACCTACATTATAATCAGGATGATCGGAATATACGACGTATAACTTGGACTTAATATCCTGCAATGCCGGATTGACTGTCCTGAATCCCTTCAAATGTATCTTATGACCACCGATCTCATAACAATCATCCACGTCCATGATATTAAGATCACAACTGATAACCGTCCAACCGTTAATAACCGTCTGCGTAGGGGTAGTATTGATAGGATGATCGGGGTCGGTAGACTCAACGATCTTATAGTCGAAAGTCTTTACATCCAGATTTCCGTTCAACGACTCCTGTCTCCTGATCTTCACCGTACCCTTTCCGGTATCATAACAAGTCTCCGTGGTATCGATAAGTCGATCCATATAATCCGGCTCCTCGCACTCGATACGGGCGAAATTGGATGGCAAAGAGGTATATTGAGTACCAACATGGATATCATTGTCTGTAGAACTCAATACATGATGATTATACGACCTAACATGATTTAAAGGGTTGATAACGTAAGTGGATTTAATCCTTACCGATCCTCCCGGTGTCGAGTAACATTCTACCGCATTTCTGGTAATACGATCATCCAACCTTTCTAGAGCACACCTTTCACGGATAAAATCCGCAGGGATATTATTTATCCTATTTCCTAGCCCATACCTATTATCAGACGAGTCCACAATCTCCCAGAACTGGTTTCTTTTCCCAAGATCACCGTCATAAGACACCACATGTCTCATACGCACGCTTCCGGCTGATGTCTTGTAACACTCCTCGATATCAATAGGCATCCTATCTTCCATATCCGTGAAATCACAAGACACCAAAGAGAATCCGTCCGGGAGGGTAGCCAGTTCGGCCCCAGGAACGAAGCCGGCGTCATCCGATTCAAGCACCTCGAAGCGGACGTATCTTGCCTTTATCTTGGAGTCATAAGAAACCAACCTACGAAGCTTGACATTGCCATTGCCTCCGTCATAACACTCGACATAAGACCTGATGTCACGCTCCTCCATATCGTCGAAATCACAGACAGTCCTTACCCACGTATCTGGCAAGGAACTGAAGCTGGCGCCCTCAGGTTGTGACGGATCGGTAGTCTCCAGGACTTTATAGCTCTTATCCCTAACTCCTATATTCCCGTCCCATGACGTGAGAACCTCCAGCTTCACCTTACCGGCCGGTGTCTTATAACATTCTACAGTTACCTCAATATCCCGGTCCTCCATATCCGTGAAGTCGCAAACAACCTCAACCCAGTCATCGCTTATGCTGGTGATAAACTCACCTACCGGATTCTCAGGATCGGTACTTTGCTTGACGCGATACCATTCCTTTCTGGTACCCATCTCGTAATCAAATATCTTATATCCCTCTATCTGCACCCTTCCGGTTCCGGTATCAAAGCATTTAAGCACCGGTATTATCTCCCTTTGGGTCATGTCCGGGAAATCACATACTATACGACTCCATGTATCGGGTATCTTATCATACTCCGTACCGATAGGATTGCTATCGTCAGTCGTATTCACCACCTCATAATGGGATACCTCCGGGTTCAGGCGGGGGTCTACCGACTCAACGCCCTCGATCTGGACCTTGCCCCCTTCCGTGGCGTAACATTTACTTACGAATATCAACTCCCGATCGGTCATCTCCGCTATGCTACAATCTATAGCTACCCACTCGGCAGGAATCTTATCCAATTCCGTACCGATAGGCGTATCAATATCTGAAGAGTTGATGATAAATATCTTCTCGGCCAGTATCTCTCCCTTATTATTCATATAGGTATGGATACGAGCCTCTACCTGACCTCCCGGAGTACGATAACATTGGTTGACGATCGACACACGGGCGTCCTTGATGTTAATGAACTGATAGTCCTTTTTAGGAACCTCGCTTACAAGTCTCTTTACTCCTTTATCATCGAAGTACACGTAACACCCGTCATTCCTCATCATGACCGGATACGTCTTTCCGTCTATGACAACACCTGAGAAGTCATCTGGCGGAACGGAGAAACCCATGCTTCCGAATATAGAAGCCAGTCTCTTTAAATACTCATTTATCGCAGACATAATATCATATTTTAATTCTACTGCCTCAAAGATAACAAAAAAGGGAAGAGAATTGAATCTCTCCCCTTTAGGAAATATATGAACGCAAAAAAGGTTCTTTATTTCGGCTCAGTTACGATGGCCGGGCCAAGACCAGCGGCAGCACCGATCATGTTAATCATCTCCTGAACGCCCTCATGAGCGCCGTAACGTACACGTAAGATCAAGTTGATAGGATCATCAGCGATAACCTTTCCGAATCCCTGAGCGTATCTATGAGGATTGAGCGTAATCTGGAAGTCAACGTACTGAGCCGTTTGCTCTACACGACTATATTCGTTCATGAACGTCCGCCCCATGAAATCCTGATGTTTCGGGAATCCATTGAAATGAGCGTAGCCCTTCAACTCGTCATCCATCATATTACCGCCGACATGAGTACGTGGTGCTTTGCTAGACAGTCTCTCGAAGTGAAGTTGATCCCACCAGATAGGAGACCCCTCGTCAAGAGAATCAGGATAACCGCCGCTAGCGCCAACGATCTCAACGCTATCCTCGATATAAGTCATTTTATCCATCAAGCACTCTGACGGAGATAATAACATTTCCTTACCACGGAAACGGATACCGCACTTGCAGTTAGTACCAAGTTCCTGAGCCGACTCCAATTTCTTCCACATACGGTTGCGGTAGGACGCCGGAGCCTCGCTGGTGAAGAATCCCTCGAACACCTTGTCGCACTCATCACACAACATGTTAGTATATACCGTTGTCTGGAAGCTATGCTGGCAAGCCGCAGGAGTACCGTAGTCAGTGATCTCCAGTTCCGGGAAAGCCTGTTTGATTTCCTCCAACGCACTGTTTCCGCACTCATCATCCGGGATCGTGATATAATACTTCTCGGTGGATACCTTGCAAGAACCACAAGCTGACCAAGAAGCGGTACGAACCGTAGGGTTCTCGCACATATCGGATGTCTTAGCCACATAGTAGATAATAGCCGTAGGATTAGCCTCCACGAAAGTAGAGATCTCCTCATCCGTCAATTTCTTTGAAGTAGCGGCAATATACAAACCTGATCCCTTGATCTGACTCATCTTATTAACCGTATCGGCTACAACGTTAGGCAATGACTCCACCGTAGTAGACATATCAACACCGTCATCCTCCAAGGAAATAGAATACAGATAGCCGCCCTTAACCTCGGTATAGTTAGGAGGACAATCCGTACATCCTTTCATGATAGAGATAAGGCGTTGAGTATAGTCAGCCGGTTTAGCGCCTTTCTTCATCACCTTATAACGTGACATGCTACCCTCGATAGTCTCACGTACGATCTTCAATCCTGGATATTGAGCGCGAACCTCAGCCAACGCCAGATCATCACCAGTATCGCATACCTCCATGCAATAGAAGTTCACGTCCTCCGTCTCAGGCTCCGTAGCCTCGTTGGTGCATCTTGTAACCGGAGTGATATCGATATAATCAGATACCTTTCCACCACCAGCAATAGGCTGGTTCTTCATCCGCTCGATACACTTCAGGACGGCGGGCAACAAATCAACCTCCTCGCAAGGATCGCACTCCTCGCATTGATTTGGCGTATTATCACAATCATCCAAAAGAATGGCGTCATTGATCTCTACACGACCCTCCTCATAGCCAAGAAGCTCAAAGGCACGACCAGCGAGAACCAAGCGGATAGCGATACGGTCTCCTTTGGAAACGGAGAACGCAGTGTCATCAGAAACACCGTTGTATCCTAAGATAACATCATCGACATAAGCATGATCTTTCTTCGGCCAAGAAGCGTAGATCTCCGTGATCTCGTTCAAAGAGAATAACGGCGTGGAAAAATCCTTATCATAGATAGAGCGGGAAGCCGCTTGTTCATTACGACCGATACGGATCTCATAACGCTTGTCGTTACGAGGCTTACCGGTAAAATCAATCACGGCCTTACAACCGTTCTCGGAAGTATCTTTAGTATCGTAAATACCGATCTGTCCTTCCTTCAAGAAGATGGAATCAACATCCACCATCTTAGCGTGTGGGGATACGAAAAGTACCCGGTCTTGCGGTCTGTGCAACATATTATCAATATTTTAGTTTAAAAATCATTTACCTAACGCAAACATAATAATAAACGAGTTCACGACAATAAAACACGATTACGAGTATATAGGCATATAAATAAATTACATTTTTTGTAAAGCTACTCTATTAAAACAAATCCATATTCATTTATAATATTATCAACATCATTAGATGACAATGAAAACCATTCCCCTGAAATCCTCTTGCCGGAAAACTTATCATGCAAACATCTTTCTATATCACCTTTTACACAAGCTATGATACTTAACCTTGGATTAGCGCATCTTAAATCCCTCTCTCTCTTCTTTACATTAAACGTCTTACCTATTTTAATATCCTTACTTAAACCATCGACAGCCAAATAGGTGAATATATTACAATCATGATCATCATCTACATCATTTACCAATATATCAATTATATCATCGACAGATTCGAATATACCCATTTTTATAAACTTGCATATATCTTTTTGAATACAAACAATCCTTTCCGATTCTTGCTTGGTGTATAAAAACTTATCACATTCACCAGTAACAGTCTTATTTATAGCAAAAATTATTCTCTCAATATCATCAGAACTAAAAAATGAAGACAGATATCTATACATATCACTATACTCGTTTCCTCCCCTTATATATATAATAGCGTCATTGCTTATATCTGATCTTCCAAACATTTTTATACATTCATTATATATAGATGGATGTAATTCCATGGCGACCATCATCCATATCTCTTTAGCACACATAACCAACCTATTCGATCCTCTACCGGTAGATTTATACACCCCAAGCGATTTTAATGTCTTGACAAGAGATGTGTTGTTTACGTCGTTAATAAAACTTGATAAAGATATACCTCTTATATACTTGTCTTTTATAACATAATATATACGCTCAGAACTATTCCTATTGGATAAAATTCCCTCTATCCTCTTATCACTCCATCCTTCTACGATTCTCTTTCTTAAATAAGCCTCTTGCAAGTCAGTCAAAGACATAAATGATGTTTCTTCATCACATCTAATAGGTACACCGAATAAAATTTTACTACTTGAAATCATATCATAATATTTTACACAATTAAATATTATGCAAATATAGAAATAAAAAAAACAAAAACACACATACCATGAAATAAAAAAAAGACCCACCTATTTCTAGGCAGGTCTTTCTATCAAACTAACGTTGTTTATTTAAAAGAAGCCACATTATCCTTATCCATTCTATATCTATACAATTCATTCTCATTAAGGTTGAATTGTTTAGCTACCATATCCAGAATCTCCTCCACAAGATAATCGGGCAGCTCCGGGTCGATGTCCGTGGATTGGATACCGGCGGCGTTGATATACCCCGACAGGTCCACCCTGACAGGACGGCGGTAGTACGTCATCTTAACCTCCTCGGTACGGAAGCCTGACTCGTAGACCACGACCTTCCCGTTCCCTATGGAGTAGAATGTCTCACGGTAGTCGTAAGAAGGACGGTTATTCTCGTCTCCAAGAAGCTCATGGATATTCTCGTTCTTAGCCTCCCACATAACGAAATCAGTGGCCTCACACCCTTTGTATGAGAAAACTCCTTTTATGTTAGAGAACCATAGATAGTCGTCAGGTAAGTTAAAGGACGTAGACTCAGGGTCATCCATCCTACCCGCATTATCCAACGACATCCAATAAACAAGAAGGTTTTGGATGGAGCGTATAGTCTCGTCATCCTTCCTATTTAGATAGTACTTAACTAACCGGTCTTGGGCCTCGTTAAACAACAACACGAACCTTCCCGGATCAAGCTTAATCCCGCCATTGGCAAGATTCTGCTCGTTCTTCTGCAAAGACCTTAGATACGCTTCTTGGATTGTCATCGTTATTCCTCCTTAATCTTATCACCTTCCTCTACGTCATCCTTCTTCTTAATATCCTTAACCTTCTTGGTCTTGGACTTATCATCGATATTAGACATAGACATGATCTCCTCATACTCATCCAATACATTAGCCTTTATGTTAATAAAGTCTTTCTTGGTAGCCAAGAACTCAGCGGATGTCCGAACGTCAGGTCCTATGATCTGGCCATTATATTGTAATCCGGATGGAGTCATATTGATACGACCATTTCGTTGAAGGACGTTTACGATACGGTAAAACTCAAGAACTTCCTTGAAATCACCTTCCAATGACCGATCCCAGATATCAAGCAGATAATCGACATTGGTCTTCTTCTCATTCATCCAGTTTGATAGAGATCCTGTATAATACTCATCCTCCGTGAAATCCGGGCGAGTTACGATACCGATGTAAAGAAGAAGATCGATGACAGCCTGACGATCGTCGCCGCCTTTCTTAAGGGCGCTGATAAACTTATAGCTGATGTTCATCTTATTGATCTCACGCTGCTGAACGAAATCCTTCATATTGTCTTTCTCCACGAAACAGAACATGGAGTTCATGAAGACAGGATCGCCATCCATTTCCTGAGGAGTCAACATGCCGGAAAATACAGCCAGATATAAATAAAATAACTCAACGGTATTAGCCGTGTTATAGACCTTACCCATGAATATCTTATCCTTAGCGTCATCCCAAAATTCTAAATTGGTTTGAGATAGATCCATCTGCGACATTTCCTCGAAAGGCTTCATGATATTATCTACCCGCTGTTTGACGAGCTTATCGATCTCATTCTTGTCAAGACCATTATAGCATCTTGATCTTGGATAAAAACCGGTGTTATAGGCCTTGGAGAAATCATCCCAAGGGCAACATACGTGAGTGGCGTTCTCCGGGAACGGAGCTTTAGCTATATTAGCGTCTTGAAAGGCCTGAGGAGCACTTCCATCGTGTTTGCCTACAACCTCATATAAGGTATCTGACATGATATTGAAACCGTTTACCTCGGCCAATACCTTCCTTGATTTTAAAATTTCTTTCATTTCCTTATTTTTTGCGTTACTTTCCTAAAAAAAAAGAGGAGAGGAATAGTTGTAAATTTCATAGAAAATCATAGAAATAACTAAAATATCCTACTCCATTTTAGACGCTTCAACACAACCGGTAACCCGGATACTCTGCGTCCGTATAGCCGCATCAACTCCTACGGCTTGTATGTTAATCGCGGCGTTGAGATCCCTGTCGATCTCCAAGCCACAATATTTACAAATAAATGTTCGATCCGATAATTTCAAGTCTTTATTTTTCCAACCACATCTTGAACAGGTTTTCGAGGATGGGTAAAAACGATCTATAACGATCAGTTCTTTACCATACCACCTACACTTGTATTCAAGTTGGTTACGGAACATCGAGAAAGAAGCATCATATACAGAACCGGCAAGTTTGTGATTCTGTAGCATACCGGAAGCATTTAGATCCTCAATACAGATAACATCGTAATTATTTACCAGCATCGTAGTCAAATTATGCATGTACCATGAACGCTTGTTGGCTATATCACAATGAAGCCTTGATACTTTTAGCCTGCATTTATTTCTTCGATTACTTCCTAACTTCTTTCTTGATAAATGTCGTTGCATCCTTTTTAACTTCGCTTGGTTCTCACGAAGAAAATGAGGATTTTCAACAGATATTCCGTCAGACAATGTAGCCAATGTTTTTATCCCAAGATCAACTCCGACTGTTTTACCGGTTTTCTGTTTGTAGCACTGTTCTGTTTCTACAAGAACTGATACGAAGTATTGACCAGCACGGTTCTTTGAAACGGTACAGGAGATAAAACGGGCGTTATCCGGGATTTCACAATCGATAACAATCTTAACCCATCCGATCTTTTCAATTCTTATCTTGTTATCAACAACTTTAAACTTCGGGGATGGTAGCCTAAACGACTGGTCGTCATGTTTATTTTTATAATTCGGTCTACCAAATTTCTCTTTCCTGTTATTATTGAAGTACTGTCTGGAGAACTCGATAAAGTCCCGTTGCTTCTGCTGTAAGGTAGCTGCCGATACCTCATTTAACCAAGGTTTCTGAATAACAAGATTCGACTTTGTCGGAAATCTCGGATTAGGATTCGTTTCTTTATCATATGAGTTAAATGAGTCAACGCAAGCGTTCCATATAATACGTACACAACCGAATGTCTTAGCAAGAAGTTCTTCCTGTGCTTTATTCGGATACATACGATATTTATATGAACGCTTTATTAGACTCATTTTCAATTCATTTTAATATATCAAATATACAAATAATTCTATGATTTTGCAATGGATTACTATCGATTTTGTGATTATTTAATCATATCCTCCCCTCTAAAAACCAAATTACATATATGAAAAAACTTAGCCGAAGTAGTTCGGTTGAAGCTCGATAATCAAGAACTTACTGTTATCCATAACCCATGCTGCGGAAGCGGAGTGGCACCAGAATTGTTCTTTCATGCCCGGCAAGGATGATACGATCTCATTACCGTTGGCTTTGTGCGCCCAACGACCGTACTCATAGCCCCACCACATACTTACACCTTCTGGCTTGATATAGAATACGTTGTTATTCATATTACCTAACTTAGCGTTAGCCGTATTAGGAATAGCGGAATATGCGTTAGTTGATCCAGCGTCAGTGATATTCTCGATAATACAAGAATAAGAAGATCTAGGATACATGCCATTCACTAACTCGCTACGATCTGTCATGTCAGCGTAATCCAAAGAAGGATCGTGCTCGAACTCAACATTACCGATGCCCGGGATGAAAGCTCCCTTAACCTGAACCGGACCTAAGATCATGGCGTCATTAGTACCAGAGATAGGGTTAGAAGGCAACATCCTATCGCTTCCCATACCCCAGCTTAAGTTCTGCAAGGTAGTGAAGAACGATTCCCTGATCAACTTCTCTAAATTGATCATAGCCATAGCTCCTACCTTGAACTTAATCTTACGTTCCGTAATAGGAAGATCCTGACGTCCACGGAAAATATAAGATGCGGCAGCCATAAGCGTGTCCTTAGTAATACCCATCGGACGGCTATAGTAGATAGTGTAACCACGGCGAAGCTGACGGTAGATACCCTCATTCAAATGGATAGGACCATTTTGATCCATGATAATACCACCTTCTTGCCACATCAACTGTCTAGCTTCCAGCTTAACCAACTCAGCCATACAGAATACCTCCAGCGTGGACGCTACCTTAGCCGTACGCAAATCAAGTCTACCATTAACAGTCTTACCGATAATAGCCAAATCAGGAATATTGCCCTCATACTCGCTTCTCATAGCATTCATACGACGAAGAGCGGTCTCCACGAACTCTGAAGTGCTATTCTGAGCGGCCTGCATGGACTTCATACCAGCGTACATAGTTGTCTCGCCCTCAACACCACGGTGGTTCCCTAAACGGAACTCACAAGTCATAGAACCGGCCTTGTCAGCTCCAGATACTTTAGAGAACTGAGTGCTGTACTCACCAAGAGCATGACCGATCTTCCAGTAGCGGATACCCGGACGTAATTTCTCTTTGGGGAAGTATTTAGCCTTACCACCAATAACACGACACCAATAACGTGTCAAGTCACCTTCTGTCTTAGACGGGATCTCACCTGAGATAAGGATATTACAACCGTTAGCAGCATCGTAGGTAATAACATCATAAGCCGTAAACTCAGATGTGTTCAAAACGATATCAAACAAGCTACCATCAATACCAGGTTTCAGGTGGTGACCTGATGTATCCTCTGCCGTAACGACAGCGAATGTTTTTGTAACAGGTAAATCATAACGGAAAGAGGCTCCAATACCGTTAACGGAGATCGTAGCGCCGTTATTAATCATACCCATATACATCGGGACAGGATAGTTAGCGATATTAGAGAACAAGTTCAACAGACCCAAATGATTCTTATCCGGATCCTCATAATACCAGCTCGCCAATGAGCCTAAGTTATGCTCTACAAGCGAAGTCTTATAGTTCTTGGCATCGGTGAAGGCGATTACATTATCACCATTCACAGTAGCCGGGAAACTTTTTGTCAAAAAAGGGTTCATAATTATCTATCTTTTAATGTTATACACTCTTTGATCCACTCAGATCAAGGAAGTTAGCCTCTATAGTATCATTATCGATATTATTTTTATTCTGCTTTCCTCCCTTATTGCCAGAAAGAAGAGTGATGGTCTTCTTATTGACCTCCATCTTAGCCTTGTTAGTCTTCTGTTTAAGGAACTCGTCCTTATTCATCAAGAACAAAGCCAAATCAGCGGCCATGTCCGGATTCTTGATAGCCTCCGAATAAGCTTTATCTATAGCCGTATGACCTTGATTGTCTATCGGCTTGGTAACGAAATCGACAGCCTTACCTATCATCGTGTCAGTCAACTGGAATCCTGAGCTTATAGACGTCTTAAGACCTTTCTTATAGATCTTCATCTGCTCAACTAACTCCTGTCTCCTTTTCTCGGATTTTTTCTTCTCCTCCTCGACAAGGTTATCCATCTCCTTTTTCAGGATATCATGGAACTTATTGGCCTTGGACTCAATGAACTCATCACCCTTGCCAATCATCATCTCCATATTATCCTTTATCTCGTCTTCCGGCATACCCAACATCTTATAATAATGCTGGATGACCGCAAGCTGATCATTCTTGTTGCTCATATCAAGATTGTCCAACGGCGCCTGAATGTTCTGATATTGGTTTAATAGTTGGCCAACGTTACCACCGGCCTTATCCACCTCTATCATCTTCTTCATAAAGTCAGACATAGAACCGGTATCAACCTTATCCTTCAACAACTCATCGGCCTTATCCTTGATCAATCCCTCCACTATATCAAGTAGATCATCTTCTTTTGTGATAGTAGAAAGATCAACTGGCTTGTCATCTACCATAATATCAAGGTTATCGATACTGTCGATGATACCTCTGGCGGCCATCTTCTCCAAGAAAGATTTCCCGTTAAACACTGATACCACGTTATTATTATCAGTACCGCCTTCGCCAAAGGAATCCGGGTCTGGGTTGGTAGCGTCGCCGCCCTTATCCCCGCCACCGTCAGCCGCTCCGCCGTCGGCAGGCTCTTTATTGGTATCACCTATAGGATTACCATCCTTATCATATTTACCCTCGATATTATTCTTATCGCCATCACCGTCACCACGGTAAAAAAGTTCCTCGACACTCATGGTCTTAAAACCCTTAGCGAAATCACCCATGTCATTCATACAATTTCCTTTTTTGCTTTTTACAAAAGTATTATTAATCCAATTACCAATTAAATCAAACCCATTATAGTATATGACAGAATTTTACGCCAAAATGATTACAGATTTTGTAAAAATATTTACAAAACTTGTAATCAATTCTTGTTTATTATTGACGTAAACCTATCTGTATCAGAACGTTTATTCCTAGTATCTATCTCCTTTTCCTTTAATCCCAACTTCCTTTTCTCTATCTCCTCACGAGATCTTCGCTCAGCCTCGGCGTTAGCCTGTCTGGTTCTCATATCCTCCTCACGGATATCCAGATCCCTTTCCTTCAAGGCTCGATCCGCTATAGCTTCCACATAATCCATACCCTCTGCGTTATCTTGTGTCCTAGCCGCTTGACCGTCGGCCATTATGCTCTTACCCCTTAAGTCGAAGTTGCCCTTGATATAAGCCAGTTCCTTATCCTTCTCATGCTCATCATTACGTGCCTGTTGCTCGGCCTCTGCTTGTTGCTGGACAAGTCGCTGTTGATTCTGGTATTCTTCTTGCCTTACACGATCGGCGTAAGATCTAGCATCCCTTCCGATCTGATTCATCTCAGCCGTTGAGTTGGCGCTCATTATCCTAGTGATATCAAGTAAGTCATTACCTAACGTATTTGTCTGTAATATATATTGTTTCAAATTCTCCAATTCCAGACGTTTCTTGGAATTAGAGACAGCCATAACATTAAGATGACGTAACGACAAGCTATTATCCGTAAGACTGATGTAAGCCAAGGAAAGATCGCTGTTTCTGTACATCACGGTCCAATCGTATCCTTCCTTCTGACATACTTGAGCCACGGCTAGATGAATATCCAATGTCCGTTTCTTGAAGTCATCGAAATCATTAAAGTAAGTCTGAGTCTGTAGCATAGTAGCGTTAACTCCCTGTTTTACGCCCGTAGAACTCTCGTATCTAGTTGACTGACCCATAGCCTGCTCAGATATACCTATCATCCTATAAGCCATCATATAGGCGTAAGAAGCCATTTCCATACGGGATCTTATCTGATCCGTATTAGTAAGATCATATACACCGAACTGGTTATATATGCTACTCATCTGTGGGTTCTGGTAAGGATTGTTCGTATCGTTACCACCTACGCCCATAAACGAGACGGACTTCACGATCTGCATGAAGGTAGCCAAAGCGCCCTTCTTGTCCATCATATCCTTATATTCAGTAGGCAGGAATCCCAAGTCACCTAAGAAAAACTTACCGATCTCCTTCTCGGCGTTATTGTATAGCTGATTCATAGCAAGGTTATACATCATCTGGAACGGTTGTATGCGATCAGCGAGACTGGCCCCTATAAATCCCGAAACCGGAATGACATAATCATACAGACTGCTGTCACCATGTATCTGATGAGGTATTGGATCCCCACCGATATATATAGGCTTATCCATTAAATTACCTCCGGTGATCTTAACGCCAAACCTAACCTCAGGGACATACTCCAAGATATAGGTGTTCACCTCAGGATCACTGACGGCTTCTGCCATGACCCTCTTCACTTTCTTTATACCATTCTTCTCCAAGAACTCCGGGAGAAGCTCATCTGTCACAAGCTCCTGATCCACCATTCCGGTCTCCGTCATGTAAGTTATTAAGAATATCGGTTTCATGGATACCCAATATCCCTCCATGACCCTAAAAAGGCGAGAGTCTATCTCATATCTCTTGCCATCGGCCATACCGGAGTTGAAATATCCAAAGGGATGGAAGCGTGGCAAAAAGCGGGGCTGGATGTGCTCCTCACCGTCCGGCCCGAAGGTGTGGTACTCTCCCATCGGAACACCATAATAGTCCTCAGCGGCAACTATAGACTCATAGTCATGGTATCCTTTCCATGGAATAACCTCATTCTCATACATACCGGTAATAGACGGCTTCTTTTTCTTCCAGTCATACCTATCACCGTCATTAGATACCCATCCCTCATAATCATCATCACCTCCCATAATCCGACGCTTATCCTTAGCCGTCATCTTATGGCCGTATCTTGATATCAACTCAACACCCTCGTAATAATGAATACGACCCACATAAGACCCATATTGCGGGTATTTCACATCAGGATGGAAAACCTCCATCGGACTCCATACCTCCGGACGATAGTAGTCGAAGCCAACGAAATGATTCCGGAACATCTTTCCGCTAAGAAGACGATCCCGGAAATTCTCCCTGTCAAGCTCATCCATATAAAACCGGCTACGGTCAGCCTCGATCGTATGATCCCCCCATACCGCCGCCTGCGTCTTCCATCTTGTGCTCATGAATCTTTGGATATCATCAGGGGTCATAGACGCCTTGGCCTGTTGTATTTGCTGAACATAAGCCTGACGTTCCTCCTCGGAATTAAACTCATTGTATGTAGGATCAAGACCGGCCTCCACAAGACGCTGATTAACGATAATATCCCACTGTTCTTGTATATGACGATGAAGTAAGTTTGACATCGTATCCTCATACTCACTTATAGCCATATCCCCTACCTCGTTAACCGTATACTTATCCTGTAGGTTTGTCAGCCATCCCTCAAAGGCATTTACGATACCACCTATTATATCATAATGCTTCAAGAAAGAAGGTATCCTTATATCGCTCCTTAACTTCTGCACGTCCCTTAACTGAGGGATAACATCCGCCATCTCCATAAAAGATAACTTACCATCCGCCATCAGATAATAGTCACGGTACATCTGGTTACGATCATACTGTTTCAACCCTATCGTCTCAAGAGCATCCATACAATCCTCCTTCCATTTCCTGTTCTTTTTCTTCGTGGAAATAGCCTGAGGAGGTAATCCTAATAACGCTCCTTTTGCTGGAAACGAATGATCTCTATTAAACACTTCCATGATTATTCAATTTTATTTACAACAAAGATAGGCGTTTAATTGACATTCATTTACCTAAAAGCTCCTATAGATACCGATCCAAAGGCAGAGGCATATACCTCATGGTGTTTATAAGCGTCTTCCTTGCGGGCATTATTCATCTCCTCGATCTTCGATTTAGGCATGTAATTGTTATCGTCAAAATATCTGGCGAGAACCAACGCATGCCCGAAGGCTATTATCCTATCGACGTTCAATCCGGGCTTATACTGTATTATCTCATCCAATAGGGCTATATCATCGATCAGCTCAATACCCTTGACAGTTATATCAAGACCAGTCTGATCATCATAACCGACAACGAAATCCTGCCAGCAGTAATCCACCACGCACGAGAATAGCAGGTTCTGGTTGCCGGGGGTCGGGTATAGCCCCAGCTTGCTGTTCTGCCGGGAGCCGGCCTTCACATACTTATTGGCTATTGCCTCACCAGCGAATAAGAAAAAAGAAGCAGGCATACCACTCTTCCGGTTAAGGTACTGTTCATACATCTGGTCAGCGTTCTCCATAAGACATATAGCACCATATCCTTTCTGAAGTACCTCGCACGTACGACAAAACTGATCTATGGATGATGGGCGGGATACGTATGAAGCCACTATTCTATAGGCATAAGGATCTCGAATACCAACACGTCTCTTGAATACATAAAAAGCACCTAATGAAGGGGTATCAGACTTGGCCTGTTTATAAGGGTCGCAATTTGATACTAACATATTCATACACATATAGTTATGACAATCATCAGTAAAATTGTATACTTGACCTGTATATTTTTTATCCGTTATCCTCTTTATCTTCAAGTATATCTTATCACCGTCCTTCGATATAAAGCAGCCTGTGTTCTTTCTTCTCCTTCTTATCCCATTGATTATCTTTTCAAGCTTAAAGGATGATATATCACACTTAATGATAGAATCCTTTACCAGTATTGTATCCATATTACCAAGACGAAGATGATAAGTATCATGCGTATTCACATCCCTTCCAGCTATACTCATCACCATGGATTCCCTCATCTTCGATATACCTGATACTACTCCAAGCGAAAAAAGTATATGCTGAAAACCCTCCATAAGACCAAGGTTTACACTTACAAACTCCATCGTGTAATATCCTCTCTTATCTCTGGTAATGGATCCGTCTGAATCCAGATAACCATGTACGAGCGCCCATTTGTTCGCTTGTGGCATATATTTTATCCACTCCGGTATCCATTTCCCAAGGCTTCCTGATCCTAGATTAGATCTTATCCATTCCATCAAATATACATTGTTCGCACTATAACAGTAACACCCATCTCCATCGCTATAACTATGGACGCAAGGAATAATATTCGTAAATATACGATCAAGCCTATCTACTATATCCTTCTCAGTCTTGTTTACGGAGAATATCACATGATAGTCATCAAGACATCCATCTCCAATCCATAAACCAATCATCCACCAAAAATCGATATTATCGTATAATCCATGGAAGCATTTATCATCGTTTCTTACCTCTTTCCTATATACGTTAGGGATGGCCGTCCAATATCCCTCTCTAATATCTCGTGCCTCCACAAACTCGAACTCAAATCTATCCTCATCTATGGCATACCCATGCCTAGATATACCCTTCGACACCCATAACGGATGTTCCTTCGTAAATGTCAATTCTCTGAACGTATTACTAAGCTTGAACGTATATACATCATAATCCTCCTTATCAAGGATCATGATACACTCTATATCATGATAGCCTCCATCCATACAAACTAGTCTATCTTCCATCCTTACGTCTTCTACCTTCTTCCATCCGCTATCTGTAAGAACAACTTCTCCTGGAGGCATACATCCTGCGACATAAATAAAATCATCAAACCTATTAGATTGAGGCATCTCAAATATCTGGACAGGAGCGTCAATAACACCGCCGCTAAACGGGAATCCAGCCAGTTGCTTATTCGATTTAGTAGTACCAAGTTTATTCCCCGATTCAAGAAAAACATCACACAGCATGCCGCTATATTGCCCTGACTCAAGAAGATCATTCTTATGCTTGATAGCGTACTCGACCGGAAATAGGTTCTGGGATGAGCTTAAAAAACAGTCGTCAATCGTAAATGGATAGAACATGGTATGAGAGGTATAAGCTACCCTATCTTTCGTAGATAGCTTCTTCCGTTCCTCGTTAAGCTTATTGGTACTAGCCTCGAAATCCGTGGCGTCAATCTTGATCTTATTAAGCTTCTTATCATCAGGTTTCCCCAAATAATCACCCAGACCTATAGTTCTCTTGACACCGGAGTTAGCCATCTGACCGGGGACAAACATCGCCCATTTCCGTTCTTTCCATGTTTTCCCTTTCATGGCTCTCCGATTTAAAATATCCCAGTCCATGACCAGAAGATTGTATGTATCAGGATCAGAGAACATCTCCTGAGCGTCCTTGGATAGTTCCACCTCACCACCGGTACCAGCCAAGATCGGACTGAGACGCCAGCCGTAAGGAGTGTCGTATGACGGCATGGCGGCAGTGTACGGCTTCTTGATAGGTCCCTTACCTACCTCGTCGAAAATAGCCGTGGCGGGGGTCAGACCGGCAGTCTTCTGTGTGGATGTCTTCCTACCCATGTTGATGTTGGCTATGGATATTATGGCATGAACATCACGAACCCCGTTGGACATACGCTTGCCTAAGGTGACACCAGAACTCCAATCGGTCTTGGTCCTGTTAATCCTGAAAAAAGGATGCACATGATCAAGACCATACTCACAATACTCACCTATATTAGATAAATCGCTATCGCTGAAACCTACCACGGAATGACTAAGCCCGATCGTCATGGTAGCGTTCATCTGAAGAAGGGATGACATGATAGTCGTATTATGGGATACGACAAAATTAGTGGTAAGGAACTGATGGGACTTGTTATCGACCTCAATACAAGTAGCTTTATACTTCCCGTAATAATCTATATCGGATATCCTAAGCCTATTATGGGTCTTGGATATATACATATCATCACCATCCATGACGCAATAATATCCCATAGACCAGAATATTCTTCTTACGAAGGATATAATATACTCACTTTTGTAAACGACCTTAAAACGATCGTCACCAGTACTTATGCCGCAAGCTATCTTCATGAATGAGCTTATAAACAACTCTTTCTGTTTTTTGGATGAATAAATAATATCATCCATCTCCTTATTGCTTAACTCGAAGATCCTGTCGGTAGATCCACAAAGGAAAGAGGCGGTCAGAGACCCAAGGAGCTGGGGCGACATCAGCCACCGCCGCTCGGGGAAATCCACGGCCTCCCCTATGTCTATGGTCATCTTCTGGAAGTCAGAGTGGATGATACCCATGGTGCTCATGACTTTATAATCACCATGATATTTAACCTTCCACTGATGTTGACCGCAACATACTATACTGCGCCCGTCCTCAAACGTAACCTTATACATATCAACGAATCCTTGAGGATATACGCCTACTATAGTCGTAAGCTTACCATCATCGCCATATATGATATCCCCGATATCAGCGAACCCTATCTTCTTAGGCCCATAAGGAGTATATATCAGCTCCGAGTCCAGAAGGGCCTTTCCAAAACGACGGGTACCGAACATCCCTAACCCTTTCTTCTCCTGACGGGCACGTTGGTACATCTCGGCGAAAAACCATTCATTGTCACGCAAACGACTGATCGCTGGCACACGTTCCCCGTTTGGAAGATCCTGGAATACGGGAAAGAAATTAACATGCCAATAAAGCCATGGCGGGATGAACGTACCGTTGATAGTTATCCCGTTCTTGACCTTATAAGCCTCCTCTGTAAAGAACTGCTTAACATCATCATCTTGATCCTCCCAGCCAAACAAATCGTTCCACACTGGAGGATTCTTCATGTTTACATAAAATTCTGGACTCGTGCTTAAACTCATTTCATAATATCCTTTAAAACAGACTCGATTCCACCAGAAACCTGACCCTTACGTTCCTTTTTCTGGACATTGCTTACAGACCTATATACATCCATGATCCCGCTCTTCTCCATATAAGAATCATTCCATGTATTTATCTTATCGATTAATTTTGATATGAAGTCAAATGCCCTAGCCATATCCTCCGGCTTCTCCTTATCCCAAGGATGTTTATCAATATAAGTCTTAGCGTCGTTTATGGCCTTAGCTATGACCTCAAGATTATCATTGACCCGATCAGCGTCCTTACTCGTCGGCTTTCGTCTTCCCTGTGGCATTGGCTTTCATATCCTTAAACTCGTTATACTGTTTCATAAGAAGCTTATAAGACTGAACAACCCCGATCTTACTTACTTCCGTCACGCTCATGTCATGGAACATATCCTCAAGCTCCTTGTCGGCATATCTCAGACGTTCCTTGTCATCATAAAACACAAATCCAGATGTCCTGTCTTCTATAATGCCCTTGGCGGTGGACGCATATGTCGTATCTAAATCCAGATCCATACCGAAGCTGGTAGCCAACTGGATTATGAACATCAACCTAGAATTGACTTTTACAGCCTCTATATTCAACATCTGTATCTTATGGGTCATCTCATGAAGAACGACAAAATCCTCCTCTTTTATCAACGAAGATGATTTAAGGGCTATCTTCTTAGTCCTATCCTCAATATCGCTATACAAACGCTTGCTCTCACGTTTTATAGCTATCCAATGCCTTATATGGGTATCCGCCTCTTCTTTAAGATAATCCCTGATCTCTTTCTTAATATCCTTATCCTCTTCCATTATAATCACGCGTTATAATCATTATTATTTAATTCGATCTCATCACTGATGCTTTGGTCTATAGACCTCAATAAATCCCTGGTACTAACATCCCGCAAGAAGCGGACATTACCACCATTAGCCCTAGCTATCCTCCTTAAAGCGGAGTAAAGTATATCACCCAATGAATATTCAGGTAACTCACGGCATCCGACTTCCATGACAATAAGGGCATGGATACGATCATCTATATTACTTCTTACGGGACTTCTCATCGCTATTACTTATAAGCTTCCCCTATAATACGTAGCGGGAAATGTTTGAAATTACGTTCAGGATCGTCCTTCGTATAACCGGTAAGAGATATGTGTTTCTCAAAATGACCTTCCGTATATTTTGAGGTATCTAACGTCATCCTAAATATAGTTCTATTCTCATTGTCAGGATGTTTGTTATATGACACGTTTCCTATACATCCACATGAAAGATGATGATCCTTGACATGGAAACCATCTTTATGGGTGATAAATAACACGATTTCTATCTTATCACCTATTTTCTGATCAAAAATATTTAGATAAAACTCGCTCTCGTCATCCGTAAGTCCTATATCAAAGGAATCGTTAGGACACTCGATATTAAAATCGTTATGATCGGCTGTTATCACCTCCATAGCATTCCATTTGGCTTTCTCTCCTTCCACGAACTTCAACGGGCATACCTCGGTCTTCATCCAAGCCTTCTCCTTGATAAAACAACCACACAACGAACATGCCTGTCTTCCCATCAATCTTTGCAGCAATACCTTAGCTGGTAACTTAAAGAAAGCTATATTAGAAGAGTTCTTAGGACATTTCTTGCATAAATCAAGACGATTCTTGTACCACTCCGGATAATCCTTCTCATCCTTAGGAATCCTGCCCAATAAACTATCTTCCCAAGCTTGGGCTATTACTTGGGCTTTACCAATTGTTTGCATATTATTTTTTAAATTGTTGTTGTTGAAAATCCTGTAACTGTTCCCATGTCATGCCATACCGGCATTGGTACATAGCCTCATGATTGTCACGTGTAAGGGGATCTCCGTTCTTCAATCCCTCCATACCTTCTATCACCTTTATCTTCTTATCCAGGCAATCAAGCTCAATAGGCATCCTTTCATCCGGATAACGATTACCTTCCTTGACAAATATCCGGCGTATCTTATCACGCCTTACCCGCATCTCTCGGAGATTGCATATAACGTATCCGATAAACGGGATTCTGATAGATATATTGTCAGTATACCTAGCTAGGTGGTGGACGTAAGATACGGATGCTTTCATGCACCACTCTACCTGTTGTTTGGTAAACTTCCCATCAGATCTTCTTACCACCTCATCCACGATATCCCTATCGAATGAAATAAGATTCCTACCCATCAATATCCAATTTGTTTCTCTTGAACACAAACCCCATTACACGGGTATCATCACCCTCCCCGTCAAGAATAAAATAGTTACGTAAGCTTCTCATCTCAATAGACAGCTCACGGGTACGGAAGTTCCCGTTCTTCTTGTCCACCAGAAAACCCCCACGTTTAAGCTCGTTGTTCAGGACAGCGACGTAAGATTCCTTCTGCCCATGACAATCCATGTACTTAGCCCTGGTATCATCCGAGTATCCGTAGTTGATGTAGAAAGAAAGTAAGTTTATCGTCCTTTCAGTAATCAAGCTCCTACCCTTGGAATCCAGATAGCCATTGTATATCCTTAAGAACTGCTGGATCATATCCAGCCTAGTGTCGTAAGGCAACGCGAATACGAAAGCTTTCCTCTGTTCGACCATATAAAATTAGTTTTCGACAAAACTACTTAAAAAAAATATTGTTGTCAAGAAATTATGCCATAATCAACATAATATATGCTGATTAGCATGTATTTACGAATATCCAAAGGGAAAAGGTGGTGGAAATGGAGGAGGAAAGCCAGATAAGTCCACCGTAAGCCACGGCAACGAGGCCAGTTGAGCACCGGCCATACATGCCTCCGAGCGGCGGTGGACAGCTCTATCCTGCCTCATGGGACATGACCACACCTTTTCCCTTTGGATGCCTTCCTGCCGTGCTATGGGATATAAATCCAAAGGAAATGGGAAGTCTTGGGGCGATGGAGCCTGCCGTAGAGGATACGGGCGGCCGGAGCGTGAGCGACCGCACAAGACCTCGCTTTTTTCTTTGGCTTTTGCTCCACCCGATCCCCCTACCGGGGTCCCGGCTTCCGGTATAGGATACGGCTTCTACCATGTTTAGCCTGCGGTATCCTGCCTGACGGCACCATACCTTGGCGGTAAAAAGCAATGTTTTATTAAATAGAGACTTTAAGTGGAGTACACAGGAACTCGACGTCAGGAGAGGTTCTGTGTACGGATAGAGATATTAGTAAGTAGTATATGTTTATAGAGTTAATTATATTTAATAAATATACCTATTAACGCGCGCGTAACAAGTAGGTTGAGAAAAAACGATCGTTCACGCGCACAGCGTTTTACGAACATTACCTACCCTCCTTAAACAACAAATGGGCGACCTTCACAGGCTACCCATCCATCCGAATAACTTGTTTCGTATTGATGAAACTTGTATATTCGCAGCAAACAAAAAATATCATGGAGACAAAGGTAGCACTTTTACAGAAAATGAAATCAAATTTCGATAAGATTCTTACCGAAGCATATATCCCAAAAGATATACAAGCAAAAAAAGATGAGCTTGGATGCCTAAGGCTTCCGGCAGGATCACTTGTCTGTCCAGTAGATTACAAACCTGTAACTAATAAGGACGGGAAGAAGGTTACGGCCGTAAAATACTCGAACAAGAAAGATAATATAAGAGGTTCCGGTATGGTTATAGAAAAGAAGTGTAAGCAGGTAACGGCTTATCTTTCTATCATAAATGTACAGAAGCATGTATTTTTAAGAAATAGGATGAGAGATGGTTACCGTGACCGTATCGAGATCAATACCGATGATTTTATAGATATCCTATCCGATGGCATAGCTTATTTCTGCTACAGACATGTTATAGAGAACTGCCATGAGGATATAGACTATCAGCTAAAGACGCTTAAGGCTTACGCAGAGGGCGAGATAAGAATAGCTTTATCTGATATCATGATCTACTCGTATAAGGCTAAGAAGAATGAGGATACGAAAGACATATTCGTAGGTAAGAAAAGATCCGTATACAAATGTCTGGATAAGAATTTAAGCTCAGACGAAAGACGGAATATGGCTAACAAAAGCCGGAAACTTGATCGGGTAAAAATCCTTTCCAAAATAATATTCAGAGCCAGAACCAGAAACGTACATCACATATATAAGATAACTAAAAGAAAGACAGTTAAGTTTAATGTATCATACCTTCTTAATGAGTTGAATAAGAAGCTTATAGGAATAGGTATGCGTGAGATATCGCAATCCACTATATACAGATACATAAGCATGTTCTTAGATATGTGTAAGAAGAGTATATCCGATTTGTATGACGAGGTAAAAAAAAACAATGGAATAGCGAATGCCAAAGACAGGAAGAACGTAACTATCGGACACCTAAGACTATCATACAGAGGAACGATAATGCATATAATTATCGCCGAATATTTTATAAAAGACGTTTTCTTAGGGGTAAAAGGGGTTGAGATGAGTAAGGCTGGATGATTTGAGTATCAGATACAAAATTTAATATTTATATATTATTTACATTTATTTCAATTAGTTAATTATAACTATTCGTATCTTTGTACCATAAACTTAAAAAGATATGGTAAAAGAGGATTTTAGAAATGAAAACGACCTCCTTCGTCATATTATGACGGTGGATAAAAACGTGGAGCAGGGTCGTGCCTTGAAGAAGATTTTCACCACTAGGGAGAATCTGTTCATTACCGGTAGAGCTGGTAGTGGTAAAAGTACGTTCATGAGACGTATCGTAAAGTTCTTGGGTAAGTGCGTTATCGTAGCACCGACTGGAGTAGCGGCTTTGAATGCCGGTGGACAGACCATCCATTCGTTCTTCTCTATAAAGAACGATCCTTACATTCCTTCTATCGAGAGAGGTATGTTGTCGAATAAGGTGGATGTAAGTCCGTTTATGAAGAAGAAGATCAAGAATCTTGATACTATTGTCATTGACGAGATCAGTATGGTAAGACCTGATTTGCTTGATGAGGTGGCTGACATACTTAGACAATGCAGGCGTAGCAAGGAACCTTTTGGAGGCGTTAGGTTGATTATGTTTGGAGATCTATCACAACTACCACCTGTGGTGACGGCGGATGATTTTATCGACAAATATTATGAGAGCCGGTTCTTTTTCTCATCAAAGGCATTAAGAGCGTCAGGATTCTCGGTCATTACCTTCGAGAACGTATTCCGTCAAAAAGATCCTCAGCTTCTTTCCGTACTTGAGGATATAAGATGTGGGGTTATTACCGATGAGTCAAGACAGATATTGGATAGTAGGGTCAAGTATCCGGATAATATGGATAATACTATAATTATATGCTCAACTAACAAAGAAGCTTATGAGATAAATAAGACTAATCTTGATAAGATCAATAATAAGGTATTTAAGTTCGATGCTACTGTATTCGGGGAAAAGCCTGTAGCTCCCTGTGAGGATGAGCTTATAGTAAAGGTAGGGGCTAAGGTCATAATAACCAGAAACGGCAACGGGTATGTCAATGGCTCGATGGGTATCATAACCAGCATAGATACTGTTGATGAGACGATATATGTTCATCTAGATAACGATACTGAGGTGGAGATAACCAAAGAGAAGTGGGAGAAGATGAAGTACAAGCAGGTAGATGATTCCCTTGAAGGCATTTCTTGCGGCTATATAATACAATATCCATTGAGGTTAGGATACGCTATAACCGTTCATAAATCTCAGGGAATGACTTTAGATAATATATTTGTAGACATCAGCAGAGCCTTCGAGATAGGACAGATATATACCGCTCTTTCAAGATGTAGGTCTATAGACGGGCTTTATCTGAAATCAGTGCCTAAGGAAGATATGGTACTGCTAAGCGATAAGATATCTGACTTTATAGAGAAGGTGGATGAGAATGAGGGTGTTTTGAATCCAGAAAAGATATCTGATATCGGTAAGGATATGATCAAGAAACAACAGGATTTGTTTAATTTCGATGAATACGGATTATAATGGCTAAGAAAGAACTTTTTTCAGACGTAGATGAGTTAGTATCATCTTTAAATAAAGAGCTTGGAGAAGGCTCGATAATGAACTTCGGCGATGATAAGCCTATAATATCCATACCAAGGGAAAGCACTGGTTCTCTGGTGGTGGACAAGGCCCTCGGCGGCGGATGGGCGGTAGGCCGGATCCATGAGCTGGTCGGGATGGAATCTTGTGGCAAGACCATGATGTGTACGTTAAGTATGATCGAGTTCCAGAAAAAACATCCAGATAAGCTGGTAGCTATAATAGACGTGGAGAACGCTTTCGATATTGAGTACGCTAGGAAAATGGGATTAGATATAAACCGGTTTTTGATCTCCCAACCAAGCTACGGGGAGCTGGCTATTGACATCACAGCCAAGTTAGTCGAGTCCGGGAAGGTCGGATTTATTGTCGTGGATTCCGTGGCGAACTTGGTTCCGAAGAAGGAGATCGAGGGTGATATGGAAGACAGCAACATGGGACTACAAGCCCGGTTGATGTCAAAAGCCATGAGAGTTCTTACCGGGATCGTAAACAAAAGTGACTGTGTTCTGGTATTCATCAACCAGTATCGTGAGAAGATTGGTGTAATATACGGTGATCCTAAGGTAACAACCGGCGGTAATGCCCTTAAATTCTACGCCTCTATCCGTATGGAGATGTCAAGGAAGAAGGTCATTGTAGGAGAAGACGGGTCTTCTATCGGCCATGAGGTTAGGATAAAGGTATTGAAGAACAAGACAGCTATACCTTTCCAGATAGCAGAGACGGCTTTGTATTATGGCGTAGGATTTGACAAGGAGCTTGAACTTTTGAAGTTATGTGAGGAAACCGGTATCTTTACCCGTAAAGGATCATGGTACTGGTACGGAGAGGTCCGGGTGGGCAATGGAGTGGATAATACGTTAAGTATCATGAGGGATAATCAAGAATTGTGTCAAGAATTAAGAACTAAATTGAATTTGTAATCATGGCAATAGGAGTAAAATTTGTAGACGTAATACCATCCAGTGTAGAGAACGCTGTCGAGGTTAAGAAAGGGGATGTGAAGAACTATCTGTTCGTAGGTATTCCCATGAGTGAGTTTATCGGGAAGAGATATGAGTATGAGGGATTCATATACATGTGCCTACAGGGTGTTACCGGTGGTACGGAACTTGGCGGCGATATAGCCATAGCCGTATTAAGACCAGTTCGGCCAGCGACAGGGCAGGCTTCTTATCATTTGGTGTCGTATACACCTCTTACGTATACGAGATCTGATGTAGCGATATTACTTAGAAATGGCGATTTTAAGGTTGTTAAACGAGACGATTGTAATCTTATCTAATATGGGAACATATATCTCGATAAAATCAACGGTAAACGCATTCAGGTACGGTATTGATCCTATACCTGAATGGTTCGATAAGATATCTAACAAGACTGATGAGGTTGATGTTATGGTTGAAGGGAATAAGGTAAAGGCATTGGATATAAGGCTAGAAAATGGCATTCTACGGGCTTTTTACGGTTATTATATAGGTATGTATCCGGATAACTCAATACAGGTGTTTAGACCGGAGGATTTCCATTCATTATATACGTTGGAGTTATGAATATATCAATAGGTATAGATCCGGGTATAGACACCGGAGGATTGTCCATGATCCCAGAAAATGGCGAGGTTAAGGTAATTATGACTCCAAGGATATCGGTTAAGGGGGATATAGATCTTAGGGCTATATCAAGCTTCTTCCTCGATGCCGCTGACAAGATCCAAGAAAAGGGAGGCGGGACGCTGGCGATCGCCGTCGAGGACGTCCATAGCATCCACAACAGCTCGGCCGCCAGCAACTTCACCTTTGGCGGGAGACGCCGGGAACCGAACGCCCTATTCGCTATGATGGTGGAGATGATGGAGCGATACGGATCTCACCCGGATGTTAGGTTCATGTTCGAGGAGGTGCAACCAAAGACCTGGCAGAAGGAACTTCATACGACAGCCGATCGGGTGTATACGGCGGCGAAGTTAGACACGAAGGCTACCTCCATCCGATGTGCCATGCGCCTTTTCCCTTTGGTTTCTTTCGTGAAACCATGGTCAGGAAAAGGAGTACAACCTACTAAGATACAAGACGGAATGTGTGACGCCACGCTTATAGCCGAGTATATTAGACGTAAGTTTAAACTATTTTAATACTATTAAGTATTTATTGTATTTGTATTAATATAATTATGATTATATTTGCGATGTAATAAAAAGTTGTTCGTTATGCTTATAAGATGCTTGTCGAAGTCATTAAATGAGAAGTTGGGCAAATTGGAGACGGTGGTTAAGAACGCCGGTTCCAACTCCCTTTATAAGGATCTTAAGATAGATGTTGTCAATAATCTGGCTTATATCACTTCCGTAAATGCCAAGGTATGTGTTATAGAGCGATTGGAGGTCGAGGCTGACTCTAACTTCTCTTTCTTGGTAGAGGCAAGCTCTTTTATTAAGTTCATGAAAAAACAGAAGAATCGTGAGATTACGATACTGCTTTCGGATAGAAAAGATCAGATCACGATCCACTACGCTTCTGGTGAGTATAGTTGTCCGGCTTTTGATATCAATACATTCCCGCAGGTACATAAGATACTTGATGGAGGAATTAAGGTTAAGATGAGCGATTATGTTTCGGTTCTTAACAAAGCCAGCGATTATACGGAGGTAGATGACTTTTATCCATGCATCGAGAATGTGGTCATTGATATTGATGATATTAATATTAATATAGTAAGTACGGATAGAAATACTATTTACAGGTATTTTGTCCCTAATCAGGATAAGGTAGAGAAGATGTTTATCCCGGTGTCGAACGAATCTGCGATATTGCTTGATAAGCATATCAATAAGTCATCGGATATGTTGTCTATAAAAGTGGACGATACTAAGACTTATTTCTCTACGCCTGATATGGATATGTATGAGACCCATTTTGAGGGTAATTATCCAAATTGGAGGTTCGTGGACGAGCATTTTGTCAAAACAAGTACCTATGTCTTTGATAAGGATCTACTCGTCCAAGCCCTCCAAAACAATCTTAAGGTAAATGAGTTCGATCATTGCAAGTTGATATTTACCGATAAAGGATGCGGTATTATGTCAGAGAGCCCGTCTTCAGGTAAATCATGTAAGGAAAGACTTACCCCTTTGTCTCATTATGGTGAAGATATTGTATGCAACGTGTTATGTGGAAGATATCTGGGTATCATAAAAAGCATATCGTGGAATAGGATAGTTATCGAGCATGATCATAAATCTCATTTCAATAAGATTTATGGGGAGGATAATAAGAACGAATATTTCTTGTCATCATCAATTATTGTTTAACGTTTAAATATATATAATATGGGAGTTCGTGAAAATTCATCAGGTGGTAATAACCATTACTTTAAAGTAAGTGGTAGCGGATTATTATATCAGTCATCAAGAGAACCAAAGGAAGGTTTCGAGGAGCATATAAACGAGAAGACCGGAGCCGTTTCTTATTGGAGGGTGTTCTGGAACGGTATCGAAGGTTATTTGTCTGATATTAGCGTAAGAGAAGTGGAGTTCAATGGAATAAACGCCAAATACTTATCCATAAAGATAAGTGATGAGGATGGTAATTACTTTATAAACGTTCCTTTGGTGACTCAAAAAGGAGGTATTAATAATTACGTGAAGTCACTGGTAAGGTACTTGCCTAATATCGACCTGAAACGTAAGGTGGTGATCAATCCTGCTCATGCTAAGAAAGGGGATCAATATGCTCCCGGTAATTTCTTTATCTCATACGCTAGGGAAACTCCAGATGGGAAGGACGAGCTTATCCAGCAATATTATAAGAATGGGCAGAATGGATGGCCTGACAGGGTTGAGAGTACTGATATAATGGGGAATAAGAAGTTTGATTATACGACCCAAGACGCTTTCGCTTATCAGGTACTTAATAAATATATCCAAAGTATTAAGACAGATGGTGTGAAACCTACTCAGTCGGCAAGCCAAAACAACGCTGGTGAGGCTATAACGCAAACGCCCCCACCGTCATACGCTACGCAGGCTCCGCAGCAGACGCCTCCTCCATCATACCAGCAGGCTCCGCCTCAGACAGCCCAAGCGCCTTCTTTTGGAGGTCAGCAGCCGCCACAATATCCTCCTTTTGGAGACGACAGTGACCTACCTTTCTAATTAACTAATTGAAAATGAGTAATTTAATGGAAAGCAATTTTAATATATCTACTAAAGTGAACCGTGTCTCGATGCCTACCCAAAATAAGGTAGATACGGTTATGAAGAACTTAGGGCATCGACCTTGTGTAGCGTATTCCGAGGAAAAGAATATGTATTATAAGGACGGAGAATGGGTAGCGTCAGATCTTGACGCTACTATCTTACCTCTTAAGGAGATGTTCGAAAAGACATCTGATTTGAAGTTAGGATTGAAGATCGTGTATTTAATAATCAAATTATAATATGGCCACAATTGAAGATATCAAAAAACTTCTGGAGAGTAAGTCATTTACATCAGCCAGAGACCTTGATGAGCTTGAGGAGAAGCCGGATGATAAACAAAACGAGGTTAGATTGAATTGCGAACCTATGGTAGGGATGGTGGAGAAAGAGGGAAAGATCTTCCTTAACTCCGTAAGATTCTCGAAAGCATGGAACTCGTTGGGTAAGGATATTCCTATCAAGCAGGGTAATGCCTTCCCATTAGGGCAGGGTGATGTCCTTGATATAGACACAGGGGTGTGGGCATCGTTCCCGGATAATACCATAGGGGTGTTGATGATGCTGCCGTCGTTTACCGGCGATACGGGACTTACTTTGGTGGGATCACCGTTCGTCTCGTCTAATAACGGGAATATCATGATCAGGGTCACTAATGTCCGTAAGGATATGGCTATAGTCGAGAAAGATAAACATATAGCTGAGTTAATTATAGTCGGTAAGATAAATGCCGATATTCGTAAAACTTATAACAGTGATAAAAATGTTCGGATTGAAGATAGTAAAGAGTAGTTATATAAATACTATAAATCAGGATCTTGATGAGGCTATTAGCTATTCAAGTAGATTAAAAAGAGATTATGAGGATTCCCGCAAGAAGATAACGGAATTAGAAGAGAAAATAAAGTATCTTGATACGCTTGTCGATTCTCTTGATATGGATATAGATTCCAAGGATTCTCATATAGTTAAGATGGGGAATGAGCTTAGTAAATCAAGAGAGCTATATAATGAGTCGGTAAAAGAGAAAGAAACTCTTAAACGGGCTTATATGGATATCGAGAAGAAACATAAACTATCATCTAAATTACTCGATGAGGCTAGAAGAAGATATAAGGAACTTGAGGACCAGAATAAAATTATGTCAGATCGTATCAAGTATCTGGAGGCAGAGATTTTAGACATCGATGTTCCTGATGAGGTTGTTGTTGATGAGGATAAGATGGATCCTAACTCAGGTCATATTGATATACCTGAAAATAACGCTCCTGAGGTCGCTGATGCCGGTATTGACGTAAATGTCGAGAATAAGGCGGAGGATAAGAAGAAATCTAAGAAACGTAAAAAATCTAAGAAAAGTGAATAAGATCTTGTTTTTCTTGTTAACGTTATTTACCTTAGCGGTTGTCGGATGCAGTACGTCAAGAACCTATTATACGGAATATGATACTACTGACATATCTTATGTGGTGGATTCCATAGTGTCTTCCGGAACCGTGATGGGCCAATGGAAGGAGTGGCGGTTTACGCTGGACGACGGCCGGGTCGATAACTTTGGCTTCACCGCCCTATACGACGCCAAGGGGAAGGCTAGGGGGTCTATACAGGTAAGGCAAAGATCCGATACGTTTAATATCAAGATAATTGATTACCATAAAAAGGATAAAAAATGAGTTACGGGTTAGGATATATACCATCCCCTGTGGATGACAGAGACGCTATCATGAATATGCAGCATGAGGCTGTTCCTGATGAGTATAAGGTCAATAACGTTGATAGCGTAGTGGATCAAGGATCTTCTCCTATTTGCGCCGCGGTAAGCTTAGCTGAGATACTTAACTGGAGAAAGAGTATAAGGGCTATTAAAAGACCGGCTAAGATCTCTCCCTACGATATATATGATCTGAGAGAGGATAAGGATCAGGACGGTATGGTTCTTCGTGACGCTATCAAGTCTATCAAGAACGTAGGCGTAGATGGGGAGAAAATAAACAGTTACGCTAGGATCATAGATCCGGTATCGGCTAAGGTAGCGTTGATGCTGAATGGGCCTCTGGTTATAGGTCTGTATTGCTATAATTATGGTAATCGATTCTGGCAAGGCCAAGGACAGAACTTGGGAGGTCATGCCGTTATCCTCACCGGCTGGGACAAGGCCGGCTTCGTCCTACAGAACAGTTGGGGGACGGGATGGGGTAGGTCTGGTGTAGAGACATTCCCGTTCGAGGATTGGCGCTATATGCTAGAATGTTGGACAATAGTTTCATAAAGTTACTATATAAACTCCGAGAAATTCCTATCCACATCCTCTTGTGAAAGCCGATGTGGTGTATTTAGGACCCGTAGATCAATTGGTTGGATCATCTGGCTCATAACCAGCAGGTTGTCGGTTCAAGTCCGGCCGGGTCCACAGTTGGATTAATAATGTTTGTCATTAGGTTTAGAGTTTAGATTTATGTAGTGTCCTTGTCTGGGAGGATCAGGACGCTTAAAGGGGAGTTAATTTAACGGATAGAATTTACGATTCCTAATCGTAGCGTGGATAAGGGTTCGATTCCCCCACTCCCCACATGGTGTTTTCTTAAACATATTCCCGTAGGTCGGTAATTAACGATAACCGGTAGACAGCCTACGGGAATCAACAAAATCTTACGTGCTTAAGATCGCTTTCAGTTCTATTTTTCGTGTGTAATCTATAGGAGGGTAGCACGGCCCTCCTATTTATAATAACTATTTGGGATGGACATTAATCAAATAAAAACGTATCTACCATCAGGATGGGATGTGGTTGATCTAATAGATCACGGCATAATCGATCTTAATATCATGAATGGGAAGATGATTGGTGAGTATGTGGCTGTGTTGATGATAAAGTCTTATGATAAGATTACTGAATCACATAACTTAACTACTTTCTCGTTCCATGATAAGGATATGGGTGGATTACGGAGATTGGTATCGAACGCTATAATGGCGGTTGGGTTAAGGAATAATCCTCTGACAGGAGATGGGAACACGGCAATCAAATAAAGGTGCTGAATACACTGAAAGAGGGATATTGGATATCCTTAACAGACAGTTCTTGGTATCTCCTAGATGGATTATAAACAACTTGTATGTCTATAACTGGGAGTCCGATTATCTGGCTATAACCAGATCCATGTACGCTTATGAGGTTGAGGTAAAGATCTCGTTGGCTGACTATAACAAGGATTTCGAGAAAGAGGGTAAGCACCAAGTAATGCAAGGCTGGTTCGAGGCTCGGAAGCAAGCCCTGTACGAGACCGGAGACTGGGTCAGGTACGGCCGCCCCAACTACTTCTACTACTGCGTACCGGATGGGTTGGTTGATCCTAAGGACATACCTCCGTACGCCGGGCTTGCTTATGTTTGTGGCAGGAATTTGAGAAAGATCAAGGACGCACCTATCCTGCATCGTGATAAATTTGACCCCGAAGCTTATAAGATGGCAGACAAATTCTACTACAATTGGTGGAACGAGAGACGTAAAGCCAGACAGATAGAAGGGAAGGATATGAAAGATGAGTTCAGGAAGAGCATGAAAAAGGTGAAGGAGAAGATAACCGTCGATGCCAAGATCAGGGCGATGGAGGCGTTCTGGAGCGTCTGCGATTATGCCTACTGGCCGTACGGGGGAAGAGGGGTGCCCGGAATGAGACCCAACTGTTCCGCTTGTGGCGAGGAATGTAAATTACAATGCCCGAAAGGGAAGGAATTTAAAAACAAGATAAAATGAGTAAGATTAAAGATTTATTGGCAAGAGCCATTTCATTGGCGTCAGAACAACCAATGAGTTATAATGAGGTAGAATCATTACTTGAAGATATAGATGCTTGTAAGGTCAAGATATGGCTGGAAAAAGGAGCGATATTGCCTAAGTACGCCCATAAGGAGGACGCTTGCATGGATCTGTTCGTTAAAAACATAGAACTTGACGGGGGTAGGATTATATACCATACTGGTGTGCATGTAGCTTTACCTGAGGATTATGAGATGGAAATCCGTCCACGTAGTAGCATTACAAAAACTAAGTCAATTATCCAAAACGCTCCGGGTACCGTAGATGAGGGATACAGAGGGGAGATTATGGTAGTGACTAGACGTGTAGATCACTATGGAGACCCTTCTTATTCGGCAGGGGATAAGGTAGCTCAATTGCTTATCCGTAGACGGGAACGCATCGTATGGGATCAAGTAGGGTCGTTAGAAGACCTTGGAGAATCAGAGAGAGGAAATGGAGGGTTTGGTAGTACTGGAAAGTGATTAATGTCTTATGAGCGGGAGAATTAAGATAAAGCCTAAGAATAAGGATAAGAAACCTGATATCGATGTATTTAAGATAATAGAAAACCGGTTTAAGAATATGAACGAGCTTCGAGACCTGATCGACATGGATCCAAGGAAAGGGCTGGTCAGGATCCGGGACGGGGCCGGCTTCATGGAGGTGGAGCGGGGTGGATGCCTGCACCAGAACTACCTTAACCTGTTGGAGGAGGAGCTGGGAGCTAAATTATCCATAGACCTTATAGATAAATATATTAAAAGAAATATCTAGTTTTATACATCTGCCCTAGGAATTACCTAGGGCAGGTTCGTTTTATATACCGAAGTATCTACCACGATCTGGCTATCCATATCCCCAATCAACTCAATGATCTCATCCCTTATGTCATAAGAAAGCAATATCGGTATTATGGTTAATATAAAAGATAGTATTATCCCGAATCCTATTATGATAATAATATCATCGCACTCTATATCCAACATCGGCATGACAAACATCAACCCGGCCGTGAATATCATCACGAATAACGCTGATATCTCATTTATCATATCCCGCTCCATCGTATCCTTAATCATATCTCCTCAACTTTAGTATGGTTTATTATCCTACTGATATGACGGATGCTTAATCCAGTCCTGTCCTTTATCTTGCCATATACGTAGTTCCTTGACACGACAGTAGCCAAATCACCTAGCTCGTCCAGTATCTCGTCATACATCCTATGGATCTCGTTGTTGCGGATAACCGTACTGTCCCTTACATATATCTTCTCAACATCATCGTCGCAGAAGAAGATCTTGATTTTATGTAGTGTGTCTCTAAACATGATTGTAGTTTTGTTCCAAAGATATAAATTCTTGATATCCGGTCAAAGACAATACATGGAGAAGCCAAAAAGAACGGGAGGCGGTGGTAGGACGGGGGAGGCCCGGAAGGACGAGGTCTCCCTCCTTCCCTTGGGATTACACTATCCTTACCGTTACTCGATAGTTACCATGAGAACTTTTCCCATAGGCATAAGATTCACATCCCGAACAAAGATCAGTTACTATACAATTATCGTTTAATACATAATCACCATCCCAAGTTACATAACTTTCATCTAAAACCTGAGTCTGTAATTCAGATCTGTAAGTGAAATTAATGATCTTCCCAGGATCTTCTATCACCGTTACAGGAACAAAATTAGTTATCCTATTCCCGTATATCACCTTATTAGCCAACTCGCAATGCATACCCGAATTATATTGATACGTAAGGGGTCCCTCTATAATACCTCCACTTATGCCCAAAATAACATTGTACTCATTTTTCGGATTTAGATATGATATCTGGCCACTTATGCTTATAGTTTTTATCTTCTTATCGCGATATATATCAAGATAAGATCCGTTAAAACCAGGTTGATATGGCTTCCCATCAATATATATATCTACAACGCCAAGACACATATTCTTGTTTATATTAACACGGTAGTGGATCTTACCGGAAGAAGAAGTCCTGCGCCTAAACATACCCCCTCCTTATCTGATGGTTAAAATACCCCCCCCCCTCATGTATTTAACTTCTTTATTTATAATATATTATGTTTTAATTATATCGCAAATATAACAAATTAAATGAAATGGAAGGTGATATGGTTGTGAGGAAGTATGAGGGATATTCGGGGAGGATGATATGCGGGACGTTATTGGAAGGATGAGGTGGGGTATGATGGGAGGGGGATATGCGGGACGGACCACCTCCCCGAAATCGGCCCGGCCGGGCTGCCGTTTTTGGTCCACCCCCCCCCATCCACAAAGGACGGGAAACAAGAACGGTAAACGATCTTCGAGCCGAAAAAAAGAATGCTTATTTTGTATTTAACTTGCTGATTATCAATAATATAAACCAATATTTTAATACGCATTTACATTTGATTAGATTTATTACATATAATCGCCGAATTTTTATTGCAAAATATTTGTTTGAAAATAAAACATATATTATATTTGCAATGTGAGATAACAATATTAACAAACAAGGCGTGCTAGATGCCTATACAAGTCCCTAGGGCAAGGGCAAATCTAATGACAAGTAAAGATCTTAACAAAGTACAAAACGAGGTTAAAAAAGCAAGTGAGAAAACGTTAACTGGTGCGGTAAAGGCGTGGTGCCAGCTATTTAAATCTGGAAAAGAGATAAATGAAATATTAAAGGACAATGATATTAAGGTAGATAAAGCTATTGTACCAGCTTTAGTTGCTTTGGCAAAAGAAAAAGAGATGGTAATACAATTATGCAAAGAAATATTACCACGTGTAAATGATACCTTTTGCGCCTACAAAGAGGTTGAGAGAGAATATTACGACAAGCAAGATCAGGCAAACAACAGCAAGTTGCCATTGGATAAGGTAAACAGTATAGCCGTATTCGGTAATACGCATAAACGCTTTGGATATTGTGAGCCTATAGCATACAACGACACGGGTAGCGTGCCTTACTATGAGGTGTTTAATGGATCGGATAAACGTATCATCAAGGTAGCTATACCTATCAAGCGATACACATATAATTTGATAGCCAAATGTATTACTTACTACCTAACACACCCTAAAAATGATAGATAATTAGGCGGGCTATAATAGCCCGTCGTGGTTGCATGCTATTGCGTCCCCGTCGCGCAACTGGATTCAGACTAAAATAGCGAGTTATTTAACATATTGCAATAAGGATATACATGTTGGTAGGGTATCGATAGCATGTATAGATAGATCGCCGCTTAACAATGTGATTTGGGTGCGTTGCCAGTCCGGAGACGTACCGTTATCCTTTTGGCCTTATTGCAAGTAGGGTTAGTACGTTAAGGTCTCCTTAATAGGCCGTATTATAATACGGGGTACGTTGGTGTATATACGCATGTATAGGGCGTATGTTAGTGCGTTGTGAGAGTAGCACGCATTGAGTGTATTACGGTGTTATTTCCGTGCTAATGTATCAACACGACGTATGTTAGGGTTGCTTAAATACCTAACATGTGTACGGATAGCAAATAACAACCCTTATAAGGGTATTTTGTGCGGTTAAATTGACGGACAAAATGCGCCTTGTCGGTACGTATCACGGATGACGTATGTACGTATTTGGCCGGCTTCGTTGTCGGCAAAGGGACGAAACCAAAGAAGATAGGGGGGGCGTGCGGGCGTTCGGCTAGTCGTATCGATAACGCCGGCCGTATTGTCTCCGGTCTCCCGTTTCTTATTGGTGCCATTAAAAAGAATAGATTATGTACAAAAAAAAGTTTGATAATTTGAATAAGAAATTATCCATTCAAAAAGAAAAGGCTTTAAAGCCCATCAAAAAAGCCCAAATGGAATTTTACGTTGAACTTACCAAAGAACTATACAATTCTAATAAATTAGATTGTAGCAGGGAGTCGGATAAGTGCAGGCGGAAGCGTGTTAGTTACATGGCAAACAAATTGAGGCAGTAGTCGTTTGTTTTTATTTGATTTTAAAGTTTTGCCCTTCCGTATTGTAGTGATATAAGACGGAAGGGCTTTTTTGTGCCTATATTTTACAGAATGATAGCATATTCATATGTTTTGCTTACACATAAAAGTGTTAAGGCGGCAAATTTTAAGCCCTAATCTAAAATGTGTAAGTAAAATGCTTTATTATGTATCATTCTGTATATATTTATATCCATGCAGGCGGGTATATTGTGCCCTTATGTATGGTTTCGTGCGTGAATCGATCCTAAAAGGTATATAATAGGCGGTACTTATTGTATATTTTTTATCTATATCTGGGCTTATCTTTCCTTAGAGGTAGCTCTAAGGCTTGATATATATTATATTGTTGATACTCAATTAATTATATTATTTGGGTATTGTTTCTAAGTTACGGATACTTATTGTATATTTTTATGGGTATATTTATATATTTCGTACTTACCTTGTTTTGTGGTTACATGGCGTTTGAGTTAGGGCGGTACGTTATAGCTACGGGCGACGCTCTGCCTATAATCATAGTTTCTTTATTGGTTTTATTATCAATACATTGTATTAGGCAAGTATGTAAGGCAATCAAGAACAAAGACCTCGATATCCTAGACTGAATCAGCGTTCCACGTGGAACAATCGGGAGGAAGGTCTCGGGTTTTATGCTGGGAGTTGGTGGGGTTGGTTTGTTTTGCGGGAGGGTGCACCTCCAACCAAGGGAAACCAAGGGAAACCAAGGGAAACCAAGGGAAACCAAGGAAAAACAAGGGAAACCAAGGAAAAACCAA